GCACGAAAAGAAGATGCACGAAAAGAAGATGCACGAAAAGAAGATGCACGAAAAGAAGAAGCACGAAAAGCAGAAGCACGAAAAGCAGAAGAAGCAGTAACTAAAATACAAGCAGTGGCTCGTGGTAATATTTCAAGAAAGGAACAACAAAAATCAGAAGATGAATTTGGAGACGAAGCAGAAGATGAATTTGGAGACGAAGCAGAAGATGAATTTGGAGATACACAGAAACAGAAGAATGAAGACGACAAAGAAATAACTGAATTACTAGCAAATCTTGCTGCTTTAAAACGCACTGTAGATGAAAATAAAACCCGAAACTTGAATATTGCAGATAACATTCATGAGTTAAAAACAGACATAAACGAGTTATGGAAAACCGAATTTATTACAGATAACATAATCAAGACAATTGGCGAAGATAACAATACCAATTTACAAAATATTTTTGATCATGTATTATGTCGTTTATATCCACGCACATTTGGTAAATATGAAGCACCTTCAAGTGAAGGTTTCTTGGGGTTAGGTGAAGGAAGTTATAATACGAAACGTATTCATACTGAAGAAGCGATTGAAAAAATAAAGTACTATCTAGGGGTGCTGATAACTAACCAACTAGATGAAAATATAGTGACTGAATTTATAAGAGACGTTTCCGAATTTATAAATGATTTCAAAAACAAAGACAGTTTCAATTACATAGAAGGATGTCATATTGGTGAGTTAGTGAAAGGCAAATGTCCAGTAGATAAATTAAAATGCAAAACCGCAGATGAAAATACGCAGGAAGCGAAAAATATAATAACAAATTTCAAGGACATCGGTGCGAGATTAAAAACCAATCAATATAATGAAAAAAAATTATTTTCAAAAGACTTTGAACAAATAACCGGTAAATTACAAGCATTAATACAACATATAAATAACGCGGGTCGCACTACAAACCTATCTGAAATAAAAACCAATATTCGTAATAAGAATGCAAACGATGATATACAACCAACATTTATTGACGAGAATGTAATCTTATTGGAACGATTTATAAAGAACTATGTATTTGAAAAACAACAAGGCGGAAAGAAAACTCGCAAAAATCGTTGCAAAACCAAACGCAGGAAAACGAAACGACATGCATAGATCGGAATTATTTGAAAACAAATTACCTACATAAAGTAATTTGTTTGTATATGTTATACCAGTTAATAAGCAATGAATGACACACATAGAATGGGTTTAGCGGAAAAAATAGAAAAAGACCTATTCAAACCAATTAACGAATATATTGCAGCAGCAGCAGCGAAAGTAGCATCACCACCACCAGCAATAACACCGGCAGCAGAAGCAGAACAAAGGTCTTCTCATCTGCCTTCTGATTCGCGTTCTAGTGTCTTTCCTCTTGCTGCACCAGAAGCAGAAGAAGAACAAAGAATGGCTGCAAAAGCAAAAGAAAAAGAAGAAGCAGCAAAACAAGCAGATGCGAAAGTAGCAGCAGATGCGAAAGTAGCAGCAAAAGAAAAAGAAGAAGCAGATGCGAAAGTAGCAGCAAAAGAAAAAGAAGAAGCAGATGCGAAAGTAGCAGCAGATGCGAAAGTAGCAGCAGATGCGAAAGCACAAAGAATTGCAGCAGCAGCGAAAGTACTCGCAGAAGCAGCAGCAGCGAAAGTACTCGCAGAAGCAGAAGCAGAACTCGATGAAAATGCAAGATTACGTGAAACAACCAAACCAGAGGCGTCTCGACCAACGAATACTATGTCTCGCGAACAACCAAATATCACCAGTCTTCTTCAGGTTCTTCCGTCACTTAGACAACAGATTTTATCGCAAGATGCAACAATACGAGATGATACAACAATACGAGATGATACAACAATACGAGATGATACAACAATACGAGATGATACAACATTACGAGATGATACAACAACACAACAATACGAGATGATACAACAACTCCTTCCTACCCTGTTGTTATTAGAAGAAAAGCGCAAATTATACGACGAAACGCCTCAAAAAATGACTATGGAAAAAATGGGAGAAAATTTACAACAAATGTTCAGTAATGCGAAGGGTATGTTACCTTCTATGCCGAATATGTGCGACGTAAATATCACCGGATCGGCATCGAACGCATTATCGGGGTTATCTGCATATTTAAATAATATCTACCAAGACGCGTTTGAACCTTACAATGAAGATTTCACCATTCACAGACCACCAGAAGAATTACCAGAATCGCAAAGAGAAAATTACAAATACCTTGGTAAATTTACAATGGATATGGAAATTGGCGAACAGCCATTCAAGCAAGTGGCGCATTTATACCACAACTTCAAAGACAATGTATTCCATACTGAGATCGAACTGGACGATATATTAGCAGTTGAGAAAGAATTTAAGGATAAATATGGACTGGATGTAAGTGCTGACCCATATAGGTCAGTTGTGGTGATAGATAAGCAAAATCCTAATAATTCAAAGGTGCTCCTTCGCGAATATGAAGAAAATAGTGATGATTTTAATGTCCAACTTGCTAATATGAACGATGTACAGCGAGGTGATAGGCGTGATGATAGGCGTGATGATAGGCGACAACAAATCTAAAATAATACTTTTTCATAAAAACAATTAAATACTTTTTATGAAATAAACCAGCATGAATGAAAATAAACTTATTATGGCGCATATACAACTGCCTATCCAAATTATTGATAATATGATAGAACCTCTACAAGATTATTTACATATATCATTCACCCCGTGTGATGTCTTACCTGAACGAACCAATTGTAATTTACAAACGGCTCTATCTGATAAAATAGAAGAATATCTACAAGCGCAAAATCAATTTGACCTACCATCGCACATTGAACAATTGCAAGAAGAAACCGAAGAACTTGTTCAAAACATAAATGAACCAATCCATTATGAAGAGGAAAAACTACAGACCCGCGAAGAAACTCCGGATAATGCTTCTCTGTACATTACTTTAGAAGAATTATCAAAAAAAAAGAAAGCATTTCACCATAAACATTCTACCTTTAGAAAATATCCTAAACATATGCACAATATTTCAATGAAAAGACGAATTATTTCATAGGATACGGACGCTGGTCTTTCTCCACAACAAGGGGTGCTGGTATAATCATGGAAATACGGTCACTCACGTTTAATGATTTGATATTGTGTATTTTTGGTTGAATTTGCTTTTGAGGAGTGACTAAATTTGTCGACCCAATACCAAATAATTGTGATTCTATATCACAAGCATTGCTTGCTAGATTTTCAGGAGCCATTCTTCCCATAAGTAAGCCATCTCCTGCTAAATAGTTCGTCGTTGCTTTTCCTGCGTTATCATAAGTCATGTATGTGGATGCGCTCGTGTAACTGCTAATTTCACGTTGATAATCACCTATCGAATTTTTATTTCTTGTTGATGCCATTATGTATATAGTGTATATATATTATTTACATAAAAAGTCATTTTATGTAAACACTAAATCAATATTTTTATTTAGAAACGAATTATTATGTATTAATTATGTATAATCATGAATTTTTTAATGCGTCCCAGACAAAATCTCAAGGCACAAGCACTTGCTGCTCAACGGGCGGCGGACGAGGAGGCCAAGAAGAAGGCTGATGCCGCCGAGGCCAAGAAGAAGGCTGAGGAAGAGGCCAAGAAGAAGGCTGAGGAAGAGGCCAAGAAGAAGGCTGAGGAAGAGGCCAAGAAGAAGGCCGATGAGGAGGCCAAGAAGAAGGCTGAGGAAGAGGCCAAGAAGAAGGCTGAGGAAGAGGCCAAGAAGAAGGCTGATGAAGAGGCCAAGAAGAAGGCTGATGAAGAGGCCAAGAAGCAGGCTGATGAAGATGCCAAGAAGAAGGCTGATGTAGAGGCCAAGAAGAAGGCTGATGTAGAGGCCAAGAAGAAGGCTGATGAAGAGGCCAAGAAGCAGGCTGATGAAGAGGCCAAGAAGCAGGCTGATGCCGCTGAGGCGCGTATGGCTGAGGCCAAGAAGAAGGCTGATTCCGCCGAGGCGCGTATGGCTGATGCAAATTCCAATACCGAAGCGTAAGCAAACTATTAATGATATAGTTTGTTAGATAGATCTACATAATTTATGCTTGTTGTATTCAATTCACCGGTAAGCATATATTCTTGATAACAAGGAATAAACGTATCTAAATAATCATAACTGCACAAAATAGTTAACCCAATTTCAGGTTCAACCGAGAACATACAAGCAGCTGCCTTTTCGTATAATTCTGTAAACAATGGATGGTCTTTCGTTTTGGAATACAAACGATCTAGTGCGCGAGATACATTTTCTTCGTCATACTCTAATTCATCTTTGCTTTCTTGATCAATGTCTTCGTTTATTGCGGGGTAATTCACTGCATTCATCGAAAACACGCGTCTCATTTCATTGCGATACACGTTCGTATTGTTGTACACAACCGGTTCGAAATCTGATTTTTCACAGGCAATCATACTATTCTACTGTAAAATGTGTTCATTATTCTAAATACATTTTACATATCTATTTTACACAGTGGGACAGAAGACCCAATCTAAATCTTCACATACTTTTTTCCAAATCATATCTTGTTCTAATTGTTTTTCTCGGTCTTTCATCATAGGTATATACGGCAAATATTGTGTCTGGTCTAACAAATTGCACAGTTGATACAGCGTGTAGGTATAATTAAAGAAATTAGTTCTGTTCGCAGGACAATGGACAGCCCAAGGTTTCTGGATTTCAATGAATAACACACATAAGGTCTCGTGTAATTCTTCGTTCATGACGGGCGGTTTGATACCGAACAACGAATTGATGTATTGTATGTGTTCAAAATACTTATTCAAACCCAGTTTTCGCAATATATCGCGCATTTTGTTATAATTGAGCGAGGAGACGTCTTCAATTCGTTCTTTTTTAATACGCGCCTTGATTGCATTGATTACTTCGTCCGGAATTTGAGTAGATTCCTTTGCTTGAAACTGAGATAAGATTTCTTTGAAATGATTGAGACGTATATACGCAGTGTATGATACTTCATTCGGTGGGTCTTTGTTATTCGGTTTTGAACTGTCGATAATGTACGTAATGAATTTGGCGCATTCAGGATTATTGCAAATTAATATTCCTTCTTCGTCTTGTGGTATCATTTCACCTTTATTGCATACCAGACACACATCAGATGCGACAATGCAATCTTGCATATTATAATTATCGTTGCTCACGTTTTTCCAATAATTTTGATAATATTTCTTTGACTTAACATATTTTGCACTCTGTAAGTTAGCTGCGTCTTGACTGTTTGATTTGATTTTAAAAAAAGAATTGATCACTTTGGAATGTTGACTGGATGTTTCACTCGTCGAAATTAGTTTCTTCTGTTCAAAATAGTCGAATATATATTTTGAATTGTTCAAATAATAGTTTTTTTTGGTCTGTTTCTTCTGTTTAATATCATCTTGTAGAGCATATATCTTATCACGAGTTTCCATGTATTCATCAATTTGTTGTTTATTCAATGAACGAATGTATTCTTTCAGTTGGTTTTTTTCTTCCATGAGTTGTGGTATAACGACTTCCTGATTATGATTTATCTCATTCATAATTGCCGTATGTTTTTCATCAATACTATGAACCGATGTTTTGGTCGATTTTGACGCCATTTATATATTTGTTTATGTATTCTTAGGCGAATGTTTTTATGTTAATTTTTGATAATAAATTAAACAAAAATAATAATAATTCGTATAATTTTCGCATATAAACCGTTTTTATATGTATATGTCCGATATTGCAAAAAAAATTACATTAGAGCAACCGAATGAAATAAAAATAGAAAAGGCACAATTTCAAAAAATGATGTTTTTAATGAATGCTTTGGAAAAGGGGTGGTCAGTGAAGAAACAGCAAGACAAATATATTTTTACAAAAAAACATGAAAACAAACGAGAAATATTTGAAGAGAATTATTTAGAACGCTTTATAGTAAGTAATTCGACCGACAATTCGCTGTTCGATAATCGCGCAATATAATACCTTTTAAGCACAATTTTTCCCCATTTTCTTTCAGTTGTCGTATACACAAATTTTTCCCCATTTTCTTTCAGTTGTCGTATACACATATTTTAGCCGAAAATTTTAATTTACACATGTGATGTATTATGCTTACAGTTGTAAAATACAAACCCCCTAAAATGTATGGTACGCAGTGTTGATTGTATTTTTTTTGAATGAAACTACTATTGTGGTGTGGAGGAGAAATATAATTTAGGAAAATGCAAGAGAGTAATTAAATTAATTAAATGTGTCTATTTGTCTAGAATTATTTTCTTTACAATAGTATATATATAATCCAAAATGGCTGGAGGACTTATGCAACTTGTCGCCTATGGCGCCCAAGACGTGTTCCTAACTGGAACCCCCGAAATCACTTTCTGGAAGGTGTCTTACAGACGCCATACTAACTTCGCTATGGAGTCTGTCGAGCAGACCTTCTCCGGACAGGCCGACTTCGGCCGTCGCGTGACCTGCACCATCTCCCGTAATGGTGATCTTGCCTACCGCACCTACCTTCAGGTGACTCTCCCCGAGATCAACCAGGCCGTCGGCTCCGGTGACGTGTACGCCCGTTGGTTAGATTTCATCGGCGAGCAGCTCATCGCCCAGGTGGAGATTGAGGTTGGTGGCCAGCGCATCGATCGCCAATACGGTGACTGGATGCACATCTGGAACCAGCTGACCCTCTCCAAGGAGCAGCAGTCTGGCTACTACAAGATGATCGGTAACACCACCCAGCTTACCTACATCACCGACCCCACCTTCGCCGCTGTGTCTGGTCCCTGTGCCTCCACTTCTGCCCCTTCTCAGGTGTGCGCTCCCCGCAACGCCCTCCCCGAGACCACCCTTTACGTGCCCCTTCAGTTCTGGTACTGCCGCAACCCCGGACTTGCTCTTCCCCTCATTGCTCTGCAATACCACGAGGTGAAGATCAACATCGATTTCCGCCCCATCGGTGAGTGCCTCTGGGCCGTTTCTGCCCTTGAGGGTGGTGCCGCTGGTGTGTCCAAGTCTGTGTCTGCTGCCTACCAGCAGTCTCTGGTTGCCGCTTCTCTGTACGTGGACTACATCTTCCTTGATACCGATGAGCGTCGCAAGATGGCCCAGAACCCCCACGAGTATCTGATCGAGCAGGTTCAGTTCACTGGTGACGAGTCTGTTGGTTCTTCTTCCAACAAGATCAAGCTCAACTTCAACCACCCCTGTAAGGAGCTTGTGTGGGTTGTGCAGCCCGATGCTAACGTCGACTACTGCTCTTCCCTGGAGAGCGGCGCTACCCTGTACAAGACCCTTGGTGCCCAGCCCTTCAACTACACTGATGCCATTGATGCTCTTCCCAACGCCGTCCACGCCTTCGGTGGTGATAACGCCACCTCTGGCGCTAACGGTGTGATCTCTGGTGGTGTGTTCCAGATGAACGAGGCCGCCGATGTGTCCGGTATTGATGCCGCCACTCTTGGCTCTGCTCTCTCTGATGCCGGCACCTTCGTGCTTGCTGAGACCGCCCTCGACATGCATTGCTGGGGTGAGAACCCCGTTGTGACCGCCAAGCTTCAGCTTAACGGCCAGGACCGCTTCTCCGAGCGTGAGGGTTCCTACTTCGACACTGTCCAGCCCTTCCAGCACCATACCCGCGCCCCTGACGCCGGTATCAACGTGTACTCCTTCGCCCTCCGCCCTGAGGAGCACCAGCCTTCTGGAAGTTGCAACTTCTCCCGCATCGATAACGCTGTCCTCCAGCTTGTCCTTTCCTCCAACACCGTCTCCGGCACCAACACCGCCAAGGTCAGAGTGTACGCTGTTAACTACAATGTGCTCCGTGTGATGTCTGGCATGGCTGGCATCGCGTACAGTAACTAAATTAGCGACACATTTAGGGAGACCAACATCTACTAAAAAATATCATCATTATTTAAATTAAAAATTTTTGAAAAATAATTAAAAATCATACAGATTAATTATTTTTTATAACATTAGTTAACATCCATCTTATCTTGTTTTATTTTCGCACGATATTCTGCCAACTCCGTTGCTCTTTTTTGTTTAAACTCTTCATCTCCGTATTTTTCACGCAACGCTTGTCGCTGTCTTTGTTTTTTTAATCGTCTTAGTTCTCGTAATTCTTCTGGTGTTTTTTTATTTTTATTTTTTACAATAGTGTTGTCGGTACCACTTCTTTCTTTTCGTTTTTGTTCTGTCTTTTTCTTTCTTAACACATCAATCCCAATATCTTCTATCTGTCTTTCTCGATAGTTTTGTTGATTTATGCGGTTTTGGTCTTTCTTATCGTCATTGATTTTTTCTAAGTTTTGTTTATTATATATTCTGCATAACTTATCCATAAATTCGTCCAAGTCATAACTTTTTTTCATATAATTACATTCGCCACAGCAACTTTTTACATTGTTTAAAGTGTATCCTTCAGTATTATTAATTCGGTCTACCCCGTTAACATGTCCATCTATTGTTTTTTTACCACATATATAACAATCATTATGTATTAACATATCAAATTCGGGTTTTGTTAATAAGAAATCCAGTTGTTTTCTAATCGCACGCTTCTGATAAGTAGTATAACTTGAACCTTTATGATCTGAAAACGCGTCATAACAATAATTACCTTGAATTTTTCCATTGTAAGTTAATATATGTTCGATTCTTTTGAAAAATGGTTCTAGTTCCAAACTCCCTTTCACATAATTACACATAGTGCAACAACTTACGCAATTATCCAATGTATAACCAATGATAGAATCTTTGCGGTCAATACCATTTAATCGGTTTTCTTCTTTGATACCACAATAATAACAATTCTCATTTGTTAATCGTTCAAAATCAGTATCATTCAATTCAAATGCCAAATTTTTATATTCCGCAGTTCGTTTGTAGTTTGATTTATGAATTTTCATGTTATTTTTCTTGTTTTCGTTATTGTCTACTACTTTCTCGGGATTATTCTCCCGCCATTGCTTCGCATTTTCAGCATTTTTCTTCAAATAGCCATCCATATCATTTTCTATCTGTCTTTGTCGATAATTCATAGTAGTCAATGCCACTTTTTCATAATTATTTTCTTTCCATTCTTGTTTCTTTTCTTTGCGTTCTGGTTTTTGTTCTGCGATACGAGCAACTGCGTTACGATGTTCCTTATCGCGTTTTTCATCTTGAAGTTTATTACGTTCACGACATACAGAACATGTCTTCGTAGAACCTTTCTCTCCTTCAAACATATCTTTTGACCGAGTTTTACAACAAGAACCGCAAAATTGGTGCGTATCATCCAATTCCATTGAAGCATTACCTCCACGACGTTTTCTATCTCTCTCACGGTCCTTTTCTAAGCATGATTCACAAGACGATTTTGAATAATCATTTTCCAATTGTGTTTTACAACCACGCACATAGTTTTTACACATCTTCTTTCCCAAAGCAAGTGTTTCATCGATAAATATATTGATTTGATGCTTCATACAATAATCATTTTCGTCACTTTTCTTGAATGTACAATTCTCCGCTTTACATAATACTTTTGTTTCTTTTTGTTTTTCTTTACTTGATTTTCCACGTTGCTTACAGTTCTCACAAGTTTTTACTCCATCTATCAAGTAATATTGTTTTTTGCATCCTGAACACTTGGTTAACCCGTTCAGCATATCTTCTGTATAATCCTTCATATATTGATGAATTTTTCAGCATTTCGTATCTTGAATACCCTTATTACGACAGGGATTCTCGTTTCTATCTTTTCCGATACACTTGGTTGTCATTTTCTATAGATTATATATAGATACTTCTCTAAGTAGTTTTTAATACTAACTAAAAAATACTTAAATCACTAAATGTTTTCTTGACTCTCTTGTGTTTCTTTTTCCTTCTTTTTCAAATATGCTCGCCGATTGTACTCTTTTCGCTGTTCAGCAGTGGGTATATGTTTAGATTCACTTTTGTAATTCGTACGCTTTTGATACTCCCGAACACGTTGCTTATGTTCTTCCTTATGTTCTTGATAATACTTTTTACTGCTAGCGGGTGCAGTATATTTTTTCAAATGAACCTTCGTTTCTTCAAGTTCAGTTTTGAGTTGTTCATTTTGTTTCTCCAACTCGGCAATACGTAATATTAATTCTTCTTGGGACATTGTTAGTATATATGGTAAGGATATTTTTATATGTCTTTCACAATTTACTTTTGAACATAACTTTTGTTTCACTTAATTTTGTCTTATTTGGTGTATACATTTTCAAATAGACATTCGCTTCTGTTAATTGATTTTGAAGTTGTTGGTTTCGTTTTTCCAATTCAACAATACGCAATCGCAGTTCACCTTCAGACATCTTTACTGTATATGACCTGTTATGTTTATCCCATTTTCAAAAAGTAAATCAAGACATACATTCAAATTCGCACTTTGAATATATTTCATATATAGTATCGTTCATACTCCAGCTATTTTCTTCCATAATATCTTGATTGAAATCATTATCTTCATTATCATATCCATTACAAACATACATCAATTGTTTAATTTCCTCTATTTCTTCAACTGTATACGATTCTTCATTTTGTATTTTATGTTCAAAATCCCATCCCATCCCTACTTCTTCTACTGAAGCATTCCAATCATTTACTATAATATGGTCTTTTTGTAATAATTGTTCCTTTTCTTCATCCGTTATTTCAAACTGAAATACACCGTCATCGCATTGCAGTGTGTATAGCACAGTCACACTCTTACCATTGGATAATTGGTTCGTCCAATATTCCGTTGTATATATTGATGATCTATCTAATGGAGATACTTGGTATACTTGCAGTTCTTCCATAATTATTATATATCTGATGTATACTTTATCCCATTTTCAAAAGTAAAATTGAAAGGATACAATTATCATACAGTATACCCAACAAGTCAAGAAAATGGAATGGTCTTATAGTCAAGATAGAATGATGTCGTCTCTTGAGCGACTATGTGAACCACCAAAAACAAGAAAATGGTATGAACATTATGCGTGCTTTATCAGAAAGATTTATTGATAAAATTGAATAAAAATGATCAAAATCATCTGTAACTACCAAACATCGAACCAATCATGAACTACACATTTAACCTGAACACCACTGCGTGTAAACCGTTAAGTGTTACTTGCAACGGAAATACTACAATGAAACACTTGCGAGAATTGTTGTTTGAAGAAATCAAAATAAATACTGTATTTACGGAAGACGACATATTGGATATCTTTATACCGAAGACACAATCAAGCGAAACACTGTCTATACCGACGACAAATGATGTTGTGAAGGACTTTATTCCAATGAATCGACATTTCTTTCCGTTTTCTCCAGATACGAAAAATACATATACGTTGTATGCGATCGACCGGATGTACAGAGAACGAATCGACCCACCAGTAGATACTGCTGTTCAACATAGTCATAATGCGAGAAGAGAAATCAAAACAAACCATTCGGAGGGATTTATCCAATCAACCAAAAGAATGTTGTCTCTATGGTAAAGAAAATAAAGAAAATCATAAAATAAAAAATACAATCATCTCATTGATGATTGCATTTTTTAGTTTCCAAAGTAATTATTCACATGTTCAATGTGATGATATTGTTTTACCAAAGAACAGGATTGTAATAAGGGTATCCGCCCCAATAAGGACGATAACCTCCCCACCCCCAACGAGGGTATCTATATCCGCCATAAAATGGTCTTCCGTAATGTCCATGACGCCTTCCGTGATATCCTCGTCTATGCATACTTATACATTCACCTAATACTATTTCTTATAACAAAATAATAATTAGCACACCAGTTATGCTTACAAAATGTAAATAAAAAATACATTATTACTATACAGGTTACACAATTCTATTTTTGTATTTTTCTACTCATCGCTTGAAAATAAACGACACATATTATTTGCTTCCACATTGTGCTCGGGTGTCTTGAACAACTGAATGATCATATTATCATCTCTGAACCGAACGCTGTAATCTTGTTGGATATTGTTGCGACCAATTCTGCCCAATGCTTGAAGTGTTTTCTGTTGCGTCATGTTGGTCAAGTCTTTCCCAATAAATCCATGACAAAACTGATAGTTGGTTCCATATATATAATCCGATGAGGCAATGATAATAAAGAGTCTCTGTTCGGAAGCCAAGCGTTTCATCAGTTCCATATATTTCACATCCACATTTTCAATGAACATACCAATCCCCAGAAGCAACAATACTTTAAAATGATTATCGATGTTCAGCGACATAATATCACGCGTATGTTCTTCGTCCAATGATGCAGTGAACGCATTTTCACACACTTCTTTGTCTGGTGTCCATAACTTTTGATGAGCAACTGAATTCGGTACATATGTCGGATCGAGTGAAATTAGTTTGATTTCTTTACGCATTTTTTCGATTTGGTTCATCCAATGTTGCGATTCATGACATAATCGTCCACTTTCGCGTGCGCTTGTCGATTCGTTATCGGCTCCCATTTTGGTCTCCTTGTTTGCGATTTCTCCTTCCAGATATGTGATTTTGTTAATAATATCGTCGTTCTTGGAAATATTATGCAATATGCTCTGGAACATCACTGTGGGGATATTCGATTGTTGAATGTAGAAATTACCTATCTTCTTTACATCTTCGGATAAGAATATCGTTGGTCCATCGGTTAATGTGTGCGCATCTGACGTAGTGAGCAGTATACCTTTGCTATTTGTATTTGCTTTTGCAGTTTGCGTTGGTTCACCGTGCGTGCTACTTGTTCGCTTCAATGAGGAACCACCAGAATAAGATGATAGACTTTTGGTCTTTCCCAATCCATTTTGTGTAACACTATCCAGGTTGGACAGCTGAGTATTTTTCATATGATGATAAATAGTTTGCCAGTCTTCAGGTTTGCAATGAGACAATACTTCCAAATAGTATAATTTAATTGAATTCATAGTCACGTCCACAATATTTTCGAAGTGAGATTTAAAATCGACTGACGCCAATAGATAATCGTTTGAAGACACGTAATCAATAAATCGAATAATTTCCTGTAAATCGAAATAGCGCAACAAGGTTAAGTGATCTTTGCAATAATCAACGCAATCCATAATGTCCACATAATTTTCATACAATAGATGAGGGAGTACTGAGAAACCGCTTTTGTTTAATATTGGGATCGATTTGCGACAATCATAACTATTGATTGTATGAATTTCTGCAGTTTCAAACTTGCTTTGGAAATCAGAAAATACTCCCGCCAATTCTTGTTCACTCGGCAAAGTTGCGCACGATAATACCATATTCGGGATCTTATTTTCTTTCCAATTGTTATGAATAATGCTATGCAATTCGTGTTCACCATAATCCATTGTAATCGTTGGCTCGTCCCAATATGTGACCAACTTGTCTACTGAATTGAAGCCTAGCATGTAATTCATCGAGATCAAATAAGACTGTACATCACATATCATTATCTCTACATTCGTTCCCACACTATTGTCTACCTTACCAATTCCACCTGAGCGACGGTGTTTGGTGTAGTTTACCGCCGAGAAATAATGCAAACGAATATCAGTTTCATCCTTGCATCCAAATGCAAAAGCAACCTTCTTCTCTACTGATATGCTTGCTTTTGCGAGAGCCAAACCAATGTGCCTAGCCACACATACGAAAATAATGCGCTTTCCTTCTGATAGTCCAACTGGTGAAATCGTTTTGCCCGTTCCTGTTGGTGCAGTATACAACACAAGTTTGGAAGAAGGTTGCTCGTCATCTGAACTAAATAGTTGAAATAGTTTTTTTTGGTGTTCAAATAGGGTTAAATCTTGGTATTTTAATAGATAGGCGTTACGTTCAATGAAATTATAGGCATTTTTCATAATATCGTTTGCGCTCGTTTTTCGCTGTGCATATACCAAATAATGCTCGATGTTATGCAATACGTGCTTGTTTATATGCCGAATACTGTTTTGTTCTAGTTGACGAATAGTATACAAATACAATGCGAATTGCGGTTTGTTTTTGTGCAAATTTTTTAACAATTCATGGAACAACTCCAATAGAACAAATTCATAAATATATTGTTTGTTTTCTTTGATATTTGCCTCCAAGTTTGTAATGCGGATCATGTCCGCACTCTTTAATTTTTTTAGTTGACTTCCTTGCAAGTTGGTGATTTGTACATTCATATTTTTTCCATATTTTTTCATTGTTTTCTCCATTGTTTCTTTGAAATAGCGGTCGTACAACAACAACTCGACTTCATCGGTTTGTTCGATTTTAGTAAAAGAAAACAAGGATTGGTTTTTATTGCTGTGTATATCTAGATGATGAAATCCCTTTATCATCATTTTCAAAATCGCTTTCTCTTCCGAAGAAGAAGGGACCTCAATGGATTCCCATTCACTTTTTGATAACTTGTTTTGACGAAGATCCATTTTAAACGGTTGAATATAATAATTACTTACTATGAATATATCCACTCAATTTGTATAAATCAATTTTATAGTCAGTTAAATGGTTTAAAAATTGCGCCTGCTATATGATATATTAATATGGATACGTCCTATCTGAATTCAATCAGTTACAATGATACCATTCCGTTTGTTTATCCAATTCAATATGGTAAAGTTATCAAAGTATATGATGGCGATACCATCACAATTGCTGCACGCCTACCTAACACAGATGGTCCAACATACCGTTTCTCTGTTAGGTTGAACGGCATTGATACGCCTGAAATTCGTGGAAAGTCTGACGCAGAAAAGGAATTGGCGTATTTCGTCCGCGATGCTCTTTCCGAGCGAATTATGGGAAAAATTGTTGAGTTGCGTAACGTTGCTAACGAAAAGTATGGTCGCATTCTGGCTGATGTGTACTTGGGCGAAGAACATATCAACGGATGGTTGGTAGACGAAAACTTCGCCGTAGTTTATGATGGAGGAAAGAAACACAGACCCACCAGTTGGGATTAAAATCGTGATTTGGGTTTATATTTTAAAATATCCAACAATGGTTTTGTTGTTGGAAAATGTTCATCTCCATAAATATCTTGTAAACATAACCATTCAAACAATCCTCCTTGGTACATAAACACACATTGAAACCCCAGAGAAGTTATTTGATGGTATTTCTTTTCTACAGCACGATCGTGGGTATTTTCGCCATAAATAATTATTTTTTTACCAGAAAAATCATACTGATTCATTAACGCATTTATCTTTTCTTCTTCTTGCTTGTAATACATAGTCGTTGTGATCAAATATTCCTGATCACCTTCTTTCAGTGTATTAATCACCAGAAAATCGTCTGGGTGTTGAATTGCGTATTGTATATCTTCAAAAGAGACAGTTTGTATTTCTTTTTTAAATATTTGACTTAACATTCATTTGATATTAATGTTAAGTTGTTGTTTCTATATTTTTTTCAAGCCCTATATTTTTGTAATTTGTACATTTTTCTGTAATGCAAAATATTCAACCAAGTCGTCGTTTTTATAATCGTCTATGTATCGAATTTCCGAAACACCTGCTGCTAACAATAGGCGAGTACATACCAAACAAGGATAATGTGTTATATACACAACGCAGTCTTTGCAAGATACCCCTCTATTCGCACAATCGCATAAAGCGTTTTGTTCTGCATGGATGGTTGCTTGTTCGTGATTGTCGCGAACAATACTTATATGTGAACAATCTGGTAAAAATCCATTGTAACCTTGGCTTACTATTCGATTGTCTTTTACAAACAAACACCCAACTTGCAGTCGATTGCAAGGTGACCGTCGAGAAGTGACTTGGACTATTTCTTTGAAGTAATCATTCCAATTTGGTCGACTATTTGAAGTCATTGTAATACTGTCTAATATGCGTTTATATGACTTTATCCCCCTATAAAATTGATTTATGTATAGATTTTTATGTAAATTCAGTCAATACAACCATGTTCACGTCCCAGTTTTATTTTACCAGTGCACTCGTTACAATATTAAGTGTATATAGCATCGATGTATATAATGTAACCACTATCGAATCGTCATTAAGTGCATTTGGTTCCTCCATAGATATAAACAACCATACTCTTGTTATAGGTAGCGTTGGTCGGTATTCAAACATAGGGAATTATGCTACTATTTATCGTAAAAATAATAACACATGGGACTTTGCACATAGCACGGAATTATCAAATAAAGGATGGTTCGGTTATGCATTGTCTATAAATAACCATTATTGTGCGGTCGGCGGATATGCTTCAGATAAAGTATACGTATACAAAGAAAATGAAGATACGAATGATTATTCAAACAATGTGTATCAAACAATATCTAAAACAAGTAGTCATGAATATGGAAAATCGTTATCACTTAGTGATTATTATATGATAGTGGGTGCTCCATCTGGGAACAATTATGCATATATTTATCAACTACAAGATGATACATATACTTTGGTGAGGTCAATTACAGAATATTCTACCGAATCGGGGTTTGGGTTATCGGTCGATATAACAGATGACTATGCAATTGTTGGTTCGAATAATAAAGTATTTATATTTACAAACAATGGTCAAAAGTGGGACAATGTGGTTGAAATAGATGGTTATACTCAAGAAACAAACTTTGGGTGCAATGTGGTTATACAAAACGAATATATTGTAGTTGGTGCATATGGCGTAAACAAGGTATTTGTATTTACCCAAACGAGTGAAGGCACTTGGAATAAAAATGCGTGGCGCGTGATTGATCAATATGCCGACACAAGTGAATTTGGTTATTCACTTTCTATCCATAATTCGATGCTTCTTGTAGGAGCACGTGGAGCAAAAAAAGCGTATTTGTTTGATAATTTTGTTCATAATATTTCAAGCGTTACAGTAATTGACGGGTTTCAAGACCAGTCTGGTTTTGGTAATGATGTTGCATTGATAGATACGTATATCGCGATTGCTGCAAAAAATATGAACAAAGTATTCTTCTTTGAATTGCATTATGATGATCCCACTTCTATACCCACTTCTATACCCACTTCTATACCCACTTCTATACCCACTTCTATTCCCACTTCTATTCCCACTTCTATTCCCACTTCTATTCCCACTCATTATAATAAACATACGATGCATAATATAAGCAAACAAGGTAATCCGAATTATATGCTCACAGTTGGTGTAATCATCGCAATTTTAACAGTTACTATTTTGTGTTCATTTTATATTGTTCGTCTATGTAAAAAATATAAAACCGTTGGTGTAGAAGACAACTCGAACCTATCAACCTTCACATTTGCAAGTATTTATAACTTGGAAGAAGGATGGGGCAAAACTGTCCATCCAATACATCCTCAATGCGATTCAGATGAAGAGTCCCAAACGACCACGCCTATGCATGAAAAATACAAACAATTATCTCTTCCATTCATTGTGTAATTTATTCAATTGCCTCGTCTAATTCTGTTTGTATGTCAGATGGTTGACTTTATAATGTATTTAATGAACTCTCTTCCTCTTCCTCTTCCTCTTCCTCCTCTATCATTTTATCTTTATCTACTACATTAAACTGTATTCTATCCATCAAATAAGCAGAATAAAATATATTTTTCTTCGTGTTCACAATGTCGCAGGTCTCCTTTACTTTCAGCGCCATGAATAAAATATTAGTCAGATACACCGTAAATGTCTTATCATCTAAATAATTCGTATATACGACATATCCACTTACACCCGCGTTCAATGCAAACGCAGACAATGCGAGATAGCCAGAATGTAAGTAATAACCATCATACGCCAATATAGATTCCTTTTTATTTGCAGGCAGTTTCACCAATGCTTCTCCTACCGACTCGTTATCGAATGCGAAGTGCTTGTCTACTTCTAAATAGTTGATCAACTTATTTTCACGCTTAATTTCGACTATATACATAATAAGAAAACAAACCAATGCATATGCATTCAGAGCAATGGCGGTATTATAAACTTCGGGTACAACTGTAGTATTTTCAAACATATCACAGATATGGTCGTCACACTTTTGAGGAACAAACATTAATAACATAGACCCCATGAGAACACGATAGAGTTCAAGTACGAAACTTACATATACCGCGGATTTTTGTTTGAAATCTTGGTCAGACACGATTGTCTGAATATTTTCAGACAACTCTTTGATTGAGTTGCGTTTTACCATTTGTGTTGTCTCGTCTTCGGACATTTATTATATATTTAATATAGAATAAAAAAATTGTTGATGACTTCATAACATCATAAAATTGAAATGAAAAATATTTGTTGGATTAATGTATATACAAATTAAGCAACATGACGCTTCCGTTGATCATTAATATTGAGGGGAATATTGGGACGGGTAAGTCAACTATTTTGCAAAAATTAAAGGAGGTATTAGAGGTTCATCATAAAGACAAAGTGTTGTTTCTAAAAGAACCCGTCGACAAATGGGATACCATCAAAGATAGTAATGATACTACTATATTGAAACACTTCTATCAAGATTCCGAAAAATATGCATTTCCCTTTCAAATCATGGCTTGTTGCACACGGATTACAAATTTGAAAAACGCCATTAAAAAAAATCCCCAATGCACTGTTATTATTTGCGAACGGTCCATCGAAGCCGACGCCAATATATTTGCTAAAATGTTATATGATGATGGGGTAATGAATGAAATGGAATACAAAATTTACAACTTATTTTACGATGAACACAAAGATTTGTATCAACCTACTGGGTACGTCTATTTAGATACAACTGCAGAAATTTGTTTAGGGCGAATTGAAAAACGTTCTCGTGACGGGGAAGCTGGAATTGCGCTCGAATATTTGCAGCGTTGTCAGCAGTATCACGACGTTTGGTTGAAAAACAAGGAGTTAGATATTCCTGTATTAATACTCGATACGAACAAAAATGTAAATTATGATAATGAAGACGACGAAGAAGGGGATAAATGGGTAACCAAAATTAGCGATTTCATCACACAGTTAACAAACAAATATTTTCTGAACCATTCAAATCGTTATCAACCCGATAATGCATTTGATAAATCACCGGATTGGGCAATTGCGTTCCCATAAATATAAATATTTCTATTAATTAAATTTTACTATTATTTTTACGCTTTCCTTTTTTATGCATTTGCACGCAGATATGGACAATTCTTCCCGTTTTTTTCTTGTTTTCGACTTGTCGCCTTGCTTTGTCTCGTCAATGCTATCTTTTCTTTTGGATGTGCTGTTACGATTATTCATATCTTGCTCAATGTGTTGATAATGCTGGTCGATGTAATCAATCACATTGTGTTGCAACGCCCATTTGAAAAAATTTAATTGACCCAACGTGGTCTCCATGTACATATTGTTGTTATATGGAATTGAAATGCGTTCCCATCTACAAAAGGGGTCGAACCTTTTCTTGGAATATGCTTTCAGTTTCAACTTGTATTCATTGTATACCTTGAACCGAACATTCTCTTCCTTTGTTCCGAACAATACAGACATTTCATACACTGTAAAATATTTTTTCGCATAATTTGTTACAAACCAATCAACAATTCGCAAGGAAATGTTTGATTCTCCATTCACTATATTAATTATCTTTTGCAAATTTTCAGTATTTGTATAAAACTCTTTCAAACTGTCGAATAATAGATCTTGCTGTGTGTGTAATGTTGTTGTGTGTAAAGACATATTGTATAGAACAATAAAAATATTTATATGTATTATTTTTAAATAAATATTTTTAGATTTGCATCGAATAATGCATTATGTATTTTTATTATAGAATAGTTCCTTTACACAAGCAACAGTTGTTCGCGCACGGACTTTTGGATAAAATGCAGCTTTTATAGCATCCTAGACAAATTTTATGCCCACACGATGGAACAATGTAATTGTTAATGCGGATGCCTTCATAACATATTGGACATTCTTCGTCATAATGCCTGTCTTGTGCAACTTGTGTCCATTTGGCTATCTTGTTTTCCAGATCACTTAACATATTGCGTGTTTTCTGTTCTTCAATGTGCAATCTAACCGGTGTTTGCATTGCATTTATATTGGATCCATAATCTACATTTGAATGATAGAGGAGGTTGTAGGTTTTGTGTAGTTGATATATTTGTGTATTGCTCATGTTGGTATTTTTGACTACTTTTCACAACAGTAGAGGCAGATTGATCAATTTTATCCTCTAAAAAGGTCATAACAAGCCATTCGTTACAATGCCGTCCAATTTATATTGTTTCATATAATTCAATATGTATTCGTCCGTACAAGTATACGCATACACATAGATACCCTTTTCGTGTAACATTTCGATGCTTTCATGGTCCAGAGCGGTCCAGTCTACACATACGAAGTGTACGTTCTTACATAACAATTCAAGTTGGTTTTTATCATATAAGTTCGCAGTAGAAAACCCTATTTTTACAGGCAATTGAGATTTTAATAATGGTTCAACAAATTTGCAGTTGAAACTGCTTATGTAAATACGTCTTAACTGTCTACTAGAAAATCGAGAACGAAGCATCTCTATCAGCGGATAAATTACATTCTCGTCGCCTTTGATATCCAAATATATCTTGATTAAATCTACTTTCACCATATCCAATACTGTATCTAACGTCACTATGTCTTCGTTCAGTAATTCTTTTCGTGTATAATTTTGTATGGGTTTGTTATGCAAATAGGTATCGTGGAATATGATAATTTCACCAGTTTTGCATAACTGTATATCCATTTCCACCATATCAAATCCATAATAAATAGCTTCTAAAAAGGATGGTATATTATTGTCTCCACATTTATCGGAATATCCTCGATGGGCGATCTGTATCATGAATATGCCTTATTATATTGATGATACAAAATAAACGAGCAATAAATGAACACGAAATAAAACGAGCAATCTCAAAAAATTTCCCGATGATGTAAGATAGGGGTCCTTAGCAAAGGTCGTCTACCATAATTATAAAAAACTAATATTTTGAAAAAGACGTGTCAAGGATAAATTATAAAAGGTTGTATTATTTTTTCAAACTCTCTAGAATTTTTTGCACTTTTGGACATTCTTAAAAATGTCCAATTTTCATTTTTGTGAGAAAGTCTTGAGAAAGAAAAAGTTAAAAAATGGGTTCATAGCATAATGCAGTGATTTGAGTTTTTATATAAAACATTTGGCTGCATACTTTTTTTTATAAATTATTCAAAAACGATTTAGGCATTTTTTATGTTGCTAAAATATAGCAACGCACGCAACATACAAAAATGCCGAAAAATGCCGAAATTTATAGTTGTGAAAAATGCAACTTTATATGCAGCAAAAAAAGTAATTATGATAAACATTTAACCACAGCAAAACATAAATCGGCAACAGAATCGCAACCAAAAAATGCCGAAAAATGCCGCTTCATATGTGATGGGTGTAATAAGGAGTACAAAGACAGAACTGGTCTATGGCGTCACAGTAAAAAATGTAATTTACAAATTCCAGAAGAAGTTTTATATGAAAAATCGCAAGTCGATATGGATATTGTTCCGCCTAATAGCAATTCAAACATTTTATTAGAATTAGTTAAACAAAATCAAGAATTAATGACCAGCAATCAGGAATTCAAAGAATTAATGGTAGAACAACAAAAAGACAATCAGGAATTGCAAAAACAATTAGTGGAAAGTGTAAAACATAGTAGTCAGACAATTACAAATAATACGATAAACAATAACCAAAAATTCAATTTGAATTTATTTTTGAATGAACAATGTAAAGATGCGATGAATATGTCCGATTTTTTGGATAACATGACTTTAGATATAGAGGATTTAACAGAAACGGGAAGACTGGGGTACGTGAATGGAATCTCTCGAATTTTAGTAAATAAGTTGCGCGAAATTGATGCATATAAACGACCGATGCATTGTACGGATTTGAAACGTGAAACGTTGTATATTCGTGAAAATGATTCTTGGTCAAAAGAAGATAATTCAAAACAAACAATCAAGGACCTAGTGGATCGCGTAGCGAATAAAAATTGTAAAACTATGCGTCAATGGACAGAAATACATCCAAATTATACAGAAATGGATACGCCAGACAATCAAGAATTTATGAGGTTGTCCGATACAGTATTAGGCGGATTTGGAGAGATGGAATCAAAACAATTCCGGGATAAAATTATTCGAAATGTAATCAAAGATGTGACTGTAACCAAACTGTAATTCGCAGCATATTTTTTTATATTCTTATATCAAAGATGAGATTGGGTTGGATTACTAGTATACTTATCATAGCATTAGGTATCAGTCTGATATATAATGCGAATATACAAGAACCGATGACTTCTACAGAAATGGAACAAGCCATGGCTTACGATGTGAAAAATGAATTTAAGAAAGGTGAAATACAGTCTTCGCCAGAAATTGCAGAATTTGAAGTTGTAATACAGGTTAACCAAAATAATAATAGTAATGCGACACAAGATAATAATGAGTTTAGCAAAAAAAATAATGATATAGTTTATAATATGGGTTGTGTATTAGAAAAAGAAACAGAAGCAAATGTGAGAGAACCATCTACTATAAAAAAAGGAGAAGTAACAAACGTCAAATTGCCTATGGAAACAAATAAGTTGAATAGTTATATTGCTCTTTCTCCCAAAGACGGAAAGTATTTTCCAAGTAGTTTTCAATTAAAAATTACCAACAAGGTAGATGTAAACAAATACAATTACGAACTGTGGGGAACCACTCCTGGAATAGAAGGTGCCCCCTCCAATGGGGTGTTGACCAGCAACAACATTACATCTATGCCTTATCCTACTGATTTATATGAGGTAAAAGGGACCAATTTAGTAATTGGAAATATTGATATAGGCAATAAGGCTTTGAATATCATATCTATCGGGAACATTTTCGATGAAAATTTCAATATCGTTGGAAATGTAGATAGTTTAAACAACGATATCATTATCAATTGCGATAAAGCAGAGAATATCACCGGATTACTTATTTATATTGGTGCCCCCGTTCCCATTCAATAATAATGTTATTATCAAACAACATTATTATATTTTACCTTTTTCGCTATTTACAGACCCTTTTTGTAATCAACCACATAAGGATTGGACTGAAGGTTCAACATCATTTCAGGTGCAGTGCGCTCCATCTGGATATTTGTGTTATATTCTTTCACGTTTCCAGACAATACGCCCATACCAGACACGTCGGGTGCTTTATAAGGCATATTTCCGCTAATTGAACGCTCATTCTTTAACATTCCATCTCGTTCTTTCTGTCTCATATTCACATCGCTGTTCAACAAAGACATGTTGCCTTTTACCATATAACCATCGATTGTACTGGATTTGATATCATTGTTGCGTTGATTGTAACCAGCCTCATAGGAAGTAGTTTGGCGAGCGCCTGCTCCCGCTCCGGCATTACCAGCGTAGTAGAAGTTACCCGTTTCGTTTCTTGTAGTATCTGCGACTTGATGATCGGTAACATTATATGCACCGCCGCGTTGGTTCGCATTTACATTCATATGAAATTTGGAATTTTCGGTGGTTTCGCGAATAGTAGGTGCAGGTTTATCCGCAGGATTGAATACATAACTTTGCGACACAGATGACCCAGGATTTTGATAAGGACGCATTGTACCAATCATATTTTCCTTACGAGAAGGTTTCAGCATATCCAATAATGGCGCAACTGCTGCACCTATACTGCTACCAACTACTCCGAAATATCCATCATTTTGGTTAGCAGAGCGATTGTTCGTATATGCCTTATTAGAACGAATGCTGTAATCATTATCACCTGCGCTACTGCGACCTCTCGCATTCGCAACGCCTACAGGTACAGCCCCGAATTGTTGATTATGCGAAGGCATATATTCACCTGGAACATAGGCAGCATCGTGTTGAGCACCTGCAATGCCTGCATAATCGGTGCTTGTTTCAGGACGCGTGACGTGACTTTCAACTGGAATAGAACGAAGAGAATGTCCTTTTTCTAAACCACCGGTTACGAAGAGTCTTCCAATGTCGTTTCCTCCGACATTACGTTCATCCAATGCGAATGCACGTTCAGGTCGATGTTTTTCCATTATGCCCATTTGTTCAGCAGTAGCAATGTGTTTGATATGACTATTAGCAGGGCCTTCGTGGCCCATGAGAGACACACCAGATGCTCTTGGATTGCTATCAACACGAAGTTCATCCACCGTTTTCGGTTGCCATGCCTCGCGGTTCATCATTCCCGAGTTGAAACCGTCCGCACCTTCCGTTGTATATCCTAAACCTAATCCAGGGGCAACTTGTTTCTCTTCAAAAGGATTTACATTGGACATTTTCATACTGGGGTTGATGCGAGATTTTACAAATTCGGTTTGATTAGGTGCTCCGTGTGCCCATTGCAGATTGTCTTCTGGTGTAAATAGAGGCGATTGTTCTTTTTTGGTAATGTCTTGGGAGCCAGTGCCTGTATAAGAATCCAATAGACCTTCGTATGAATTTGCGTCTTTCACCGTACCGCGAATATTTCCGCCGAAATAAGGGGTCATGTTGTTATGTTCAAAGTAGTTTCCAGAAACACGTTGACCATTCATTGAAACGTAGTCTAGATTGTTTGATTCATTTGAACTCGATTGAGGTGGTTGAAAATACTTATCCGTATATACGCCAGATTGGTTATTGAACTTATTCAGAACAGTTAATTCAGCGGTATTGTCCAAATCAGATGATTCCACGCGATCTGCTTGCAAGTAATTTGCGTCCGGGATATTTGTATTGGGCAAGTCGTTCTGATTTTCAAAATTTTCTTGATTTTTTTCTTGTTTGGTTTGTTTATCCACTAAATACAAACCTGTTAAAGCAAATAATGGTACAACAACTTCCATTTATATTATGTAAATATAAATTTATATATGATATTTACAAAACATTACTTTTCGTTTGATACATTGCATCTTTATACACACTTGTCGATTTTGCCGTTTGTGCATATGGAGGAACCAGTCAAATAAAATGGATTGCTATTTTGAACAACTGGAACCTTGGGTTTGAAATTGTCTTTCTCTAAAATTCTAGATTGAAGATTGTTAGGGAATTTTTTCTCGAGGTTTGCTTGCGGATTCAGAATAGGTTCTTCCCATCGCATTTGTTCTAAATCTCTGTATTTCCAAGCGGGATGCGTGGATCTCGTTTCATCAACAAACGGAGCAGATTCACGATAGTTGATTGAAGAAGATGATGCAGATTGTAAATGGTGATTATTTTTATTCACTAAATCACGGTTCAAGGGTCGGGTTAGACCAAGCAAGTCACTCTCGAGATTAATAGTGTTATGTCGAAGGTTTGCTCCCCACTTTTGTAGTCTTAATTGCGGGTCCTGTACAAAAGGAAGGTCAACGCCTTGTCCTGGGGTATTCAACATATATCTTCCAGTGTAGGTAGTTTCTTCAAGTTGTTTTTTTATACGGTAAGGGTCATCACGAAACCGAGTAAATGACATATTTATAAACTACTATATAGTTAGAAAAAATAAAGTTAAAGAGTGTTTTTTATCACTACATATAAAAATGCCTAAAATATGCCTGAATATGATAGTGAAAAATGAGAGCAAAATTATCACACGATTTTTTGATTCGGTTCTCCCGTTTATAGATGGCTACTGTATATGCGATACGGGAAGTACAGATAATACTCGTGAAATCATTCAGTCCTATTTTCAAGAAAAGAATATACCAGGCAAGATCGTTGAAAAAGAGTTTGTGGATTTTTCTACAAATCGAAATTATGCTCTGTCTGAATGTATTTCAATGAAAGATATGGATTATGTCTTGTTATTAGATGCAGATATGAAACTATGTGTCGGAAATATGGATATTTCTGCATTCAAACAAAATATGCATCATGATACGTATTTTTTATTTCAAGGCAATGATCAATTCTTCTATAAAAACGTACGCATTGTGAGAAACCGCCCCGAATATAGTTATTGGGGAGTTACACACGAATATATGAGTACACCCAATGGTTGCAAACAAGACACTATACAAAAAAACGACATGTTCATCCACGATATTGGAGACGGCGGTGCAAAAGACGACAAATTCGCACGCGATATCAGACTACTGAAAAAAGGATTGGAAAGTAGCCCGAATAACGAAAGGTATTTGTTCTATCTCGCAAATAGTTACCTGGATTCTGGACAATACCAAGGCGCAATTGATACATACAAACAACGGATAAAGGTAGGCGGATGGAAAGAAGAAGTGTGGTATTGTTATTATTCTATAGGTAGGGCATATAATTTGTTGTTCACGTCAGACAATATGCGCAATTCGAATTACATATTTCATGCAGTACATTATTGGATGGAAGCATATAACTACTATCCTGATCGCATTGAGAACCTATACGAAATTGTAAAATTATATCGAGAACAAGGCAAATATAATTTGGCGTATCAGTTTTATTTAATGGCGGATTATCAACGCAAACATCATTATAGCGACGATCACTTGTTTCACGCAAAATCCATATATGACTATAAATTAGATTACGAATTGTCTATTATGGCGTTCTATGTAGATGTAAAACCAACTGATATTCATAAGAATATTTATCGATTGTTATCCAACAACGTGATTGACGATACTATATTCAATAACATCTTGTCTAATTATAAATTTTATACACCTCGTCTACGTGATCTCGACAAAGGAGAACATCCTCAGAACAAAATACAAGATGTGTGTCGCGAGTTTGTAAAAACAAACCCGGGGTTCTCGATGTCCACTCCTTCTATCGCTATGACCGAAGCAGGAGAACTTGCAATGAACGTCCGTTATGTGAATTATAAAATAAATGAGAAGGGTGAATATATCAATAAAGATAAAATCATCAGTAGAAATGTGATGTATGTTCTCGACCAACAAGGGGAAAACTTGAGAACCTCCTTCAATGTCCAACATGACGCCCAGTATGATGGATTGTATGTTGGCTTAGAAGATATAAAATTAATAGACAATGACGGCCATTTGACGTATATATGCAATCGAGGCATACAACCCAATAAAATACAAGTCGAATATGGCTTGATTGAGGCATCAGGAGTTTGCTCATCTAGACTGTTAGAACTAGAACATCAACATCCAATAGAAAAGAATTGGGTTCTCTTTAAGAACAAAAATAACTCTTCTCTACAATTCATTTACAACTGGTGCCCTTTGCAAATAGGAACGTTCCTAGACAAGTCAGAAACCAATGATACGAGAACCCATAATTCATTTATTTCAGAAAAACATAATACGCCGCGTCTATTTCAACGAGTAAGGGGGTCAACAAACGGCATTGTAGTAGATAATGAGTTGTGGTTTGTATGTCATGTCGTGAGTTACGAGAACCGAAGACAATATTATCATATATTTGTTGTGTTAGACCCAGAGAATGAATACAAATTAAAAAAATACAGTCAATTATTCACTTTCGAAAAAGAACACGTCGAATATACGACTGGATTTGTATACAACACGAATAAAAAGAAATTCGTAATCGGTTACAGCACGAATGATAACACAACGAATTTCGTAGATATAAGTAAAGAAGATGTAGATAATATGTTTATAGGATAAATTTTTCGCTATGACCTTTACAAGGCGCGTAGGACTTGCGATGCCACTGTGTAATGCCGTGTTCTTGGATGCCTTCTCTGTGTGTTTTGGTTGCATAACCCATATTGGTTTGCAATCCATACTTGGTGACGAGTTCAGGATATTCTTCACATAGTTCAACAACATAAGCATCGCGTGTAGTTTTGGCTAATATGCCTGCAGCGGCAATTCCCATAAACCGTCCATCACCTTTTTCAAAAGTATATGATTCCATTGAGATGATCATCTCTTTTTTGGGATCAAATACATTGTAGGGTTTAAAATAATTTCCGTCAATCAATGCTGCGAAGTCGTCTATGGTTAGTGAGGGGTCCTTGGATTTAAAATGCGAGATGGTTTCACGAATGCAAGTATGCATTCCTAACATGACGGCTTGTAAAATATTGACCTTGTCTATTTTACCAGCATCTAAGTGTGTTGTATGGTAATATAGCGCGTGTTCTTTGATTGTATTGGCTACGACCTGTATTTTCTTCTTGGACGTGAATTTTTTACTATCTTTGATGTTTTCCCCAGGAAACATATTTTCATCTTTAGGTAAAACGACACATGCTACATAGACATGACCAAATAAACATCCACGACCGGCTTCATCAATGCAAATTTCATATTTGTGTTTGGTAGGTTCATAACATCTGGCTAACATCTTTGTTTTATTTTCAATATACGTAGAAAAATAAAACAAAATCAATTTTCATACAAACTATTTTCGGGTTATAAGGTATATTGCAAATATGAAACTCAACCTGAAATTTAAAATGACCCCGCTGGTTATATTTTTAATATTATTAATCATATTAGTCATTTCGATGTTTATCGGAAGTTCCATTAGAGAGGGCCACACGAATGGACTTATGAAAAAGACGGTGAATGAATACTCATCCACAAAGGAGTTGTACATATTGAACGAGAATATCTTATTCGATAATACAAACGCAAATTTAGTAGAGGTGCAAGGACAAGACGGTTCTGGAAATGACGTGTCTGGAAACATTTTCATCACCCCTAGGTCTGGTTCTGTTACATATTATACTGATGGTGCCGATGAAACCAAAAATACGAGTGTTACCACGAGTACAGTGAGCCCTTCTCACGCTTCTTGGGAATACCCCAGTCAAACCACCAATATGAGCGATAAGAACGTATATTACATTGGATGGGGAGAACAAACATATTTGATGGTTCTCAATAAGGACGAAAACAAGTTAGCAGGCGCTTACTTATTTGACGGCAAGGCAAAACATTCATCTGATAAAACCGAGACACCTATTATGTTATCTCACTATCGCGCATTGTCTAACCCTTCTAACAATACCCTCGTGAGCGAGCCTTTATATAACGAAGAACGCGACGTGTATCAAATTTCCGAAAATGTGAAATATGATTTCAAGACTGGTGATCTGATTGTGAAAACTGGGTCCACCGAAATCAATATTTACAGACGCGGCGAAGGCCTCATTACCACTGACGCTGAAATCATCAAACAGCGCACGAACGTAACGATGTCTGAATTTGAACCTATGTATGCACTTGATGAAATTGGTCAGAATGTAGTGGTCTATTTACCCTACAAACAAAACACTATGGTAGTGTTGCTCGGATTTGAAGGGTCTGCGAGCGAAGTGTTGGTTATGAAATCTATTACCAAATTTTCGGAAAAGGGCACGGAAGGACCCGAAGGCAAACCAGTGCTAGAATTAAAGAGTGCATCTGGGTCTGCAAATGGAACCGATACACAGGCCACAGAGAGTGCTCCCGATGTAACTTCTGAAGATTATATTCTGAAAACTCAAATCGTCCCGCCAGTTTGTCCTACTTGTCCGTCTTGTCCCAAGGAAGTGACGTGTACGAACTGTGGTGGACAAGGAGGGTCAGGAACCATGGGAACAAACGGCAAATCTTTAGTAAAAGAAGACAAGAAGGATGTTGGTTCAACCATTCAAAAATCCGCAGGAGGCATTGTTAGAGGTACTGGAGAAGTGGCTGGAGAAACTGTAGGTGCAGTAGGAGACGTTGCTGGAAAAACTGTAGGTGTGGTCGGCGACGTTGCTGGAAAAACGATTGATACCGCAGATGATTTGATACGCGATACTGCTGGAGCCGCAACTGGATTGGTGAAGGATACGGCGTCTGGAATAGCGGGATTGTTTAAAATGCGCCCTACGGGTGTGGAGGAAAGGAAAGAGAAGAAGGACATTATTCCTGGACTACAAAATGGGTTAGGAACTCGTACCCAAAATACTGCTCTTCCTAGCAAGAACCACCGTTCTGCCGAATTTGATTACATGGGAGCGGTCTCCCAAAAGAAGGCTGCTCAATTCATGCCTATCACAGCAGATTTCAGTGCGTTTGCAAAGTAAATAACAAGCAAATCACAGAAAAATTTATTATATTATTGAAAACACATATAATAAATTACAAAGAATATTTCATAAATGGCGAATGCATTCGTAATGAATGACGCGAATATACATCTAGAAAGAACACAAATAGCGAATGAATTAAAAACGTTGTTATTGAATTTCGACAATTCAATGAACGATTTTTCATACAAAAGGGGGTTTTATATCTATGGGTCACCTGGTTCTGGAAAAACCAAATTTGTATTGGATGCGGTTCGTGAAATTGGATATGATGTAATTAAGTATGATGCAGGAGATGTTCGGAATAAGAATTTAATAGATACGATTACAAGTAGCAACATAGCGTCTCAAAATGTATTGCAAATGATGGAAAAGAAGAAAAAACGCATTGTGATATTAATGGACGAAATAGATGGTATGAACAATGGCGACAAAGGTGGAATTAATGCGCTGATAAAACTGATACGACAAAAGAAAACAAAGAAACAAAAACTGGAAAGTTGTACCAAAAATCCAATCATATGCATCGGGAATTACAGCATAGATAAAAAACTGAAAGAATTAATGAAAGTATGCAATACATTCGAATTGAAATTGCCTACACAGAACCAAATACATCAATTGTTTACACACAATATTCAACCCTACAATCAGATCAATCCACCCGAACAGAAATTTATTTTGAACTATATCCAAGGAGATTTACGGAAATTGGAATTTGTAACCAAATTACTATTGAATAAACCAGAGTTGATTAATACTGGTAAGTTGAATATCATCTTTAAGCGCAAATCTGTAAATGAAGATGCGAAAAAAACGACAAAACAATTAATTAATTATCAATACAAACTGGAAGACCACGCACGAATTATGAATGAGACGGATAGAACGATTATTTCCTTGTTATGGCATGAAAATATAGTTGACGTATTGGAACAACAACCGAAAGAACGTAGTTTCCCATTGTATTCGCAACTGCTGAACAATATTTGCTACGCAGATTACATTGACCGAATTACATTCCAAAGTCAAATATGGCAATTCAATGAAATGAGTTCTTTGATCAAGACGTTTTATAATAACAAATTATATCACGAATATTTTGATAAGAAACCTGCATTTAACCCAGATGAAGTACGCTTCACCAAAGTGTTAACAAAGTATTCTACAGAATATAACAACATGATGTTCTTAATAAATTTATGTCAAAATTTGGACCTGGACAAAAAAGATGTTTTGGCTATGTTTCAAGAATTGCGCATATTCAAAGGAAAGGATTTCTGCGAAAAGAATGAAATATTGAACTCGGTGGAGAAAATGTTCCAAGACACGAACATTACAAAATTGGATATCAAACGCATGTATCGATTTTTAGATAAAAATGTAAAAAAAGATGCATTAGTTGATGAGTTGGACGAATAAATATACACACATAGTGAGTATTTGTATATTTATTAAGCATGCAGAACAGGGTCCGACTTATTTATAGGTGGGCTTTCATTCGGTTCTAGGAAAGAAGGTGGAGTTGGTGGAATGTGCACAATATTTTGCATTTCTTTCTGCAATGCTTCGTTTTCTTTACGCAAAGAAACGGTCTTATTATGCAGTTCGACCAGTTTTATTTTCATCAAGTCAGACATACGGTCAAATTCTACTCTATCATTCTTCAACTGTAGAATCTCATTTTGTTGTTGCTTGATAATTTCAACTACTTGCTTGTTCGAGAGTTGGACCGAACCTTCAGGACGGTTCAGAATAATCGGTCCATTTTCTTTATCCTTCTCGATCATTTCTTGTTTCATTTCTTCTCGCTTGGCTTCGATTTCCTTAATTTGTTTCAATACATCAGGTTTCATAGTAGGATGTCCTGGTTCATAATATTTCAACATGTTATCAATATCGTCCATAAAAAATTTCTTGATTGTTTTTTCACTCTTTCTGCGAATGAAATTATTGACGACCTTGCCTGATTCTTTAAAAAAACGTGGGTCTTGTTGCTGTTGAAACATTTTACGCTTATCAAACGTGTTGTGTTCATGCGAAAAAACCAGAATTGTCTTCATTGGGTCCAATTGGACAAAAGGTACAGTATAATCTTTCAAAAATGCACGCTCTTCGGCCAATGCTGCGTGGTCTTCATATTTTGTTTGCTTGAGCAACTCTTTTCTGAAAGCGAAAGTCCCTGCAGTAGCATGATTGGGACCATAAGGTCCACATTGGATCATTTTGTCCATCTCCTTGAAATAAATGTAAATCTCACTCGACCCGGCACATAATGCTTGAGGGTGTTCAGTCAGGGTTTCAACTGCATGCGAAATGCGATCTGGAGGATAATAATCATCATCATCCATATAGACAATAATGTCACCGGTTACTTGTTGATGCATGAAGTTGCGCTTTGCGCCAAGAGGCATTTTGTTATTTACTTCATAATATTTAATTTGAGGAATATCTGCCTCCTTCACGAGATCGTGGATTTTGTCGGTTCCGTCATCCACAATAATCCACTCAATTCTCGATTTTGGATATTCTTGATTGCGAAAACATTGAAACATGTTCTGAATAAATGGTCTGCGATTAAATGTTGGCGTACACACACTTACCATCGGGAGAGGGCTTGTCTTTTTTTTACCCATAACGTTATTAAATAGTATTTACGTTGAAATGTTTTTAATTCATTTCAATGTAAATATAATAAATGTATTATGGCGAGTCCGCTGTTTGGAAAATATATTCGAATGGGTTGTCCATTAATGTACCAAATCCGATCATAAGGGCTACTGTAAAGGGGATTAACTTGTTTTTTAATTGCTCACTTCTCATATTTTTATGATAATCTAGACCAGCAACGCCAAACAATATAACAAACGACAAAGTATGTAAATTTTTATAACCAAAATGGAAAATACGATGCAAATAATATTTGAAATCATCGAAAAACCCTGTCTTTCTACAATTGTTGTTGGCTGGAATTTCATAGTCGGTCATTTCACTTACAGCCATTTTATGCAATTTATCGAATAAATCGAATGCGTCCCAAAACGTGTAATTCGAATAAAATAGTAAAGAAAAACACGTTACAAACAAAAACAAACCGATGAATAACATGATTGCTACAGGTGGACCCATAAATATAAAAAAAAGTAGTTGCAAGATTATAAACATAACCCACGGTATTGTATAAGGCATTCCCATATCACCAGCTGTATCCACACGTGTTTTCATTTTGTCTTTGTCGCTCCATACTGTAAAATATTTATAACCTAACAAAATCGCCAGTAACGACCCAAGGCTACCGTATCCAGCAGCCAGCTTATCCGGTGTAGACACGTTTTGAACAATGTGTTTGACTAATTTGGGTAAGAAAAATACGGAACTAAACATAATACCAAATGTGAGTAGATAGAGTGCATTTATATTGAAATAATTGGTTAAAAAATCCGGACCAGATTCCAAAAATGAACCGAATGCGTCAGACAAGGCAATTGGTACACTTAAAAAGAAATACAGAAGTTCAAATTCTGGACGAGGCGCATGACCGGTCGGTGGAATGATCATGTTTCTCATATATGGTTCGGTATATCGATAAAGCGTTGGATATCCATCAGCAGAGTTTTTAGTTGCTTCGTCTTTGTCTGCATATGGGTCATATTCAACAAATCCTAATCGTTTTCCATCAATGCGTAAAAACATCAGTACACATATGTTCATAGTCAAAAAAAATGCAACGATAATAGCAAAAAAACTCGTAATATACCCTTTAATCATTTTCTTGTCTTTTTCGTACACCTTCTCATCCGAAAATGAGTGAATAAGAGATTCGACTACTGTATCTCCGAATGTATCCATATTCGCGAATGATGCTTGAAGCTTGTCCCACGTACTTTGTTTACTTTCATCCCCTTCATCTTCATCTTCATCTCCTTGAGTAGAGGTTGGTTCTTGTCTTTCGTAAATATCATCTTTTCCGCCTTCATAGTCATCTTCTTGAAACTTTGCAATAGGACTCGTAGGCAATCCTTCTATGACCGTATTATTCGAATTGTCTACTATCACATCATCATGTATATTTTTTAATTGTTCGATATTTTTATAGTTATATAATTTCTTTTTCTTTTTGACTGTCTTTATCTTGTGTTTCATATTTTCTACTTGGAATTCAGATGTATTATGTATAGGTTGTTTACTAAATGTTTTCTTATTTGATGTCTTTTCTGTAGTATTCATCTTTTCCATATGTAAAATTTCTTTTTTATAATATACACTCTTATAAAAAAGCAGTCAATTGATACTCATTATTTTGCATACAACAATCCGCAATTTCCACCAACGAAAGACAATACATTGTATCTCTCTTCAAACAACGTCAAGTTGTAATTATAATCAAACAATCGCCAATTTGCTTTGCGAATACCAACAGCATTACCACATATATCGCAAATGATGTCGAGACTGGAGTTCGCGCTGACTGGAGGTATATACGTGGTTAACTCCAATTCTATATTTTTGAATTTACTCAGATTAATAGCGCCCGAAGGTTGATAATCAAATGGATTTGTGTTCAAGCAGAAGTTATAACAATATAAACCTTCTCTCGCATTTCCCTTGGTGCGCGTATATTTTTCTACATATTCATATACGCCATGGGTTAATATGTTTTCTCGATATTCGCCATCTAACACAATGCCCATTGTTTCCAATATATGTCGCCTATTGTCGCCAGCAAAGTCACCCGTTGTGTTAATACCTGTATTAACAGAATTAATTGGATGAATATCAGGATAGATGGTAGTATTATCATCTTGTAGAATACCAACACTTCCGCTAGTCACAGCATATGCACTCACATTCACCGGCAATTGTTCATAAGGCCAATTCGATAAGTTATCCCATTCATTGCGTAGATTTACATCGTTGCGCTGAAAATACCACATCCAATTTGCAATCATTCCACTCGTTTCCAGTTTCACTTTTTTCGTTCCAGTTATGTTTTCGTAATTATATTGATGTATATCTTTGACTAAATATACGTGGTCTTTTGCTGCGAACGTTTGGGCTTCTTCTTTTGATAAGAAACAGTATGTCGAAAGTAAATGAACATCCGCATTCCAAGTAGATACTTTGTTTTCGTAATTTGATGGACTTATATCAGGGGAAGGGGGTGTTTGCAGGAAACGATACATCTGGAAACGAGAATCGTTAAAATCAGGCTGAACATAAGGGTAATTATACACCACATCGAAGACATCTCTCACTTGAAACAATTCTTTGATAGGTCTCAGTGTAACGTTGATGGTCAATTCGTTATATTGTAAAGCAACCAGCGGAAAAGCAGAGCCATTGTTTAGACAAAACCAACTGTTCAGTGGAATATACAAGTTCCTTCCACGAATTGATGGTTCGGCTCCTGTAGAATTGGCTGTATAATACGCCGAAGGATACGAATTCATTCGCTGGTGACTGCTTCCAGGGTCAGTCATCTCATTCACATTTCCAGTCATCTGATTGAACAGATTTTTCTTATCCTCACTAAAATCTCTTTCTACCATGGAAGCGATATACTCGCCACTATATCTTTGTAAATTCATGGAGCCACAATTGATCTCTACTTCTTTGATCATCATCGCGCCCAAATTTTTGATCCAACGAAAATCATAGGGGACCCAATTGTTGTTTGTTCCATCCCCATCAGACCCGGAGGAAGGATGATGTATCGGACTCCAAATGTCGGGTATAGTGACCACAATGTACGTATCCATTAACAATTCAGCATAACGTGGTATTTTGAAGGAGAATGTGGACGGCTCATTTGGTCGAAGTTCTCTTAATCCATTATAATCAATACGAAATTTTTGTAATCCGAAGTTACTATATTTGCTATATGTTACCTTGAAAAATGTCTTTGTAGGATTGCCTGTTAAGATTAAGTTGTTGTTTCCTGTAGATACGATATTTAGTAATCCTCCGGCCATCTATGTGATATATATATTATAAGGTATTATATTGTTGTTGGATAAAAATATATTATGTGTATATTATAAATAACATGAAGTTACAAACACTTTTAATCGTCACCAGTATATGCATTTTAGTTTACCTGTTTTCAAAGTTCTTGTTCATCCATGCAAAACAATGGTTAAATGTTCGCGAAACATTTGAAAATAAGAAGTGTAGTATCGATGCATGTGAAGGTGCGACCGAAGGTTTTTTCGGCACTCCCGACACTGAGTTATCGTCATTAAATAACAAAAGCGTCCCTGTTCAAGTGTCCTCTACTAACAAAGAACAATCGAATGAAATATTGCAAGATTATGTTGTGAAAGGGTCATACAACAGTGCAATCACCGGCAATTACGCAAATGAGGAGATGATTAAATATGTGTTAGAGCGCGGTTGCCGTTTTTTAGATTTCGAAGTATTTATGGTCGATAATAAACCCCAGGTATCCTACAGTGTAGACAAAACATTTGAAACGCGTGAAACCGAAAATTCGATCTTATTAGACAATGCTTTAAATCGTGCTGTCTCATCAGCGTTCGCGCGTCCATCGCCTAACTACGAGGACCCGTTGTTTATCCAATTGCGTGTAAAGTCGAAAGACCATTCTATTTACAAAATGATTGCGAAGTCGGTCGATTACAGTCTACGAACTAAGTTATACAAGAAAAAAGTGGACGGAAACACAAAGTTAAGCGACATTCTAGGGAAAGTGGTGTTGGTATTTGATAAATCATATGAATCCAACTACGCCGATTATTGTAAATGTGAGAAAGGCGAAAAGACATGTTATGATTTGACCAAATATATCAACATCGAAAGCGGAACATCTAGTTTATTTTCGAATACCTTTACTGAAATGTTGGCTGAAAACACATATCCTTTAACAATAAAAGACGGATGTAACTTGTGTACCAATGTAGAGAAATATAGAATTGCCCTTCCCAGCAAACGCATTAAAAACGAGAAGAACCCGGAACTAAAAGAACTTGTTTTAGGACATGCAATTCAAATCAATCTCTTTCGTTTTTATTTGAAAGGAGACGAATTAGATGAATACGAGGAGTTTTTCAACAATTTCCAATCGAGTTTTGTTCCACTTGCTTCTATGATTCAATATTACAAGAACCAAGAAGAAATTGAAGAATAAATGAGAAATAAAAAAATAATGTCATACTATATAACATTATTTATGGGGAAACAACAAACAAGAAAAAAATACAATAAATACAATCATTCTGTATGCGACAATAAAATGACGTTTGAAGATTGCGAACTCGCTATACTACGTCAAGCGGTGGATGTAAACGAAGAAACCAAAGGCAAAAAGATTGTGAACACGGCAGAAATAAAAAGCATTTTAAAAATAGTAGAAGATTTTCTGATTAAGAAGAAGTTGATGTGTTATGGCGGCACTGCTATCAACAATATATTGCCTTCGTATGACCAATTCTACAATCGTGATGCGGAAATTCCTGATTATGATTTTTATTCTCCTGACGCATTGAAAGACGCAAAGGAACTGACCGATATTTATTACAAACACGGATATACTGATGCTGAAGCAAAGGCTGGTGTGCATCATGGAACCTACAAAGTGTATGTAAACTTTATTCCTATTGCAGACATCACCCAATTGGAGCCCTCTTTGTATAAATCGTTATTCAAAGAGACATTGCTCGTCGCCGGCATTCGGTATGTGCCTGCAAATTTCCTGCGTATGGGAATGTATTTGGAATTGTCCCGTCCTGCGGGAGACATAAGTAGATGGGAAAAAGTATTAAAACGTTTAACGTTATTGAATAAACATTATCCATTGAAATCTGGGAAATGTGAGGAAGTAGATTTCCAACGCAAAATGTCGATAAATGATGATATGAAGAGTAGAATATATTTCACTGTCCGAGATACACTCATTAACAATGGAGTGGTATTTTTTGGAGGACACGCATATCGTCTATATTCTCAATATGTATCCAAAGAAGAAGCGCATTCCAAAATAAATAAACATGCACCTGATTTCGATGTATTAAGTGATGATATACACAAAACCGCGCTTATCGTACAAGAACAATTGCAAGAAATTGGCGCGACGAACATAAAATCGATTGAACATCCTGCATTGGGTGAAATATTACCAAAACGCGTTCAAATTATCGTAGATGACGAAACAATTGCGTTTATTTATGAACCAATTGCATGCCATAACTATAACGTGATCAACGTGAAGGGAAACAAAGTCAAAGTCGCAACAGTAGACACAGTTCTATCATTCTATTTAGGTTTCATTTATTTGAACCTCCCAGAATACAATGTGGACAGATTGTTATGCATGGCTTCTTACTTATTCCACGTACAGGAAAAAAATAGATTGAGCCAAAAAGGGTTATTGAAGCGTTTCAATATTGAATGTTACGGAAAACAACCAACAAAAGAATCCATTCGCGCAGAAAAGGCATCCAAATACAGAGAAATAAAGAAGGGGTCCAAGCAATACGAAGAATGGTTTTTGAATTACAATCCCGCAAACATTGAGCGATTGAAATTAGAAAGGAAAGAAAAAAGTAAAACGAGAGAGAAAAAGGAAGAGGACAAACAGAATAAGACGAAAAAGAAGTCGAAATTCTTCTTGTTTTAAATCTCCATCAAAAAATAAAAGAAATTCATAAACGTATAATAGATAGAACCGAATAACATACTTTTAAATCCAAGTCCATAAATATTGAAATTGCCGTCTTCATCATAAATGCTTAAAAAGGAAAACTTTTTAAAGATTTGCGCATTCACAACCGGTAACTGAAAAAGAAAATATAACAAACTGAGAATAATCGGCACTTGAAACTCGTGTATCATCGTTTCAAATCGAGATTGCTGTTTCTTTGCGCGTTCTTGACTTTGTATGTCGCGGTCAGACATATCGTATTCATTTCTCACATAATCTTTTTTCAAGATTGACTTGGGCACATAGTTAGTGTGTATTTGTTCATCATTGGAGTATTGCGTTGGGTCCATTGGGATATCGCGGGACGGTAATCGTTGCTGTGATTGCGATGCAATAATCGCATTTTGTTGGTCTTCGTCCAAGTATTGTGAGCCAGGAGGGTCGGGTCGAACATGCATGTTTTCAACGTAGTTATTATTCGGAGATTGGGCCATTTCAGGATGGTCCATTGTGTGTTGTGTATTGGGGACACCATATGGATTGGGATGATTATTAATGGCAACATAATTGGTTTGAACACCATCAGGAATTTTGGGTGTATTCTTCTCGGGTTGAATTGGTTGGATGGGTAAATCCATAATACGTGTGGTAGTGCTTTCCATGAACTATACAATAATAATTATGTTTGATTGTATAGTTTTCAACGAATTAGAACAAAATTATTGTTCCGTGCGATTGATATCTACGGTTTTTTTGGTTGGTTCACATTTTGCATGGGTAGATTCATACTTGTAACATTTATCGCCAGATTTGAATATTTTTCCTTCCACTTCATCTAAAATAGGTCCATTGAAATTCAGGCATTTGTCGTCATTACAGACCCTTCTAAATAATGATGCTAAACCTAATCCGAGCAATATAGACACAAAGGCCTTACCTGTTTCTGTGTTTAATAATCGTTTAAAGTTCATAATATATACTATATGAGTATATATTTTGTAATTTATTTTGTAATTTATTTTGATTCGTTACTACGTTCACTTGTGCTGTTTCTTTGATTTGTTGGATTTCTTCTCTTTGCGTCTGCGCGTATTCGTTTTTTTGGCGCGCTTACCACCAATGCTTGTTTTCTCGGGTTCCAGTTGACGTCTCAATTCATCTATCATAATCACGTTTTCAATTTCACTTACACGGATCTCTGGTATCGCAGTTAACTCCCTTTTAATTTTATTCATTAGTTCGATTCTCTCTTTCTCAGTAAGCATCTGAGGGGTTTTGTTTAGTTCATCAACTAAATCTTTTGTTTTCTTTACCATCTCTTTGGATTTTTTGGTTACTTGTTCGACCACATCTTCGGATTTTGCATTCTCCAATGTATCTAACACGACTTTAAGAGAATTTAATTTACCATTTGCGGTTGCAGTCAGTTTGTCCCCGTAATGATTCGCAAAATGATACACTAAATATCCAATCGCACTTATGAAACCAGCAGAAACTCCTTTCGTTACATAAGGTAAGAGTTTGGGGAGGATTTCTGCTAATTTGGTGATGACCAGCATAGGAGTTGCTTCGTTTACCATCGAACCAATGTAATAGAACTGAATAAATAGCATAGATTTGTTTCCCAAATATTCACGTAACACAATTTCTGTACATCCATCTTTGTTAGATAAGAAATCTAAAACCTTCATACTTCCTGCTAATAATTGTGCGAATTTATCAGATGCGATATTCGCTCCTTCTCTCATTGCATCCGCAAGTAAATACATAATCAACGCAGTTGCGCTCATGCCGGTCATACCGCCGTTCATTCTTCTCCTTTTTGTTCCAATTGGTTCGTCACGTAAAGTCATCGATTCAAGTTGATTAAGTAAGTCTTCCTCGCCATCATTTTTTGCTGTAATGGACAATCGGACCATTTCTTCAGTTAAATCGTTAATGGTATTTTTCATATCCTCTATTTGACAAGTGGGGTTCTTCTTCTGAATTTTCTTTAACAATACCTTGGCTGCATCACCTTCTATATCAAATTCGGCGAACTTTGCAGGTAACCTTGTTTCTCTTGTTCTTTTAGTGCGTTCAGTCATATATATAAAACATTACATAATATATTTCTAAATTTCATTAAGTGTGATGAGATTTATTCTTGCTATTACAATCCATTTCGCAAACTTTATATCTTATCGTCGTTATCATTTTTGTCGAATTGATTGTATTTCATTGTTATAGTGATCGGGACATCTACATCATTATCATCGTGTGTACTAATCGATACGCTATCGGAATGTTCATACCCTTCACTATGTGTTTCTAGAACATTTACTAAATTCGATCGTCTGCTATATTTATTGCGTATCTCCGAACGTTTCTCTCTTTCTTTTTTCATTTGATGCCATTTTGGTGATGTGATCGATTCAATACTCGGAATCTTAAAATATTTAGGTATTTTTGTATTGTGTTCTTGTTCAACATGGGTTCTGGTATCTTCCATTAAAGGTGGTGTTAAATAGTCTGTTTGCATCACTGAATATTCTTTTGCATCATTGGAATTTTGCAATAATTTCTCGTACGCATTGAACTTATCGTCTAAAAATGTCTTTCCATCCACCCCTCGTTTGTCTGCCTCTATTTTGATGGTTTTATAAATCTCAAGACTCAGTTTATAATATTCTTTGTGCGATATCAACTCATTCTCCATTTTCTTCTGTACATTTAAGTATAATTCTACCGCAGTAATAATACCACACGCTAACGAAATTAAACTTGTGAGAATTGATATATGTCGCGAGTCCATCGCACCATCTAAACCGACTGCTGCAAAAGTATTGATACCACTCAACACAATAATTGGAATACGGTATGCTTTGGCGACTTCTTTGTAATAGTCATATTTATAACTATGTATTTCACTTAATTCATAGCAATTTACTCGTATTCTATCTAAAATATCAAATATCCCTTCTGTCCATTGTTCGTTATATCGCATATCTTTAATGTGTGTGTTCAAGCTTGTATCATTTATCATTTACAATATTACTATATTTTAGTTGTATCATACTAATATTGTGGTTTCACTTGTGTAATTTCTTTTTCGTTTGTCGGACAATCAACCTCGGTTTCTTTGTATTGAAAACAGTTGTCGGCCTTGTCTTTATATTGCATAATCTCTACATTCTCGTGCGTAGGAAATACATAGATATTTCTTTTTTCGGGAACGGTAATATATACTGCAAAAATACCTATGCTCAGTGCAATCAGAAATATAGGGATGTTAATGTATCTGGATAACATGTATATATTACCACCAGATTAATTTATCGCCAAACGTTCTATCTTGTTTATTTCTTGGTCTTCTTTTTCTTCTTCTTAGATGGTTTCTTATTCGATTGTTCGTTCTTATCTTCTTCCTCCATTTCTTTCAATAAATCGGGATGAATGAACGATCTCTCATGACCTTGTTGTCCTGGAATGCGAAATACTAAATCCTCAGCCTTACCATTGTTCTCCAACGAATACGCTTGTACAAAAGATTCCTGAATACGGATCTGCTCTTGTCTCTGTTGTTCCCTCATTCTCACTTCCTCTGCTATCTTTTTCTTTTTTGCCTCGTGTTGTTTCATAATTGTAGTGCGTTGACCTTGCATTTTCGTCATACGATCGATTGCGTTGGTATCTATACGCATGTTCTTTCCGAGTTTTCCGCCCATAGACTTCGCCATGTTTTTCAACATTTCATTCAAATCTTGTCCTCCTTCCCCATCGCCCATGCTACCTAAAATATCTCCTGCTTCCTTCATCAACTCTTCTTTGGAAATTTCACCGCTCTCCATTTTTGCATTCAATTTACCAGACACTTTCTTCATCAAATCCATCAGTTTCTTGGGGTCTTTCATCAACTGCTTCATTACGTCTTGTGGATTAGAATGCTTGCTCTCCATATCCGCACCAAACACCTCGGTAAAATCATTGGTCAACTCTTCCGCCATTTCCTTCGCAAGTGCTCCAATTTTGCCTTCAAATAGCTTGTTTAATTTCTCCTGAATGCCCTTCAGGTTGGGCAAACTTCCCATTTTCTCCTCAAATCCCTCTTTGAATTTCTTGGATGCTTCGTCTTCCTCCCCCTCATCGGCATCTTTCGTTTCACCTTCAGATGATGCCTCGCCCATTTTGCCAATATTTTTAAACAAATCGCCCAATCCATTCATTGCTTCGCTCAACTTGCTTTGTAGTTCTTCCTGATTAATGCCCTCGAACATAGTAGATGCTTCGCCGAACATGGATTTGTCCTGTACATTTTCTACCACCATGAACAACATCAACTGCAAATATTTCCACAATGTTTTTTTGGTATCTTCCGATACGCCTTCACAAGTGAAGAACAACTTAAAATCGACTCCAGGAAGAAATTCGGTATTCGTATCATCTTGGAAAATCTCTACGTTTTGATACAAAATATCAAAAAATCTCTCTGGAAATACCTTTACCGCATGCTGGTAGACATCATCTAAATGTTTCGATGCGAAATCTGTTTGTTGATACAGTTCAAATTTATCACCAAATTCAGGGAAAGTACTATGCAAATCAGTTATTAAATCTCCGATAATTGAGCCAAAACGGGGCAGCACTTGGGTTGCATCGCCGTTTTCCATACCTTTATAATATATACATTAGTTGTGTTTGTTTATTATGTTTTTGTGGAATATTTATTTATTTGTAGGACCTTTCCAAAATATTCATAATATTATTGGTATGATTATACCGAGTTATTTGTGAATGATTTATGAAATTCGATTGACGCATTAACTTTGGTTTGGTAATTGTTTTCAGGTTAATTTCTACTTCGAGTTCTATTTCTATAGGGGGCAGAATATATGTAATTATCGGCAAACCAGGTAGTTCTTTTTTTATATTATCTTTTTGTTTAGTTGCTGTTTGTTTATCGTCCATTCTATAGTCTTGCTATATATAAAATTGAATCTGTTTGTATACTTTTTACTATATTAACAAATCATTCGCAACACATATTCATGTCACAATTAATATTATATATCCCGTATATTGCGGATAATATCACTCGTTCTATTATTTCTTATTATTTTAGAAATGAAAATATTGGAGATATTGTAAATACACGTATGCATACTAACACAAGCGGTTCACAGAAATATTCCATTGCATTATTAAAAGTACAATTGTATAATACCAAAAAAGCTATGGACTTTTACACTAAAGTTAAGTTGGACGGATACTACAAATTTGTCTACGACGAAGAGGCTGGATATTATTGGTTGATAAGATTGTATGATAAATATGCAGTTCAACACAAAACTTACGACGACATCACTCCTGTGAACAGCGACAATGTTCCATTCGAGTTTACATCTCTAGCAAGTTCTTTTGCAATGAATGACCAACCTACTGCAAAGATATCGAACACGTTCCAAGATTATTTGAATGACTTCATTTCGTTTGAAAATATGTCGAGAGAAATAGGGATGACCATTCGCAATTACACATATGAATTATATGGAGCGTAGATTTATTTCTGCCGAGAGAATATATATAATGTCCGACGATCACGCGTTTAAAATAGATAAATTAAAAAATAATTTTGAAAGTATATTAGCTTTAAAACGCAAGGTATTTCAGATAAAGAATGAAATTAATGAAAAATTGCAACTAGTCAAAAAAAGTTATACCGAATTAATGAAACAAAATACCAAGAAAGTTATGCTTTTTTGTTTAGATGCATTTTTTTTCCAATACAAGTCGTTTATGCTTGAAATCGAAAATATCGAAAAATTCCGCATCCTTTTGAACAATCGTATGTATTGTGATTATTACAAGTTATACACGCTCATTATGCAATATTTCAAAGATAATTCCGTTGAGATTGATAATGACGACGTGAACGCGAAAAGTTTCCCGCAATACAAAGAATTGGAACCATCGCAAGAATATAAACTGGAAGACGTTAAAGGCATTCACGCCAACATACTGTATTTGATTAACACATTGCATACAAAATGTGAAGGTCAACGAAACACAATAACTGGCTATACAGATGAGAGCCAAATTGGGTACTCCATTTCTAATTTTTTAAATACACTTCAATACGAGAACTATGTTCTTCGGGAACAAACTAATTTATTTTTGAATTATTTAGCATTTTTTCACATATCACAAAAAAAACAGTTGAAACGCGTTTTGTCCAAGTTAGAGGATTTCACTAACGAAATGGAACAGAACTTACATACTAATTTAAGTTTTTCCATTGAAGATATTGAAGAAGAAAATGTTAGTCAAGATAACTATTTGCAAGAGGATTTAGAAGAGGATTTGGAAGACAAATTTTCTGAGTATGAAAGTGATAGTAAAAAAACAATTACAAGTGAAACTGTTGTATCAGAAGTAACAGAAATTGGTATGGAAAATGCCGTCAACCAGTTACAGATAGATACCACTATCAACGACGATGAAACGAGTTCAAATGAACCTTAATTATCTTTTATTCTATATTTTTTTACAGGTAGAATATAAGAATACATAGAATGAACCCCAACGAACCCAACGAACACAACGAATCTACTAATAATGTTGACCAAACTGATAATAATAGCATAATCGAAAGCACAATTGCCCCTGCTGAGTGGTCAAAAGAAAACGAACATATCTTAATTGAGTGGTGTGATGTTGCACAGTGTTATAAGTGGTTAAATTTACGCGCTCATACAAAGTATTCGTATTTACATGCATGGTTTACCATTCCCGCGATTACCCTTTCAACCATCACAGGTACTGCTTCGTTTGCGCAATCGAGTTTACCTACTCCTTATCGCACTTATGCTCCGATGTTAATTGGAGCAGTAAACATATTTATTGGTATTTTAACCACGATCCAGCAATATTTAAAAATATCAGAATTGAATGAAGCTCATCGTGTGTCCATGATTGCATGGGATAAATTCTCAAGAAACATTCGAATTGAACTTGCAAAACGCAGCGGAGAACGCGTGGATGCCGGACAATTCTTAAAAATATGTCGCAATGAATATGACCGTTTGATGGAATCCAGTCCCATTATTCCCGATAAAATTGTACAAGAGTTCAATGAGAAATTCCGCGGTAAGGATGGAAGTGCAAAACGTAAACATTTCGACAAAATTCGGAAACCAGATATATGCAGCACCATTATTAGTGTGAGTGAACTATTAGAAGGTGATGAATTGGACGATAGCACCGACCTACTTGAATTAGCTGATACGAAGAAAAATGAGATGATTACGCAACAGACACAGAAAATAGACGAATTAACGCGTTTTATTGAATCGCATAAACAGGAGAAGGCGGATGAAATTGCTGAGAAGAAACGTCTTGTCGACCACGAATCGCGCAAAACACAAGAACGACTCCTGAAATCGAAACAAGCATTTGATAAGATCAATCAATATATCCTAGATTTCAAGAATATGTATGACCGTGACCCTATTCCTGATGAAATTGTGAATAGTGTGGAAGTCGAAGAAAAATATATGAAAGACTTTTTGGTAACTTATGCTGTATAATCGAACCCAATTGTATTAAATAATCATCTATAGATGTTTATTTAATATGCATTCTTATGTGTAATTTATAACAATTCCGTAAACAACAAATAATTTGATATTCCCCAGATAGTCAGGTCCTGGTCTTTGAAGCGAACCAATGAGTGTTTTTCAAATAACTCATTCGTTGGTTTCGTTAATGTGTACAAAGCATCTTGTGAAAAACATACAACTCGTTTTATAGAATAAATGTCTTGATTTGAAGGCAAAATGTAGTTACTAAATAAAAATACGTGCCCAAGTTCATCGTTATCGTTTGGTAACGTGATTAAATAAGTTTGCTCAGTTTGCTCAGTTTGCTCAGTTTGCTCAGTTTGCTCGGGGTCTCTTTCCTTGCTGTAATATATGTTCTCGTATATATCGTTTATTTTGTCTATAGGATATACAACAATGGGCATATCAATGGGTGCATTGTCTGCTTTTATATAGGCAACTGTTGAATTATCTACAAACAACGATGTCGCAGTTTCATGTATGGGTATACTGAATATTTGTTTTTTCGTGATAATTTCGTCTGTTACTGACCATATATACTCTCCTTCCTGATTTGCTATCCCTTTGTCCTTGTTCTCGAATAGAACATACAATGTGTCGCCTTTCTCGACAAAACCTTTGTATGTACTTTCAGCGATAATATCAGAATATCCCGTTTTATCATTGTACAATGCAAATGCTTGTTGCTCAAATGGACTGATAAACTCTGGTTCAACAATTGTAGTCCTGGTTCCAATCTGAATGTCTCCATGTTCTACGGTTTTTATGTCCATACCACCTTGTTGCGTTTGTTCATGTTTGTCTATCGTTTCATTTAAGTGTTGATTGTCCAAAGGCCTTTCAGGAAAACCGTAGTTTTCATCGGATTTTTCTAAATAAAACTCTAAAAACGGCGCATCTAATGTATTATTTATATGATACAATACCAGTTGCAGCGAATATTGTTTTGTTAAATCTCTATTCAAGAGGAAATCGCGGGACAGTTCATCATCGTCTAAATAAGAATAGATTTTCGGTTCTTCTTGTTGAATGTCCTGAATAGACGGAAACGTTTGTGCGGTATCACTAACTAACTTGTTTGTAAATTCATCGGGAATGTTGTCGATTTCTAACGACTGAAGTACTTTGTCGATTTGTGTATGTGTATCGGCATTTTTCATAAACTTGTCGACAATTGACTTTCTTGCGTCCATTTACAATGTATGTAGATTATTTTTTCATATGTGTATATGCATATAAGATTTATAAAGTAATTTAAAGACACATCGTGATATAATGTATACAATAACTCGACTTATTGCATTTACCCAGTTTCGTTTACTGTTGTTATGAACCCTATGGATAATTCCCAGCCACAAGAAGAGCTTACTTTTGAAGAGATGATGTCTGACGAGCCACCTCATCAGACATATTCAGACGATGAATTTACGTGCGTAAGTGAGTCTGACGCGGATGGTTCAAGTAATGCTGGTGGTAATCGTAAAAAAAATAATAAAGGCGACCGAAAAGGCGATAAGACAATTAAATATTACAAGAATAAAAAGATTATCATTGAGATGTTTCCTACCTCGGATGTCTTGGGTGCACCCATTCGAAGTGCTTCAGACGGCATTGTTTATACGAACATCACTGTTGGAAGTTCTGGAGAGAATTTGTTTTTTAAGGTGAGAAGTACCATTCTCAAGGATGGTGTGAAGACATACTACTATTCCAGTCCAGAGGAGTACGAAAGACACTCATTGACCAGTGTTCACGACGATGTCAAAAAGGTCTGGTCAGAGAAATACGCTTATACCAATTCTATTTTGAACGTTTAAAAAATATATCACGCCATTTTATCTAATTATACTATAATATGACGTATACGAACATTCCGCCCATTAGCTATATTTTTGTCACTATCACTACCGCTATATTATCATATGTTACGTGGGCAGAAATGCAAGAAGATAAACCAGAGTTGATGGTTGATTCTCCATCTAACCAAGAAACGATTGCAACACCTGATGAAACAATTGCAACACCTGATGAAACAATTGTGAAACCTGAAAAACAATCGACTACAATGCCTGGTGGACGTAAACGCAAAGGAACCAAAAAAGGGTATCGTAAAATAAAGAAGACGAAACGCACCAGACACAGAAAATTGAAATCCAACTAATTGATTATGAATATGATATCATATAAGTAATCAATACAATCAACGCGACATGAATAGAATGCGAGAATTCAAAACCAATTTCATAGAAAATTTAGAACAAACTGTGTTTGAAATATCCAATCAACGTTCACTGGCTAGAGTGTATGTATCCATCGGTAGCAAGTTTAACGAACAAACTGTACCAAACTCGTGTGGTTATGAATGGAATTCGAATGCAGTAGAACAAATGTTTCCGGTATTTCTGCGCAATGGTGAGGAAACTTCGAGCGATGCAGACGCTACACTCATTATTATCATGGACCATTTTACTTCGGTGCAATATAACAAAAATGAAGCCCTGCTTATGCCTTATTTAAAAAAGAACAATAATACTCATATGGTCATATTCAACACCTTGTGTACCAGCAAGTTAATCTATCATTTCATACCCTATTTGGTCCATATGTGCAAACAACATTGCATCGCATCACAAAACCTGCTGATCTGTAATTATATAAAATTCTTAAATAGACCAAACAAACAAGAGAAAGGAGAAAGTTATTGTATATCTTCTTTGATCGACAAGTTGCTGGACAAAACTCACGACTATAAATATTCTTTATATGAATGGATTGGATACGACTATTTAATGTTTCATATTGTCTACAATTACAAACATTCTTTCAATATGCAAAGCACAAATGGTTATCGCATATTGAAAAATATATTGCATAATACAACGTTCGACCGTATATATCAAGCAAAAATAGATAATATCGAAGTAAGAGACTTTTGTAGATTTATGATAGACATTAACAAAAAAGGTAGATTACATGAACATTCGTTAATCGTATCTGTATATGAACATTTACAGTAATTCTTCTTTGCATCGATCAAAAAATAACTTCAATTCTTTTTTATCAGATCCACAGTAGACGTCGTCGGGAACATAACGATTGTTTCCTTTCTGGTAACAAATTATACTAGGAATACTTTGTACTATTTTTTTACTTTTCATATAGGCATACACGTCAAAACTTTCATCGATATCCAAAATAATGCACTGTATATCGTCGGACATTTGTTTAATATGTTCGTCTAAATCGTTTTCGATTAGTTTACATGGCGCGCACCATTCAGCACCAAATTTGATGAAGATTAAACCAGGATTACGAGGAAGAAGGTCTAACAATGCTTGACGATTGTCTATTTTATGAATAATAGGAAGGGTCATTGTGTGTATAGTATAGGAAAACATGTTTATTTTCTTTTTGGAAAAACAATGTAAAAATATTTGTGTGCAACTATGTATAGGACCAATGGACACGTTGAATTCGCACAATTTGGACGTAAATATGTATTCGTTGAAAGAAATATTGGAATTGTTTCATTTAGATTATGACATATCCGTTGAAGATTTGAAACGAGCAAAAAAACAAGTATTGTCTACGCATCCAGATAAATCCAAATTATCTTCTGAATATTTCTTATTTTTCAAAAAAGCATTTGATATTGTGCGTCAGTTTTATAATAATCAACACAAGCAAGATATGAACAATGGTCACACAAACACCGTATATTCTGCCGATGGATACAGCAATGAAAATAAACACACTACACGTCAAATGCAAAAAGTGGTTCACGATATGGGAGAAGATAAGTTTAATAACCAATTTAACCAAATATTCGAAAAAAACATGGTGCATAAACCAGATGTAGAAAAGAACGAATGGTTTACCAACGACAATGAAATATATCAAATCGATGAACAAGTTAGTACTGGAAACATGGGACAAGTGATTGATAAAATTCGCACGAATCAACAGGCATTAATCAAACACAATGATGTGCAAGTATTATATTCGAATAATAATACTAACAATAGTTTTCACGAAGACGAAGACAACGATACTTATGTAGTCTCTGATCCGTTTAGTAAATTGAAATTTGATGATTTACGAAAGGTTCATAAAGACCAAACCGTCCTGAATGTAAGTGAACGAGATTATAACAATGTGAAAAAATATGCATCCGTTGATCATTTTATGCGTGACCGAGGAAGTCAATCTCTCACCCCTTTGGAAAAAACACAAGCAGAGCAATTGTTGCAACAACAAGACAGAACCTATCGTGAACGTATGATGCACAAACAATATGAATCGAACCTTAAAACTAGTCGTTACGAGGAAAAAAATAAACAAGTCATGGCTAATTTTTTAAGAATTACAGACAAATAATCTCATCATTTGGGTTTATTGTTTGTCTGCATGTTCATCTTTTGTAGGTTTGCTTTTTGGTTCACTTGTTTCATATACCATTCTTTGTTCATGTCTAACATTAAATGATCATAATTTACATTCTTATTTTCAATATCACTATAACTCTCATATTGTGATACTGTGGGTGGCGTTAACATCAACCATACATGTTGTTGTTGTAGTCTTTTCCAATAAATATCCAATGCATACTCTTGTTTGTTTTTTGGATTTCTCATCAGGCTTGTCGCACTTTCCTTGAAATTCTGGATAAGCGTATCATAAAAGTGTTTTTGCACTACGTATCCAGTTGTGGTTTGACAGTTAAAAATGCGAGCACAATAATCAGACAATTTTTGATAGGGAGGCACGTTGTTTCCACCAATAATCAGCACATCCCATTTAGATTTCATATTCTGCATAAACAATTGTGCACTTTCTTTTAATTTATCTGGGTCTAAAAATGTGATGTCGTCCTCGCATACAAAGACATAATCATAGTCGCGTTCTTTTGCTAACTGTAAACATTGGATATGGCTCATTGTGCAACCAATTGCACCGTTTTTGTTTTTGATTGCAGATACTCTCTCTACTTGCATATTCATTTTTTCAAATTCTTGGAGAGCGTGTTCCAATCTGTCGACACGACTGTCCAAATTAATAAATAACGTATGTTTGAATAATTCCATGTAATACATATATACTTTGGTTTAACTTTATATGTATTTTATTTGTCTATCTTAATTACTCATTCGTCCGATTTATCTGATCGTTGATCCAGATAATTGATTTTGTTTACATTTTCGCGCATCACCACGATTTCGCCTTGTATAGTACTCATAGTTAATGACTGCCCTTCTATCTTATCGTTCAGTTCTCGTTTCATTTGTTCATGTTCTTTTTGAACTCGCTTCAATTCGTCTTTTAATTCCGATATTTCAATTCGCAAATGGTCATGATTAACCGCTTCCACTGTTTGTATCTCATTATTGTTTGTTGGTGTATTGGAAATTTCTTGTACGTCAGTATGAATATTGTTTGTTGTATTATTATTCGGCATTGCTACTACCGGTTCCACATTAGTTAATGCGTTATTCGGCATTGCTACTACCGGTTCCACATTCATTAACAATGGTGGTGCTAATTCTTTCATTTGTATCTCTCTCTCGTGAATGTGTTTGTTGATTAATTCGTCCATGTTATCTATAATCGCATCTTTCTCTTGTTCTTTGAAATCCACTTCTTCGGGAACAGGTTTCGCATACATACGTTCGTATTCTTGTTTTTTTTCTTCAAATTCTCGATTTGTTTGTTCTCCAATATTATTTGGTACGCTCGGTGGCGTCTGTATTTGCGAAGGGTAATTATTCTGTGAGTGCTGTATTTGCGAAGGGTAATTATTCTGTGACTGCTGTATTTGCGAAGGATAATTAGTAGGTGACTGCTGTATTTGCGAAGGATAATTAGTAGGTGGCTGCTGTATTTGCGAAGGATAATTAGTAGGTGGCTGCTGCATTTGTGAATGATAATTAGTAGGTGGCTGCGAAACAAATGCATTCGAAGGCGGAGGAGTTACAGTTTCTTCGCGTTGAACAGGGATGGAATGAACGGATTTCACCATAAAAGTGAGAACATCTTTGTTGAGATTATTCAACTCCTCAATAGACAAATTCTTACCTTCGTTTTGCATATAAAACTTCTCTATTATAGAACGAAACCACTGTTCCTTTGAAACATGGGAATGTGTCTGAAAGTAATCGTTCACATAAATATTGTTGTTTACAATGTTCCAAATTACCTTTTGGTTCTCGGGATGGACTAGTGCACTCATGAATATAAGTATATATAAGTTATGTTCATGTAAGTTTTTTATTTATGTTTACGAGTTTTGTTTTTATTGGTTCGAGAACCCTTCTTTGTTTTTCTACCGTTATTCTTTTTATATTTTTTCCCACCTTTTTTGTCGTCTGTGGGCTTCGCTGCCTGAAATGTGATGGTCCTTTTAACAGATGGAAAGAAATCTGATGGTCCTTTTAACGGGTCAGGATCGGACGATGTTGCCCAGTAGATGTAATTCTTAAGTTGGTTCAAATAATAGTCAACTTGTTGCATAGAACTAGACGAAGGAATTTTTTTCCTAACCGATGTAATCGATTTCGCCACATAACTTCTATCTCCGCTAAATTCAGATGGAAATACTTTTGTTTCTATGACGGTACCTTTTGGAACAGTTTTATTTTTCGCAGTTTGTTCGTCTAGGATTAGTTTTTGTTCATTTTCAGAGCTCATTTGTATACTCTAGAGATATTATTTGTTAAAATATTTCTCACGCAACTTTTTCATTTTACGGTCAGATATGCGTGTACGTTGCATATGTTCAAAAATATCCTTGCGGTTCTTCGAATTTTTACCAAGTTTTTCAGTCAACATAGTGATAATAAAATACATACTATACATTCCACATTCGGTATTTTGCATCTGATGTTCGAACTCATTGATGTGAACGTTGAATTTTTGTTCCTTCTGTAAATTTTGAATTAATTGATGTACTTCCATCGGAGGCTTAATGCCGTTGCTATCAAAATAATATACATCCTTATTCTTCAAATCAATGTACATTGATACCCAATGAGAACCAGATCCGTTATGTTTATCTAAATTAAATACAATGCCCACATTGTTTATTCCTTCAGATAGGTATTTGTCTATATTCATCTTGCATAGTTCTTGGCAAACGCATTTACCATAATAATATAGCGGTGTACTATTGAAATCAATCGGTGTAGGTCCAATGAACTTGAAATCTGTATGCACGCCTTCGTATTGTTCTAGCACTTTTAAAATATCGTGGTTCGTCAACCACGTCACTGGGTTATTTTTCCATTCACTGGGTTGGAATGGTGCGAACAACTCCTTTTTCAGGTCTTCTCGAATAAATTCGTCGTTAATAAGTTCCAACCAGCAATCTTCACGTTCACATTGAGTGACTTTTGTTTTCAATTCATTCCAAACCGTTTTAGGGTTGGTTGATTTTATCATGTTGTCTGGATATTGTTGATTGAATGCATCCTTAATGATTTGTAAAGTATTTTTTTTCATACACGAGTGACGAAGATGCAAATCGGATTTGCTAGACGGATTGCAATGTATTTTTTTTAACGTTTTTCTCTTTTGTTTATGGTGTTTCTTTTTCGTAGTTGCAACCATTTAGTATATACTTACTAAATATTTTAGTGCTTGTTTCGTTTTATAATGGACTTACCCCATACAGACCTCTCTCGAATTTCCGGTTCAGACTGTTCGCGTATGTTATCAAACAAAGTATCTACTTCGTCATCTTGTTTATTATATTCGTTTTTGTTCTCTATTTCTTTCATCTTAAAATAATTAATCAACGTCTTTACGTATCCATCAAATGCATCATTCACTTCGGTTGTTATATTCTTGTATCGGTTCGTTAGTAATTCTTCGGTGACTTCCAGTATATCGTCCTTATAACAGGCAATCTCATCATATTGCGTCTGTATCTTGTTAAACTCATCCGGATTGTTTTTAGAAACATATTTGTGATATTGTGATTTGTTCATCAACAATTCTAAAGTGATTTGTTCAACAAAAGCGTTTTTTTCCGGAACCGCCGCGATTTCCTCTCCCGATACGTCCATCTTATATAACAAATAGACAATGTTTTTCTTTACATTTGTTTCTATCAAACAAAAATAGATATAACACATTATCATTTAGTAATATCGCTGCAACAAAATCTATTATAATAGTATAATAGATTTCAAATGAGTAGTCTTGGAGGAGGATTTCAAGGATTTTCCGCAAAACAAACTATAACTAATTACAAAGATGGACAACAAACTTCAACCCGCGATATTCTACGCAGAGCATGGAACACTCCTTTCGCTACTGGAACCGTCAATGGTGAAGTACGTAGAGTTACCCCATTTAGAGCAGTGAACAACTCGGGTGACTTCCTGCTTCGTCAGAACTACAATAGCAAGGGAGCAAACCCTGATAGCACTGGTATCCCTTCCGCCAACACCAACCCCCGATTTGTCGCTGATTCATCTGACTATGTGAAATACAGAAGACAGGTAAGCGTGAACCGTAACTACAATGATTTAGCAAACGGTGGAGACGAGCACAACGGGTCGGTGACTTTCTTAATGAACGTCAGAAACTAAATATTTTATACGGATGGGTAAATATATGTAAATATGATATAGGATGATGATATTTACAAAAAATAATTTGAATAATGGTTCGCTCTCGTCTACCCGAGCAATGCCTCTCAAAGATAGCACCTCTGATAATGGTAGTAGATTTAGTTCTGCGCGTGAGGTTTATACCGAAACTACACCTGATACCAGTCAAAAAAAATGGTTTGGAAATCGCGACTCATCTAGTGTGATCGAACGAAGGAAGAACAATGCTATCGGCAAAGGAAGCATTAATGCTAACAACCAGGCATTGTCTTTCACTGCACACAACGAAATTAACAGTGTAAATAGCGCATTAAGGAGAACTCGTGCGAGCGGTTCTACGGTTCCTGCGAAAAGGACTGGATCCACAAAAATATTTTAAGTGTATCGAATTGTTTTCGTTGATTATAGTATATAGACGATGTATAACTATTTAGTTGAATTTATTGCTACCACATTTTTCGTATACGTGATTTTGTCCACTGGTAATCCTCTGGCGATTGGTGCTGCTTTAGCGTTAGCGATTTTAATCACCTCAGATATCTCTGGGGGTCACTTGAACCCCGCCGTATCTGTTGTAATGGCCTCTGCCGGCAAATTGCCTATTAGCGAATTGCTTCCCTATAGCATTGCACAAGTTCTCGGTGGTTTGGTTGCTCTTGAGATATACAAGAGGAACAAGGAGTAAGTCAACAATATTAGATTGAATAAATTATGAAATTTATTCAATATTGGATTCAAAACGTATTAAAACGTTACCACACTGTCTTCAATTGCTAAAACTTTAAGTAGTTTGTTAACATCGCCATCATACATCGACCAACATGTTACTAGGTCAAATGCCTGGTCATCTGCATTTCTGAGAACCTTGGGTTCAAATTCCCCATTGGAATTGGAATTTGCTTCTTGATTGCAACTTATATAATTTGGATTATATGTATACTCTTCAAGAGATTCACGTACATCCTTCTCTCTGCCTGCAAATTTTGCCTTGAAATCGTTGAAATTCATTATCCTTTTGATACCATACTCATGAATAACGTTATCCTTGTCGGATACCTTCACATTTGAACCGCCACGTTTAGTGCGAGACTTTGCATTTTTACGACTACCTTTCTTATATTTCCGTGTCTTATTCACACCTTTTTTACCGCGCTTGGTCGTCTTGTTGACTCTGGTTTTACCACTCTTTGCGTTTTTCATATATATATACACTATGTAGATATATATGTGTGTGTTCTCCATTTACTTGGTTTTTAAAAGGAGTTTGTAAAGAATATACAATCCGACAATGGATAGCGAACTCATGTAAAACTGAGTTCCCATATTCAGGTCCGAGAACTCAAGTACATTATCTTGTTCGTCATCTGAGTCGTCAGTTTCTTCTGTTTTGGAACCAGTCAATTGGTCCTTCATTTTATTTACTAAAATTAAAAACTCATTATCTGTTTGTTTCACATCCACTTGTTCTTTTTCTAAAACAGGTAGTGCAAACAGAGAACCTTGTAGACTGCTACTGCTCGTTTCGGGTGTGTCCTTATCTTCCATTTTAGTCGATGAAGAAGAAAAAGCTTTCTGTTGGTCTTTATTGGGAGAACTGTCCAAGTACAAATAATTCATTGTTATACATTGAACTCACATATTTTTACTACTAACTATTTGTTAAATCAATATAAATGGTTGAATCTAGGTTATAATAACTGCAACAAGGACATCCGCATTATGTGTGGAATATTTGCTGTCTTGAACAACAATGATTTGATTATTACAAAAGACATCATGAAAGATGCCTTCAAAAAAGGCGAACATAGAGGTCCGGAATATTCAACACTAAACTCTATTTCGATCAAAACGATTATGGGATTTCATCGACTTGCGATTAATGGACTGGATGAAGTCTCTCATCAACCAATTAACATAGGCAATATCACGCTAATATGTAATGGTGAAATTTATAACTACAAACAACTGTACACTCTATTGCCCGAATATGTGTCCCCTACGACAAATTCGGATTGCGAGGTAATTATTCATCTGTACAAAGCATTTGGAATGGATACCACCCTACAATTGCTCGACGGTGTATTTTCGTTTGTTCTTATTGACCAGTTATTGGGAAAAAACGCCACCAAACTGTATGTTGCCCGCGACCCCTATGGAATTCGACCACTTTTTATCATGAATAATACGAACTCGTCAGACAGCGACAGTGTTATCGCCTTTGCTAGTGAAATGAAATCGCTGAAACCAATCCAAGACGAAATAAACGAATATTATACAAACAAACGTGACGAAATATTGATGGACAATCCCCGTGCAAACCTCAAAAACAAATATAAACAATATCAAATTCAACCCTTCAAACCGGGTTCGTATCAAGTATACAAACTCCCATTTCATGTATCCCCTCACTGGAAGTTAGAAAAGCAAGTCAAATATAACACATTCGCATTCAACACGAATGTGTTTACGAAGAAATATGATTTTGATCACATAATGGTCAACATTCAAACCTACTTCAAGGAGGCAGTCTTTAAACGCTGTATCGCAGCAGACCGTCCCATTGCGTGTTTGTTATCAGGTGGACTGGACAGTAGTTTGGTAACTGCCTTGGTAAACGAATATCACAAAATGAACAACCTGCCTCAACTTGAGACATATAGCATTGGTATGGAAGGGTCGGAAGATCTAAAATATGCACAACAAGTCGCCGATTATCTTGGTACAAAGCATACGCAGGTCACCGTCAGTGAAGAAGAGTTTGTAGACGCCATTCCTAAGGTCATCTATGATATTGAAAGTTACGATACCACCACAGTTCGCGCAAGTGTTGGTAACTGGCTAATTGCGAAATATATTTCAGAACACAGCGAAGCAAAAGTCATTTTCAATGGCGATGGTGCAGACGAGTTAATGGGTGGATACCTATATATGAAACACGCTGGAAATTGTGTAGAATTCGATAAGGAATGCAAACGATTGCTAACGAATATCCACCAATTCGATGTGCTACGTTCAGACAGATGTATCTCGTCCCATGGATTAGAACCAAGAACTCCTTTTTTGGATCGTACGTGGGTGAATTACTATTTGTCTCTTCCATTCACTCTTCGTTATTCGAAAGATGACCAAGAAAAATATTTGATTCGTAAAGCGTTTAGTGAGGAATATTTCAACAACCGAGAAGGAATATCTTTACTTCCACCAAGCATTCTGTGGCGCCGCAAAGAGGCATTCAGTGATGGCGTTGCGAATGAAAAAACCACCACACGTGAAATTATTTACAAACATATTCATAGTCTAGATAGTCACGCACAATTTGTTTCGTTGTTTAATGACCCGAATATTGATAACAAAGAAAACATTTTGAAATTGGTAAAAGCGGTTCCCGAAACAAAACACCTAACTCACTTGTTGCCGGAAACGCTGGAACAATTTTATTATCGTTATATATTCGAGATCCATTACAAGGGTTGTGGAAAAGCCATTCCTTATTTTTGGATGCCCAATTACGTAAAGGCACAAGACTCCAGCGCACGTAGTTTGGATATTTATAAAGAAGACGTAGAAACTGACTATGCGGTTTTACCAAATGCACCCGATGACTTTGCATAAAAAATACAGTATTCACAAGTAAATATACTTACATAGAACGAGTATATTTACTAATTTTCACGTATACAATCCATCTATATATGATTGAATATCGTCTAATTCAAATAAGGACAACTTGTTTATAAAATCGCCAAAATTCGTTTTTTTATGTATACCGAAATCCTTTCTTTCAATCTCATTGTGTTTGATTTCTTCAAACACGTCAGACATAAGATTATATGTTCGGTCGTTCGTTTTAATCAAACGTAACGTTTTCTGCAAACATACGAATGTATTTGTGGTGAAGATTTCTTTCAAGTTTGATAAATCGTTCGCTTTGGATATATCTGCAAAGTCATCTACATCGTTATTCGCTATAAAATGAGCGAACATTTGACAGAAACCATGTGAACCCATTTTTTGATACAAATGATACGGGTCAATCAATTCCCATTTTCGATGTATTCGTCCTCTGGTTACGATTTTTGTTCTACACGCTACTCGAAAATGGGTTTCATCGTCGTCGGGTTTTCTTACATTGTAACCATAGTAGATAAATAAGTCCAAATCCTGTACACGATCATCAGTCCAAGGAATGCACGCTTTTGACTGTTCAATATCAAATACCTGTACATGTGTGTTGATTTGCTTATAGACATCAACTTGACCAAGTATTTCTATAAACAAGGTTAAATAATCATTGAATGTATTCAACATTTTTATTGGAATTTCTAATTATATATTGTACAATTCTACAATATATATTTCAATTTTATCTTCATTACAAACGGTATCTAAAACTCCGTGCTAAAGTCAAATACTTCTTCTTCGTTATCCTTTCCGCTCTTGTCCGCCAAAGCATACTCTGCATTCGTGCGCTCAAAAAAGTTCACCTTGGACTCTATGCTAATGAGTTCCATGAAATCAAAAGGATTAGAAGAATTATACATCTTGTCGTATCCTAATTGGACACACAGTCTGTCCGCAACGAACTCAATGTACTGAGACATCAACTTGGAATTCATACCAATCATGCGACAAGGAATGGCTTCCAAAATAAATTCCTTTTCAATCTCCACTGCCTCTTTTACAATTTCGTGAATTTTGTCCGGAGTTAATTTTTTATGTAACTTGGAGTACATCAAAATAGCAAACTCAGTGTGAAGCGCCTCATCACGAGAAATGAGTTCATTAGAAAACGTCAATCCGGGCATCAATCCTCTCTTCTTAATCCAATAAATAGACGCAAAGGAAGAAGAAAAGAACAGACCCTCTACTAACGCAAACCCCACCAAGCGAGTAGCGAAATCGCTGTTATCGTCGTTAACCCATTTTTGTGCCCAGTTGAATTTCTTCGCAATGCAAGGATAATTTTGAGTAGCTGCGAACAACTTGTCTTTTTCTTCGGGGTCTTTAATATATGTGTCTATCAACAGGCTATACATCTCTGAATGGATGGTTTCAATGGCTATTTGGAATGCATAGAACGCACGGGCCTCTGATACTTGAACTTCGTTCATGAAACGGGTACCCAGATTGTCCGTAACTACGGCATCGCTACTAGAAAAAAAAGCTAAAATCATTTTAATAAAATTGCGCTCATCGTCACTCAATTTGGCCCAGTCATTCATATCTTGTGCGAGTGAAACTTCGCCGGTATGCCAAAACGAATCGATGGATTTTTTATACATTTCCCAAATATCATTGTATTGAATGGGAAACATTACATAGCGGCTATCGTCTGGTGTAAGAAGTGGTTCGAGTGCAGTGGCTGCATTATGTGCATTGTCGGACATATTGTTCCTAAATAATATAGTCAGTAGATTTTTATTTCATTTAGAAAATATACTTACAGTGCACACAGTGCATTTTGCCGGTTACAGTTGCACGATAGTAAACGTGAGTAGTAATTATTTAAATTGGTCGACATCAATGAGATTATTATTATTATCGAGAGATTATTTAGGTCATTAATATAAGGAATGCCAGGACAAAACAAACATACTTCTGAACCGGAACTTGGTGAAGAACCTAGCAGTCGCCGTGGTCGCCGTGGTCGCAAACAAAACGAAAAAGAAATTTTGCGAGAACATATGATTGAAACATTTGATAAGGACACAATTATTCAAAAACAGCGACAATTATACGAGAATTTACAATACTTATCTGAAAAGGAAAAAAAAGAATTTGAGGCAAAGTTCACTACGCCTAGAAACGATGGTCAAAAATACTATGCTCGTCTATTAAAACAAAAAAGCAAAAAAATTGTCGTTGCTACGGGACCAGCCGGAACTGGAAAAACGCTGTTGGCTACCGAGCAGGGCATTCGCATGTTTCTTTCTGGTGGATACGATAAGTTGATTTTCACTCGCCCTTCTGTATCCGTTGACGAAGATCTCGGATTTTTACCCGGTACATTGGAAGAAAAGATGGCTCCTTGGATACGTCCTATATACGATGTGTTATATAACTTTATCACTCCAAAAGAAGTCACCGTATTACTAGAAGAAAAAGTCATAGAAATCGCTCCACTGGGATATATGCGAGGTCGTACGTTTAAAAATTGCTGGATCGTTGCGGACGAAATGCAAAATTCAACCATTTCTCAAATGAAAATGTTAATGACTCGTCTGGGTGAAAATAGCAAACTGGTAGTGACCGGCGATTTAGACCAATACGATCGCGCAAGTGATATTAATGGATTAGACGACTTTTTAGATAAATTTCGCGGAAAGCGTTCCTCGAGCATTAGTAGCGTTGAATTTCAAAATCACGATATACAGAGAGAGGAAGTCGTAAAAGAAGTGTTGGACATTTACGCAGGAGAAGTCCCACCTGTATATTCTGATGACGAAGAAGAACCCTCCGAAATGAATGCTGAAATAGAAAAAGATTTAACAGATTCCAAATAATTGCGTGTTCTCATTTTAGGCGCTATACGTGTATAATAAAATGTATTCTTTTATTATAGAAATGAAATTCTCGTTGAAAAATGTTCTCCAGTTTCAACCATTATTAAAGAGCCAATTGGTATTGTATATGTTTTTATTCATTGCCTTGTTTGAAATCGTTCATTTTGGAACAAACCAGAATGTAAATGGCGTCCTTTTGATGTTTTTAATCGGTTTCTTGACTTCATTTTTCAGTAAGAATATGATTATTATCTTGTTTTCCGCTATTGTGTTTACCAATCTAATTGTATATGGTTCTCAACTCAAGTATAGAGAAGGGTTTGATAAGAAGGACGAAGTCATCAAGCGAGTGAAGAAAACCAAAAAGTCGGAAGAAGAATTAGAAGAAGAAGATTCTAAAAAAGAAATGACAAAGAAGGATATCGAAGAACAGTTCTCTAGTTTACAGAAAGAACTCCCCGAGTTCCAAAAAATCCAATTTGAAATTTTAGACAATCTGGAGAAAATGGACCCCCTTCTAGAAAAGGCGGAAAGCTTCATCAATAAATATTCGGAGTACAGAGACAGCAACCGTCGTTAATTTGGTGTAAATTGCAATTGATAATATCCTTTCATAATATAAGAGAATACTATCAATCATGGTCTTCAAAGCCATTGCAAAATTCATTGCCATGATTCCCAAAATATTTAAAATTATTACAGGCGTCATCATGGGCATAAAAGATATATTTTTAGGTTTAGCCAGAGAATTTGAAGAATTTCCACAAGGTGCATATTATTTAGGTATGCACGCGGCCATATTTGTTCAATACTTGGGCGTTTTCGCATTTACAAATCTTTTCTGCGCTATGCAAATGATCCAGAACTTTACCTCTTGCTTTTTTTGGTATGCATTGGACATTTTCGGCAAGATATTGTATTTAATACCACAATTAATCATAATGTTTTTAATGTTTCTAGGCATTCCAGCAGATGAACTTGAAACACAGTTTTGGATGTTTATGGAGGACATCGACAGAATGGTGGTGGATGCAAGTGGTTATCACATTATTCACTTTCCCAAAGACATCCGCGATAAATGTTTCAATTGTAAACGGTTGAAGACAAGCGTACTAATTAATAAAGCCAATGATGCATTCGGAGATCTCAAGGACCCGATTATCCCACTGATGACTGGCGGCATTGTGGATATGTTCAATGGTGCTCGTAGCGCAGTGAATGCAGTATTGGGACCAATCGGCATCCGTATATAAGAACATCCAATAAATTTAGCACACATACGTAATGGAATATTATAGAATGATATAGTATAATATGCCCAAAAAGTGTACCAGCCCAGGAGTTATATGTATTGAGAACGTAACCCTTTTATTCATTGTCATTATTATTGCGATCATCGGATATTTGTTGTATCAAGTATACAATCCGGCGATGAAGACGTCTGATACAATCCTTGTAAAACCTACCAAAATTATTCAGGACATTCAAATGCCCATCATGGACGATGCGGGCGATACGATGAATGACCCATATGCGCCTCCTTTGAAACGTAATCAATATTTACAACCTACTATGGGAGGAGATGTCCGTGGACTTCCCATCAATATCAAAACGCGCGCTACTGGTCATGATTACCAGCAAATGGGCATTTTAACCAAACAGGGTGGGAACAACGAGAACTTAATTTTACCACTGATGGGTCGCCGTATTATGACTGGGCGCGATAGATGGCAGTATTATACAATGTCCAATACTGGTTTTGTTAATACCAAGCTTCCCATTAGCGTGAATGGAAAAAGTTGTTCTGGAGAATATGGATGCGATATTATGAACAATGGAGATGTTGTCTATGCAGAAGGATACAATGATACGTTCAATGCAACCATTTATGAAAACAGCACACTGAACTATATTCCTTACCTTTAGACGAATTATAATTTGGTAAAAAACTCTACCACATTATATATATAAAGCAATGAGTGAAGAAAATACATTTGATTTAATAGACGAAACAAAGATTAAATTTGATAAAGAAATTATTTATGATTATCCTTTGACAACCACTTATGCAAGCGAATTTGTAAAAGGGAACGATGTATTTCAAGCACCAGTTACATACAGCATTGATAATAACTTTTATTATACTTCTGATGGAAAGACCTCCGAGTTCAACTTTTCAAAAATTCATATTGGAAAACTTGTTCACGACAATGTCGAGAACGTGAGTGCAAATAATAATAAGATTATAGGCGAAGTCGTATTAGAACATTCTTCGAATTGTTATGTGTGTTTTTTTCTAGAGAGTTCAAGTGCTACCGAAAAAAACTCTTTAGATGCGATTTTATCAGGAGGTTCTGCTAATTATGAAGTTGAATTGAATAATATTATTCCAAAACAAGACAAATGCATTCACTACAAGGATGGAAGCAAGAATGTGTTTGTATTTACCACTCCTATATACACTGAAGCCACATCAATTGACCCAATTATTAGTAACAGTTTATTCAACAAATACCCCAGTACAGATGATTACATTGTAATTCCTGGAAATTATCTTAATCAGCGCGATGATGACCAGATTTACATTGATTGTAGTCCGACGGGAGCAAGCGACGATGAGATAAATACTTACAACGTGCCCATCAATTCCAAGATGATGAGTGAAAAACAGCAATCTGATTTTATGGGCACGACCGTGAATTTCGCATTTTTCACGATTCTATCGCTAGTGGGATACTTTATTATTCCAATGTTTTACAAAAAAGTGGTGATAGATATGATATTGTTTATGAACCCAGGCACTGGAGATGAAGTAAACAAAGACAGATTGAAAGCAATCGCCTCTGCTGATGTCGGCATCATACTCACATTTGTATCGGCTATTATGTTATTTTATACAATGGGCATGACGGGTGACTCCAGATATACGTCTTTGTCCTTAATGCTTTCTCTTATTGCTGTTTTGTCTGCATCATTAATTACAATGAAGAAGTCCAATCCAGACTTCTTGCGAGCAATCAGTAGTAACGGTCGGGTCATTCAATTAGAAATCCCTATGACTACCATCAAGGATGAAATTACAAAAAAATCAACCGAAGTTCCAGTGGGAGTATCTTCTAGTCTTGGAGACATATTCAAAACAATTGGCGATTTCTTCGGGTTCTTATTAAAATTAACCCCTGCATTCCTAGCAATCACCCTTGTTGGTGCTGCAATTCCACAGATTATCAGGTCGATGGGTATCTTAACACCCGAAACTGCTAGTTCATTGACCATAGGTGGCGTGCTATTCTCTATGACTGGACTCGTTTGTTTCAAGTTGATCGACAAAGTCGAAAAATTAAGTAAAGGTGAAGAAGCATAACTCACGATTGCATAGAAATTAATAAATAATTAGAACGATTGGCTCTATTTATTTATACTTGAACAAATTTAATACATGGAAGCAGTTCCAACATCCTCGGCAACAGGTTTGAAAGCAGTCTCGGTGAATATAACAGGATCGCTATGTCCAATGGGGGCCATCTGCTCTACGATCTCTTCTTCAAGAGTGTCTTTCTTCTCGGGGTTCATCTTCTGCATCTTCTGGTCCTTCTTCACTTGAGAAGGAGTGTGCTCCTGAATAGCGGCTTTGCCGGTCTGTTTAGAACTGCGTCTTAACAATTCATACGCAACAAACACGTATAAAATAGCCACCAGGGGGTTAGCATTGAAGAACAAATAAAGAGTAACTGCTAAAACACCGACCATGCCTAGGGGAGAATCGACCATATTGGAAACAAATCCGGGGTTCTCAACGGGGAAAACAATATACATTACAAACACGACAAGCGCAATTAATTCTACTTGTGTTAAGGAGTTGAACATTTTTGGAAGTTTCATCATTTCTATATTATAGATTAGTATTTTATTTTTACCTATAATCAACGAAAATATTTGAAAATTGAAATATCCTAAATACAAATAATCTTATGTAGTAATCATATACATACCAAGATGAATAGAAAGAAGAACATCAAGCAACCAACTATCAAGGACAGTTTCCTTCTGACCCCCGAATACAAAGAAAATGTGCGCATTTCATCACATTTGGGGAGAAAAGGGTATACCATCCCAAAATCGACATTATCCGAAAAAGACATTGCTTGTTTAAAAGAAGAATTATTGGTAAAACCAGTAGAGATGAAAATGAATTATGGTGCACCAGGTGCAGCTGGTTCCAATGCGTTCCCGGTGTACAAAGAAAACGACAAAAAAATATACATTCCTCGCTTTTATGGGGTTGAACGTTATGGGTTGCCTGATAAAAGCGAACTCCAGGAGGGAGACGACATTGACGTAACCTTTGATAAACAGGTCCGCGATTACCAGGAACACATTATTGGTGTCTATATGAACCACATTGGAGAACCCATATCAAAAAACAACACGCAAAATGGTAACGGAGGCATACTGGAGGTTCCTTGTGGTAGAGGCAAGTGTTTGAGCAAAGATACGCCAATAATGATGTATGATGGGTCTATTAAGATGGTTCAAGATGTAAAAGTTGGAGATAAACTCATGGGGGACGATTCTACACCAAGAAACGTGTTGACTCTCGCACGAGGAAAAGAGATGATGTACAAAGTGATACCAAACAAAGGTGATAGTTACACAGTGAACGAAAGTCACATACTATCATTGAGATACAGTACATCCATGAACAAAAATACCCCCAAGGGCACTGTGGTTGATATGTCTGTATTAGATTATTTGAATTTACCCAAATCTTATCATGGTAGAGGAGGTCCCTTGGTTGGATATCGTGTGCCTATTCAATTTCCTAAGAAAGATGTGGACATAGACCCGTATTTGCTTGGATATTGGTTAGGTGACGGTCATTCAAAAGGATCTGTTATTTCCACACAAGAGTCCCATGTATTGACGCATTTGCAAAACAATTGTTTTCCAGAAAATCATCCCGAATTGTATTTGCAGTATACAGGCGCACAATACGATTATCGCATTAATTCTACGAAGAAAGGCGCTGGTTGTAATTCATTCATGAATGGTTTACGTAAATATAATCTTATCAATAACAAACACATACCTCATGATTATAAATGTAATGACCGCGAAACACAGTTAGCATTGTTGGCTGGGTTGATGGATTCAGATGGGTCTGTCCATGATAACTGTTATGATATTCTTCAAAAAAACGAAATCCTTTTGGACGACATCATTTTCGTCGCACGTTCACTTGGGTTTGCAGCTTATAAAAAAGAATGTAAAAAATCGTGCGTATACAAAGGAGAAAAAAGAGAAGGAACCTATTATAGAACGTGTATTCACGGGAAAGGGTTGGAAGAAATACCGGTAAAATGTCCTCGTAAAAAAGCAAATCCCAGAAAGCAAACAAAAGAAGCTTTGAATACCAGAATTCGGTTAGAACAAGTCGGCATTGATAACTATTATGGGTTTGAAATAGATGGGAACCGACGTTTTGTATTGGGAGATTATACCGTCACACACAATACAGTAATGGCGCTCAAAATCATCTCCAATCTCCAGAAAAAGACGTTAATTATTGTTCACAAGGAATTCTTGATGAATCAGTGGATAGACCGCATTGAAGAGTTCTTGCCTGGAGCGAGAGTTGGTAAAATACAGGGTCAAAAATTCGACATTGAAGACAAAGACATCGTTATCGGTATGTTACAATCGCTCTACGACAAAGATTATGGTCCCACTGGATTTCAGAGTTTCGGTTTAACCATTGTGGATGAGGTGCACCGCATAGGAAGTGAACAATTTTCCAAAACACTATTGAAAGTGACCACTCCAAATATGCTGGGTATTTCAGCAACAGTGGATCGTAAGGATGGATTGACCAAAGTATTGTATATGTTCATTGGAAACAAGATCTATAGCGAAGAACGAAATGATGACGACCCTGTATGTGTGCGCGCAATCCATTTTCACACGAACGACAACGAATTCAATGATGTTGAGGTGGATTATAGAGGAAATACAAAATATAGTACGATGATTACCAAATTATGTGCGTATGACCCGCGTACACGATTTATCATCCAGGTGTTACAGGATTTATTGAGCGAAGACCCCGATAAACAAATCATGGTGTTATGCCACAATCGCAGTTTATTAACCGCAATCTATACCTATATTCGCACTTGGAACAATGACGAAGAAATGATTGGATATTATGTGGGCGGCATGAAACAAGTCGATTTGGAAAAAACAGAGAAGAAACGCATTGTGTTGGCCACGTATGCGATGGCGGCGGAAGCGCTCGACATCAAAACGCTATCTACATTGGTGATGGTGACCCCTAAAACAGACATTACACAATCGGTCGGTCGAATTTTACGCGTAAAGCACACCAAACCAATTATCGTAGACATTATTGACCAACACGATCCTTTTCAGAAACAATGGATACAGCGACGTAGATATTACAAAAAATGCAACTACAAAATTATTCAAAACAACAGTAAAAAATATACAAATATGATGAATGCTGACGATACAAATGAATGGAAATTGGTGTTTGACCCGAAGGACAAAACTACGAAAATGGACGAAGAGAAAGAGCTGAAAATAGAACGAAAATGTTTAATTGCGTTTGATAATTTGGAATAATATACACATATAACTAATCAACTTTGTATTTTAAATAGGCTACCTGACTATCTAATTCTTTGTCTACTTGAATTTGATACCAACACTCATAATCATTCATAGTAATTGGACCCTTCAAATTTTTCTCTAGGGTTGATTTCAGCATATTCGCGTGACTTTTTATCGCCCTGAATGATTCAACGCATTCAGGGTGATAATTTTTTATTTGTTTATACAATGTTAGGAGCGAACTCATATCATTGGGTAGTAGCGCAGCGGACATCGTAGTAATAATAAGACAATCTATTTCTTTTGTGTCTTTCTCTTCTTGTTGCTTTTCTTTTTCAATTTTCTGTTTGTCTTGGTCTTCTTCTTGGTTGTTTTTCTCTTATGTTTCCTTCCACCACCTTGTTTTAACGCAACTAATTCTGCACCACCAGAAGTACCGGTCGGTGTAATGTTGGGTAACACATTTCCTTCTGTGAACTCGAAAAATCCTCCTCCAGTTCCAGACATGATATATATTGGACAGAGATATTTTGCAAACAAGATAAAGTGATCATGCATAGGTATATATGACTAAACTTCCTGCGAAATCGTGGGATTATATACCAGAACTAGAATACGAAAAAGATTATGTAGTGGAGTTTGAATTGTGGAACTTGCGTGCTATTTTACGCAATATAAACGAAAACAAGCGCGCGGCCTCGCCAGTCTACCAAAAACTGGTCATTCCTCATTTGCAAGAATTAGTAGATAAATTGGAAACATTGGAGGCGAAACTAGATAGAGAAATTGAGACAGACGGGGACAAAACCATCTACGATTTGGTAGATGAATAAAATTGAAAAGGAAACAACAACAACTGTTATATCCAGTAATCAACTCATCAACTAACGAATTCAACAATGTGCTCCAATACGGATGGACGATATATGTCTTTGGCGACAGAAGAGGCGTCAAAATCACCCATTACTAATTTCCAACTGGGTTGTATAGCTGTCGTATCAGGGAAAATTGTAGCACGAGGATGCAATAATTATAGGACCTATTCCAAGGATGGCATGATCGGTCAATCTTGTTCATGCCATGCAGAAATCAGTGTATTGCGAAAATGCATGAAGCAAAATATAACTAAAAAAATAAATATATATGTGGCGAGAGTGTCTACTATGGGAGATATGCTATGTTCGGCTCCGTGCATCGACTGTTTCTTGAAAATGAAAGAGTTCAATATAAGGAGTATCATTTATATTGACCATAGCGGAAATACAGTAAAGCGAAATTTCGACGACTTTCACACGTCCCATACAACAAGCGGCAAGAAAGCGATCCTTACAAAGCGTGTAAAGTGTTTATGATATGTGTCTGCATATCATTATTTGTTTGTAAAATTGAAAGAACAATTGTTTTTTATTGAATATGCAACAATTAGACAATCAATCATTCATCATGGAAGGAGAAACACACGTTCATTGGCCCGATATTACTCATCCAGCGGATGCACAAGCATTTCAATCGCTGGGATTAAAAAAACTATTGTATATTGGTCCCTGGTTTCATCTTGAACCCACTATTCACGCGGAGTTTCGAAATATCAAAGAGTTTATTTATGTAGATACACAACCACTTGGAGAAAATGAAACAAAACCATACGATACAAACTCATACAAAACCAATTTCGTCGAAGATTTGATGACGAAATGTGCTTGTTTTGGATATGAATTGATAAGTGATTACATGATTGACCCTGAACATGTAAATACCGTATTGAACCGCAGTCAGCGCACAAAATGGCGTGTCGATTATCCTCACATTAACCCACATATGTTCAAATTTGAAAATAAATACACTAAGCAAATATTAAAATATTACATTTCAACCAATTTCCTGTATACGATGAATAAAGAATTACGAACAGATATGTGTGAGGCAGACGGATTAATTCTGAGTGGATATTTTCCTCATAAAACGTTATTGCATTATTTCCCCCAACCAAAAACAATCATTGGGTTTACTGAAACTGTGTATCCAGTTGGTGAACTATCGCATTATCTAGAAGAAGACAATATAATTCCGTCGTTGATAAATGATACGAATACCGACACCCCTTATTGGGCAAATAACTATTTCTTATTGTCTATTCATACAAATCATATGGTAAAATGTGAAAATATAACCGAAATGGGCGACCTATCTGTTCATGAAATAGACCGCCGATATGGATATGAAGTGTAATATACCGACTTATAAAAAATCTTACTGTATATATGCGTTAGTCGTATTGAAAATATGTATTTTTTATACTTTATGTAGTGAGTTATAAAAAGAACGTTTTTGACATGGGAAAGTATATTTGGTTTTGCACTTTTGGACATTTTAAAAAATGTCCATTTTTCATTTTTGTGAGAAAGTCTTGAGAAAAAAAAACTAAAAAACGGGTTCACAGCATAATGCAGTGATTGCATTTTTTCAAAAAAATATTTGGCTGCATAATTTTTTATTTTAATTATGTAGAAAAATCATTTAGGGGATTTTTTACTATCATTGTATGGTAGTAAAATGGTAGTAAAAAATCCCCTAAAATCAATCCAGATATTTGAATGCACGGATTGTTACTATAGTACGTGCAATAAAAAAGATTATAATAAACATTTGTCCACTGCAAAACATAAAATGGTAGTAAATGGTAGTAAAAAATCCCCAAAAATCCCCAAAACTGAAAATAACAATTTCGTCTGCATTTGCGGTAAGGTATATAAATACGATAGTGGGTATTATCGTCACAAAAAGGTATGTAATGCAGATGGAAATGCGAATTTGCAGCAAAACGAAGTAGAAATCGACCCGTCACAAGACTCTATACACACTATGATGGAGTTAATAAAACAAAATCAGGAATTCAAAGAGTTGATTGTAGAACAAAATAAACACATTTTGGAATTGGCCCAAAAACCAACTACCACAAACAATACGATCAATAACAACCAAAAATTCAATCTAAATTTCTTTTTGAATGAACAATGTAAGGATGCGATGAATATTTCCGAATTTTTGGAGAACATGATGCTCGATATGGAAGACTTAACAGAAACTGGTCGACTAGGTTACGTAGACGGGATATCAAGAATTTTTATCAACAAACTGCGAGAACTCGACACATACAAACGACCATTGCACTGCACTGACTTGAAGCGCGAAACACTGTATATACGGGATAATGATGTATGGGAAAAAGAAGAGAATTCAAAACAGAAACTGAAGGAATTAGTAGACAAAGTCGCCAATAAAAATTGCAAAACCATGCGTATATGGACGGAAGAACATCCAAATTATACAGAAATGGATTCGATCGAAAACCAAGAATTTATGAAACTGTCGGATGCTATATTGGGTGGGTTTGGAGAACAAGAATCAAAACAATTCCGCGATAAAATCATCAAAAGTGTAATCAAAGAAGTCATGGTCAATAAAAATGTATAATATATTTGTGGATATAATTCATAAATATATTCAATTGTCTACATAAGTGATTAGCATAGTATTATAGTTTACTAATATGAACAATCTTTGCGTATTTATGCGCTACTTTAATCGGCGTCCATTTCCTATATTTACGATCGTATACACATTCCATGCGTAATATTTTTTTTAGATCGACATATTTATCGTGTTGGATATTTTCGAAATCGTCTTCATCATCGCTTTCTTCGATATAATCCAGGTTTTTATTTTCTCTGATATTTCGGAAAAGATTATTCATCGCGACGCTTGTCTTGTAGTTTGGTACATACGATAAATTGTAATAGACCGGGCTATTGTTTCTGCCGTATGCAAACAAATGATAAATATCATATTGCAAATCTGCACGAACTTCAAATACGGTCGTAGTTCTATATTGCGGTTTATTGAAGACCATTTTATAAGGTTCGATTTCAAAGTCTGTCGATAACGGCGCGACAACCTTTGTAGCATTGGGTAAACTGACGATATTTAATTTTCTAGATAAGTGCACATTCATATATGGCATGACTTCGTTTGATGAGCGATACTGAATGTGGTGAAGAGGATAATGCACACGCGATTGGATGCACTCATCGAGCGTATTTGGATATTCGTCCAATCCATCCAATTGGACATTCCATAAGAATGGCGAATAAATAGGCGTATGTTTCTCGAGACATTCAAATAATAGTTTCCACGCACCAAATTTATTTATACTCGACATTTTGCAGACATTTACGCCCTTCATAAAGAGAATGTCGTCAACAATGTATTTTTCTTTTCCCGAATGTTCGTCTACCACGCATGTCGCATACACGAGTGTCCCCATCGACAATTGAAGATTGGATTTGATATCACTATGAACCACCTTGACTATTTTTTTGTCGCGGTTTAATTCCATGATATAACAAGTATAATATTTTTGATAAAACGTAAACCATATCAACACTTTTTTACCAGTGGGGATTGCTATACATACATCATAAACAGATGAAACTTTCTTATGTGAAATTGTTTCATAGGAAAGTTCAAATTGTGGTAATCTTTTGAGAAGATACGACGTTTGGTTAGCGTTTAGAACCAACATACTATAAGAGGCACGTACTATTTATATAGTTTTAAGAAAGTGTGTGGGTAGTCTGTTCATCCATAAACTGTTGTAAATCAGTATTCAATTTTTCAATATGTTCCCGATCAAATAATTGTGTGTTTGGATTTACGCTCGTTGAATTTTGTATTTGCGTCATCATCGCATTGTATTTTTCACCATTTAGCGAACGAGACAATTTAGGTTTGGGTATACGAAACTTAACTTGTAGGTGTTGAATGACCACATGACATAGAAAAATGAACAATAAAAAAAAGAACGACTTGAATAAAAATTCTGTAAACATATGTGTAAATACTAAATATTACGAACACAAAAATATACATTTTTAAACGCCCAATGCAATTTACCAAGAAATAGTATTTGCAAACTATATAAATGTATCGTGGGTAAAGATAATAATGTCATCTATACGTTTGTTGGTAGTAGAAAAGAATGGTACCATTAAAGAAAGTGTATTGAAAACATGGAAGGAAGAAGACTTGTATAAAAAGGCTGGTTTTAAAACTAGTCAGGGGTTTGCATTGGCCACTACTTGGAAGGTTGGTGATATTAATAACAAATCCTATTCTATTCGTGTCTATGGCAAGACTGATGGTCGCGCTACCCAAGAAAACAAATATGAGTTTCCTCCCCCAATTGATGAAACATTGTTTTTCGGCAATTGTTTGATTGTAAATGTGCGAAATGATGTGCCGGTGTCTCTTACTACCGCAGAGTGGACGTGCATTTATGATAAACTGCACGGAGGTTTTGAGGAGCTGGGTGATGAAGATGAAGATGACGATGACGAAGACAGTGATGAATACGATGATGTTCCCAAGACCAAATCAGGTTATGCAAAGGACGGGTTTATTGTAGACGACGATGAACGATCTGACGATGATTATGAAGGTTCGGACGCCTCCGAAAAATTAGAGCCGTTGCCTAAGAAGAAATCAAGCAAAAAGAAGGACAGCGTTGTAAAGACGAAACCCAATAAAAATAATGAAAAAGTCAGCGTTCCCGACAATGTCTTTATGGAACTTAGCAATGAAATAGATGAGTTATTTGATAGCACAAGCGAGTTGGAAATAGAGGAATACATATAGTCAATATTCGATCCAAGTATAAGATAAAAATTGAATGATATAAATAAAAGTATTCTATTTATATTATTAACATACACACAAGATGAAGACAGTATCAAATCCGTGCAATTTTCGTAAAAATCTAAAAGAAAAATTAAAGATTATTCTTGAAGATGAGAACATAACATCGAACGTAGAAACAAGCATATTTAACTATGCACTCAATGAGTCAGACCGACGCAGGTTGATTAAAAAGTGGGACAATCCACAATTTGTAGAAATTTATTTGAACAGATTTCGCAGCATCTACATTAACTTGAAAAATACTACATTCTTGAATCAAATTCGAAACAAAGATATTACTGGAAAAAAATTGGAAGTATTAACTCATTATGAAATGGATACAGAGAGATGGAGCGAACTCATCGACAAAAAGATTAAGCGAGAGGCAAGTAAATTCAAGACCAATATTCAAGCATCCACTGATATGTTTACATGCAGAAAATGCAAATCAAAGAAATGTACGTATTATGAATTGCAGACACGAAGTGCGGATGAGCCAGCAACTATATTTATAACCTGTCTGGATTGCGGGAAGAACTGGCGGTCTTAAGCAAATGGCCAATTGCAGCTAAAATATATTCGAAATATACGAATAAAAAATATATACGAACTGTTACAAAAAATGCAGATTTCATCCTTTCGGCATTGGGATGGTCAATGAACCAATTGGTTATTTGTTCAATATCTCCTTCAAAATCGTCTATTGTACACGCTATACGTATATTTTTTATTTTCTTGATATGGTTTACGCAATCATCGTAATGATTTTCTGAGATGGTAATATTTGTTACATCACTTCTACAAAGCGGACACAATATATATGGATTATGCGAAGTATGCAGTTGTTCAATGTAATGGAATACACAAGTTGAACAAAAATAATGACTGCACGTTAATTTGCAACATTTGACTGGTTCTATTGGTTCTAGACAAATAGAACAATCATCATAATTCTTTAATTGAATATTTTTATCGATGTTCAACTGTATATGCAATAGTCGCGTAGATAACAAAATCGTAGAGATGGTCGATGGTGTCCAACGCGTGTGTATGTTATTTCTCAATAAAAATTGATGAATGGATTCGGCATTTATAATCATTTTGCTATTTGGTATCGAATTGATGAGTTCAATATGCATTTCGTTTGATACTTGCGAATAACACATTACCATTTTCCGAATAAATTTTTTGCACGGATTATGAGAAATATGATGAGATTGTTTTGTGAATAAAATATTGTGTTTATAACCAACTGCCCGCAATATTTGCATATTCAAAGACGACAAATACAACTTCAAATACGTGGTATGCAATCCCAAATAATAATCGTATGCAGCATTCATTTTTATACATTTTTCAAATACTTGTATCATAGAACTATTGCAATTGTTTATACGGTGTCCAGAGTGGTTACAAAATGAACAGTTAGGCATAGAGAAGAGACCTTATATATTTACACTATCCACACACTCTATTTGCAAAAAAAATACTTATTGTATTTTTTTTACGAGACCTGAATTTAGATCAAAATTTCTAAATCATGTAATTTCCAATATTCGCAACCTCCGTTCGGCAAAGGACGTTTGATAATGAAAGGTAGTTTCTTTTCTTCGAATTCTTTTAATGCAACCAAATACCCATCAATCACACTCTCGTCGACAGATACGAAAGATTTGCTTCCTGCATTGATTTGCTTCGCACGTTCTCCAATAACGCGTGCCTTCTCGTATTTGGTAACAAATGGTTGCGTTCTATGCAATGGGTCAATTATATTTCCATCGCTATCGCGAACAACCTTAGACAGAGCTTCCACCTCATCGTAATTGATATTATGTAACTCGGGATGATAACTGGAGATCAAGTTTTCTTTGTAGTCGTCATCAATCTTCTGCAAATAGTCTTCCTCTTTTTCTTCTTCGTCATCGCTAAAATCATCTTCGCGAAACGGGTTTAATTCTGCGTCTTCTTCTTCTTCATTCTCGTCTTTTTGTTTTGAGAAGATCTTATTTTCAATTTCTTCGTCATCAATTTCTTCGTCATCGTCAAATTCGTCATCACTTTCATTCATCATTGGGTCGTTTTGAGCAACAGATTCATTATCACTTTGCACGTCTGATGCGTCGTCATCGTCTACAGTTTGGATGGTAATTGCCCCCTTCTTTTTTGTCTTGCTTGTTTCTGTCTTGTCAACTACCTCTTCATCTGAGAAATCGTCTTCAATAATTTCTTCGTTATCGTAGTCAATGGGGTCCATTATATACTAATATGGGAATATATTAAAAAACATATTTCTAAATACATTTATTCAATTTTATAGTAGAATGATTTAATTGTTTGTCCATTTAGTATCACATTCTATGCATATATAACTGTAATTCATTTTCGCATCGTTATATCGCATATAAATGATTTCTGCTGGAGTTTTGTGGTCTTTATGGTTCGTTTTGCATTGTTTATTTGGGCATGGTATATTGTATATGCGAGGCAGAGTAGGATCTAGTTTTGTATACTTGTTAATAATGTGATGAAAATTTTGTTCTCCTTTGGTGAACGATGTGTTCATCAGACAAATTCCATCTTGGTCAATATCAGTATCTTCGTGTCCACAATGTTTGCAATAATAATTCAACTTTGATTCATCGGATTCTGTAATACGAATATAGTACATATTGTCGCATTTCTCGCAAAATTTCATTTTTGAAACCTTCTTATATATATAGTTGTATGATAATTCTTCTATGCTATTTCATTTCAATTTTGTATTGCCAGTGTACAAATATTCAATGATATAAAATTGATAAACATATACTTGATTTTATTACGTTCAAACTAAATATTTCAATCTAATAACAAACCTTGCTCCATTTACCGTAATACACTCTACCGTATTCCAATACCACCGTGTGGTTATATTATTCGAAAATTGATTTAGAAAGTAGTCATTAAAATATTTATATAGTATACTCTGGGAGATGAAATCTTCTTCTATAACTGCAAAAATGAAGTCAAAACGTACACAAAGTGTCCAATCTATGCTTACACAACATAAAGTAGACAAACAGGCAACCAATGATAAATCAGAAACGCATACAAATACGCGGATCGGCAATAAAGATGCGAAGATACACGGCGGTTCTTATGCAATTCCAGACAGTGAATATCCTGAATTTATGAACAAAGTTAAAATGGCTACAACGGCTGGTCAATATGAGTATTTGACTGAAAAGCAGTTGCCGGAAGGAACATTGGCGATTGATATGGATTTGCATTACGATTATGAAGTAGAGGACAGACAACACGGAAAGGAGCACATTGACGACTTGATTGATGTGATTTTCTCCACATTGAATGATATGTATGTATTTAACGCTGAACAAAATATCATCGCATATGTGATGCAGAAACCGGATGTAAATCGTGTGAAAGAGAAAAATATAACCAAAGATGGTGTTCATCTACTAGTAAACATAAAAATGGACCGACATGCAATGAAATATTTGCGTGAACAACTGATGGCCAAAATCCCGGAGATATGGGACATTCCGATTATCAATACGTGGGGAGGTGTATTCGACGAGGGGGTTATGAAAGGAACTACGAACTGGCAGCTGTATGGATCCAGAAAACCGCATCATGGAAGATATAGTGTTTCTTACATTTATGATATTGGATACGATGAGACGGATAACGAGTTTATCCGCGACGAGATCAATGATGTATCTGCTCATTTGGAAGAACTCGACTGGATGAATTTGTCTGTTCGAAATACCAACTTGCCTACTTTTCAATTGAAGACGTCGTTCATTTCTACTTATGAGAAATATTTACCTGTGAACAAAACCCGTACCCAATTTTCGCGTAACAATATACCGGTTCGTAAATCGGCTGGATATTCTTCATTGTCGAAGGACTTGACTAGTATCAAAAGTCAAGAAGAATTGGACTCGCTCTACAACGAGTTTATGGATTCGCTGACTGCGAATGACCACAAATTAATTAGTGCTTGCAAAATGACTATGATTTTGCCTTCCGAATATTACGGAAATGGCTCATATGATAAATGGATCAGAGTGTGTTGGGCACTGAAAAATACATCATTGGATTTGTTGCTTGCCTGGGTGAAGTTCAGTTCCCAAACTGCTTCTTTTCGGTTTCCCGATTCTATTATGGAATGTATAGAAAAATGGGACGAAACTGCCGTTCAATCTGATGGAGGGCTGACATTGGGTTCGATTTGTCATTGGGCAAAAACAAGCAATCCCACCGAATACAAGGATATATTGAACCAATCTATTTATGCAAAGATTGAGCAGTCGATCAATTATGCCGTACAGAATAGCAATTTGAATAATAAAAAGAATGGTATCTGCGGCGATGCTGATTTTGCGGAGGTATTGTTTGCTATGAAGGGAGATGAATATGTCTCTGCTGGTATCAAATCCGTATTATGGTATCGGTTTGTGAATCATAGATATGAGGTGTGTGAATCGGGCACATCATTGCGAAACGAAATTGGAGGCACCATGCGTTCGCTATATAACCAAAAAGCACAAGAATATTTACACGAAAGTACATTTCAACCAGATGATGCAGAGTCAAAAGAAAACGAATTGGCTAAGATCAAAGCGAAGGTTTGTATGAATGTATTTGCTCATCTTGGCAAGACAACCGACAGAGAACATATTATGATTGAGTCTCGACACATGTTCTATGTGATGGATTTCTTTGATAAATTGGACCAAGATCCCTACTTGATGGGTTTCAACAACGGCGTCATGGACTTTCGTGAGAAAGTATTTCGTCCCGGTAAGCCTGAGGATTACATCTCTATGAGTACCCACATCAATTATATCAATTTGGATAATAACGACAAGCAACAGCGAGAAATCGTACACGAAATTACCGAATTCATGCATCAGTTGTTCCCCATTGACGAAGAATACGAGTATATGTTTGACCATTTGGCGTCAACGTTGATAGGAAACTCGATCAACCAGACATTTACTATGTATACGGGCGAGGGGCGCAATGGAAAGTCTGTATTGATTTCTCTTATGGCGAAGATTTTGGGAGATTACAAGGTGGAAGTGCCGTTGAGTTTAGTTTGTGGAAAACGTGTAGCAGAGGGAGGCACGAGTGCAGAAAAAGCAGCATTGAAGGGGGCGCGCTATGCAGTATTTCAAGAACCGACAAAAGGCGACCGAATTAATGAAGGCAAAATGAAGGAATTGACGAGTGGAAAGGACCCCATCACGTGCAGAGCACCCTATATGACGAATATGATAACGTTTATTCCTCAAGCAACCTTTGCGATAGCTTGTAATGTAATGATGGACGTGGATAGCAATGATGGCGGCACTTGGCGTCGTATTCGAGTGGCCGAATTCTTGTCTTATTTCACTGAAAAACCTGTAAAAAATGATAGTACCAAGCCTTATCAGTTCGTCGTTGATTGTGAAATCGAAAATAAATTTGATAGGTGGAAAGAAGTGTTTATGTCGATGTTGATTGACCGAGTACTGAAAACAAATGGATATGTAAAAGATTGCGATATGGTGATGGCGGCGAGCAACAAATACAGACAGAGCCAGGACTTGTTCAGTCAGTTCTTCGAAGAGAGAATCGTGATAGATGCTAATAAGACGCTTACCAAGACGGAGTTGTATTCAGAATTTAGCGTTTGGTATTCAAATAACGCCAGCGGAAAGACTCCTACGGCGCGAGAAACAGCCGACAATATGGACAAACTGATCAAGAAAAATATCAAGGGGAAGTGGACCGGCATTGGTCTAAGTTACGGAGACGCTGTAGATGAAAATACAGAAGCAATGGAACCAGTGCAAACTGGATTAGCCGATTTGGAGTAAGAAATAATGATTTGTAATTGAAAATTGTAATAACTATAATATTCAATTTTTATTTGACTGGTTCAGCGCGAATGAAATTGTACATATACATTGCGTAAAAATACAAGAACTGTTCAATATGTACGATATACAATGGATACAGTCCAATCAACAATACAATAACCAAGGTGCTATATATTCGCTCCATGGAAAAGCGTTGGTATAAAAAGAACAATAATACAATAGCGAATAGGTAATAGGCAATCGTTAAAAAATGGTTTGTGAATTCCCAAGTCTCGATAGTTGGTTGAACAAATGTACTCTCTTGGTCTCCTTGCGTTAAATCATTTTTCATATAATCGTACTCGCGATGCAAGTGATTATTTTGAACAGATACCAATTCAAAATATTGTTCATCATTGTCGACAGATACACCCTTTATTTGATTGTATTCGATTAGCAACTCGTCAAGTTCACTCTCTAAATCAATATTTCCGCCATCTAATTCCGGTATAATTGTTTCTAGTATAGACATCTGTTTGGTCAATGTCTTGATGTCTATTTCTAACTGTGCTTTTTCCTTTTTTAATGTCTTGATTTCTTCATTGTATTGCTTTATCGAGTTGAGTGATGATTTATATCTATTGTTATAATCAGCACTGTCTCTCTTCATACTAGATAACTGTGTTTCAATCTCTTTTATGTTTTTGTTTCGGCGGTTGATCTCATTGTTCATATTTCGAATATTTCTTTTTATTCTTTCAAAAATGTTCTTTAACTTGCGAAGTTCCGATTTTAACCATATATTTCGACTGATTAATTCCTTTGGTGGGCCTTTGCGCTTTTGCTTCTTTTTCTTTGGTTTGTTTCCTTTTTTTTTAAACCATCCCATGATGAATAATTTATCTATATAATTAGGATAAATTATTAGAGTTTGTAAAATTAAAATAGCGATTCAAATCGTCGGTGTATACTATCGGGTATTCCTGTGATGTTACGGATTGACTGTTTCGTATATTCTTTGATATTGGCGAGAATATCAACCATCACTTCTAAAATAAACATAAAATAAGGGAAAATAAGCAATGCGACAACCACTGCGATTGTATAGGGTTGGTTCAGTTTATTTTGACGACGATACATAAATACCAAGATTGCTAATAAAATATAATAAACATACCAGAGAGCGAGGTTCGCAATTGAATACTCCATCTTGATATGGTCTTGATATGTGGAACGGCGGTCAATATCAATGCGTTTTTGAGTTAGACCATTTAAAGTTTTATCTAAATGGTTATTTTGCTTGGATAACTGATCGTATACTTGTTGCGTTTTGCCGTATATATTGAGTTTTTCTTGCTTCACTTCCTCATCTACTGTAATCAAGCTAGACAGCAAGGTCTTGTTTTTATCATCTGAAATATTATATTCGGTCAACACTTTATTTACATCATCATCTAAATTTTGTTTCGTGTCCAGCAAATTCACATTTATATTGTCTCTGTAATTATTGCGCGTATTTTCCTTACTATTTTCCATCTTTTTCGTATTTTCGGCCTGTTGTTTAATTTTGTTATATTTGTCGGTTTGTTTCTTTAATTGTCGTGTTCTCGCCCTTTCTTCTTTTTTTACTGGTTGCAATCGTTTGTATACTTTATTCTCGTCTCGTCGACGTGCATTAATCGTCTTTGTTCGTTGAATACGTTGTTTTTCCATTTTGTCATTATTCCCCTTAATGGCTAATATAATGGGAAGTACTGGGATTAAAGGAAACATAATATCACTATTTTATATAATAGTCATATTATATTTTTGCATATTTATCTTGCTCGTACGGAGTGTTACACATAGCTGGTTGCAGATTGGAAAATGCTTCTTCAACTTCTTCTGCTTCTTCGACTTCTTCTACATCTTCGTTAGGAACGCATAACAACTGTTCATTATCAAAACTAGTGCCTTCGTGACAACACGCCGGTCCAACGCAATAATCCAAATCATTCGCAGCTAATAAATCACTTGCGTCACTATCTGCTGCAGATTTTTTTAATTCCTCTGGTTCATCCAAATATAACTTGGTAAAATCCATATTGCTTCTCAATAAGATTTTGAGTATTTGCTTTATGCTATAGATGCCGACTATACTAATAATCGCGACCGCTGCAATAGTCATCGCCGACTCGGGTATAAAACCCAAATGACGCTGCACAAGAATAAGTATAGTGATAACAAACAAACCAAATACAATGACCGCCATCATTTTGTTGACTTCGTGTTGTCTCAAACTATACGAGTTATTGAATTGCATTTGCCGTTGTTTTACAACATATTCACTGTCGATTGTGGATTTTTGGCTCATCAGACGGTTCTTCTCTTCGTCCAGAATGTTGCTAACTTGTTTTTGTTTTGTTAGCAAATCAGCATTTGTGATATTTGAGTTATCGTATATGTTGTTTATTGTATCTAGTTCAGTTTGAAGTGATATGATTTTTTCATTCAAATTTGGGTCATCGCTTTTTTGCAAGGTTCCGTGTAAATATCTTTTTTGTAAATCAAAAAAACTTTTTAAATCCACTTTGGGGGATGTTTCAGTATCAGACATGATATATACTATAAAAATATTATATCATATTATAAAATCGAGAGAATGCTTATTGTTTCGTTAATAACATACCACCAAATACCAACAATGTTGCCGTCGCAATACCACCTAAAACGAAGATTTCATTATTTGTATTGATCATTTTCTCCACGTCTTTTAATCTCGCTTCTTCCACATTATCTATTTTGTGTATTGTACTCTTATTCGTGTAAGATGGGTGTTTTTTGATTTCATCTAAAAGACCTGTTTGTGTAGAATTCGTAATAGAATGCAATACATCAGTGATGTTTGTATGTTCGCTGGTAATTTGGTCAACATCATCTTCATATTTGATTGCCTTCTTTTGAAGCGGGTCAATTTGCTTTTCTTCCACTGCTTTCACATATTTATTGTATTGCTGTGTTTTTTTAGCGTTTTCCTCTTCGGAATTGGGCAATTGATATTTTTGTCTCAATTCTGAACTATACGTATAGTTATCAAAACCTTCAACATACGGAGCATAGTCAGGAGATGCAGATGGCTTCGAATTGGGTTTGCAATCTAAACATCTCCCAAGTGATACAAACGCTTCTTTATCGTCCTCTTTTTTAGAAGTCAGCACAGTATTTCCGAACAAACTCCAGTTTGTTAATTGCACTCTATCGATGGGTCCTTGCATTTTGGTAATGATCAATCTGAAATAAGAGAACTTCTTAGGATAAGTAAATTCGAAATTCTCTTTTGTTCCCTTGAAATCAGGAGACATGGTTTTGGTATGTATTGCTTCCCAATCTTGTCCATTGGTTGAACCTGCAACAATAAACTCATTCGGAAACTTGTTTGATTTTGACGAGGGAGGGACTTCAATAATATAACTGTTTAAATAGACGTTGTATGGTATTTTGACTTGTACCCATTCTCCTTTTATATCGTTTACATTCGTCTCTGCACCCAGTTTGGTAATAAATGTATTCTCTTTTCTTCCACCGCCACGATAAGCAGATGGATAGTTTCCAGTAAACGCGGATTGTACGTACTCTGGATATGATGAATTTAATGTATTATATGTTGGATTGCCTCGATAATCAGATTCCCAATATTGTTTGTTATTGTTGAAAGTATGATATGCGTCGTGTTGTATATTCGCGCGAGACGAGCAAGATAATTCGTAATTGCCGTTGGGCAAATAAGTACCTGATTGTTTCAATCCGCTGATTGTTGAAATATTGGTTTCAAATTTCCGTTTATCAGGCAATGGAACTATTTTTAATGCTGGTTGGGTCATAGGTGTTATGTTATTTAATATAAAGACACATATTAAATAAATGAAATTCGATTATTTGTTCAGTTTGAAAAATACATAATATAGCGTAGTTGTTGCTAAAATACTCAATGCAACGCCTCCAAAATTATTGTAATGATACATATTTTCCATATCTGCATGAAGGGAATGTTTTTTCTTACTCATATAATCCATTTTGGTCTGCATATCATTTCGTAATGTTTGTATGTCTTCGTCATACATAGTCATCATTTCATTATGCGAAGCATCGAATGTTGCTGGACTCGTAACTTGATTTATATCCGCATTCTGTAGCGTATATATAAGTCCACCATTTACGGTTTTGTCTTTGTCGTAAGATACAATTTTGTTGTATTTTTCTAATACACTTTTCTTACTCATCTCTTCTTTGGAACAATTCAATACAGTATTAGAAGGGTTCATGTTGTTATCATTGCATTCAATGTATTTCACATATTGCTCATTAAACGCATTTATCGAATCATGTAGGTGAAGCGAAGTGTTCATTACACTCATTCCTTCGATTTTTCCGGTGCTATCAGATACAAAACCATTGCAATTTCCATCCAAATTCATACAGATTTTTCCGAAGAGAGACCATTCGGATAGAGTGATACTATTGTTTACGGGAAGGTCGGACATACCTGAAATGACCAATCTATAGTGCGAATACGAAAATAGGTTATCTTTTACCTTGAATTCGACCGGCAATGTGGCGTTTTGTTCCATCAACTTATCTTTCTTGTCGTTTTTATGAATACTAACCCATTTTTCTCCATCATTTGAACCTAACACAGAGAAAAGAATGGGGAAACGTCGTATATATTTTTTTGGATTGACTGTTGCTTGCAAATAATAATCAGTCAAAATAAGTTTATAAGGGAGTTGTATTTCTGCCCATTCTCCGTCGATGCTTGTTCCATCCGTCAACATTGTTTTATGATATTTATTTTTACCTCCACCTACGTATTTACCATTCTTGTATGCATTCTGGGTATATCCATCTTGATAGCCTGACTTGGAAGATTTGATATAAGGTGTTTGCCAAAATGTACTGTTTCTTCCATCGAATAAATTTAAAGCCGAATAATCAGAATTTTTATGAATGCCTTGATCGTCGAGACAAGATGACTGTTTTACTTTATATGTTCCGTTCATGAATACTCTTTCCTCATCTTCTATATCCACGTTAAAGGCGTTATTTGTTTCATCCATATTAAACTCGTCTAGTGGAACTGCTTGAAATATTTCATTATTCATGGTTGTTTATTAGTTATATTATATGTTTATATTTCTCGCGCGGTATATAAAAAATATTAACGCTGTTATTCCAATTCCTAAATTAAGAGTATCTAGTTGCGTGGATTTGAATTGTTTTACGTAATCTTGATGTTTTTCTTCCGACCCACTGTGATTGTTTTGGACATTATCTATATTGGTGACCTTCTCTTTATTTATGCATAATTCACGCTCAATGCATTTGTTACTGTTTGTATCACTATTGAACACATCTCGCTGTTCTTCATTGTCGGTTTTACATATGGTTTGATAATCAAATGTAGTATCTTCTAATATGGTTTTGCATTTACTATCTGAAGGCATGTATCCATTTTCCTCTGCGGTTATGTAAAAAAAATCGTTTTTGTTATATCCTACAACTATATCTGAAAACATATAACTATATATTATGTAGTTATATATTTGTGTACTATTTACTTACCTAATTCACACACACACGATAATATTCGTGTTCTAAAGAAGATACGCTTTTTCTGGTGTATTTGCACACTTGTCCTGGTCGCATGCAAATGGCCAATGATTGAGGGTCAAAGCGTGATACTTCAGGAAGTTGCGATAAATCACGAATGTTATATTTTACTTTCAGTTGGTCCAACTCCTCATTGGTGAGTATCTTGCATTCAGGGACTAAAGCATGCTCTAGAACGTTGTATTGCAATCGCTTGATATGATGGACTACGATAAATACTCCTTCTTGTTCATACAGATATTTCATTCTTGTTACAAGGGAATCATTGGGTTCATCGTCAGTGACAACAAGTAATATGTCTTTCTTTGTTAACGTATTTTCAACTTCGAATAGTTCATCTTTCAGATTATCTAAATCTTTCTTTGTGAAAGAATTGTTCTTTTTGTCTGTAGGAAATGAATATTTGATATACATTTTGTTTTTTCCATTTTCAACAATCATATCCAATTTGTTATTCGCATACAATTTGTCCACCTCTAGATTGCTGGTATCCAAATGTTCGGATACATCATATCCAAGAATTTCGCATTGTTTCAATAAATTCACTCTTGATTTATGTAACTTTAAAATCAGATTGTTGCTCGCCATTACTATAAATAAAACCTTATACTTTATTTTATTTATAGCATACATTAATCAATTTTATATATTTATACTTTTTTGATAATCAGATTGGAGAAATCCATTTTACTTTCGGGAATACTATCTTCGCTTTTCACATTTTCTTGTGTTTGAACCGTTGGTACACTGTCTTGGCTGGTAAATTGCATTGGTACACTGTCTTGACTAGAAGATGTTTGCGATTGACTTGGTACACTGCCTGGGATATGGAACACAGGAGAAATGTGAATAGAAGGCATTTGTGCCGAAAGTTGTCCTTGTTGCGATGCTCCATATCCAGGGAAAGGAATATGCGTTTCATATGGTTTCAAATCCAATGCAGTGACCACTTCTACTTCTGAATTGGCCCCTTCAGATTCGATTTTATACAGATTTGATTTATTTAATGGGGTCACCACCCAAGACCTTCCAGGAATATTGTCCTTTCCGTAAATAACGCGATCTCCGCCTTTGAATGTCCTAGATGGATTACTTTCGGGCTGACTTGGCGGTGGAGGCGGCGTTCCATAAGAGGAAGCATAGGAAGAAGGTGGTTTCTCGTCTATTCCATATTCAGGTGTTCCCGGAGGGTTCATTTCAGGTGTTCCCGGAGGGTTCATTTCAGGTGTTATTGGTTGATATTCCGGACTTTCAGCAGGAGGAGGCATATCAGGGGTAATTGGTTGATATTCCGGACTTTCATTAGGAGGAGGCATTTCGGGGGTCGATGGTATAATGGGAGTATCAATTTCCGCATCTTCAATGATGAATTTGTTCTCATTCGACTGTCTTAGTGCACCCGCCACATCTTTTTGTATTTGGTCCAGTGTCTCTTTGGTATCTAAATGTTCTGCGTGCATCAAACGTTGTATGTTCTTGGAGAAAGTCATATTTTCAATCTGGTTGATGTTGTCTTCGGTAATAATACGCATATTAACATTAATAGTTTGTAATTCTTGCATCAATAATTTGAAGGAGTAGGGAACACATACAATACTGAAACTGCGTCCGAATTTGGTTATTTTTTCAATATTAATTTCTTGTTCATTCACGGAACCGGCGAATTGAATTGGGCCGTCAGCGAGGGGGCTCATGAACAAGTTTTTATCAGGATTGTACACTGCAATCATTCCTGTTGTGTTACAAATCGCCATGTAATACTTATCTGCCCGTTCCATCATAGATTCGCGTAAGAACTCGGTTGCTCCATGAGAAATCACACCGTCACGTTCCATCTCACCTATTCTCAATCCACCGTCGTTTGCGCGACCAGCAACGGGTTGTTTTGTAAGAGGGTTTACACGCCCAGTTGGACGATGATTAATCTTATCCTTCACCATATGTTTCAAACGCATATAATAGGTCGGTCCCATGAATATCTCGGTTTCTACTTGTTCACCAGACATACCATTGTACAATACTTCGTTTCCACTGGAATGATATCCATAATCAGAAAGCATTTTTCCGAATACACCCACCTTCGAACCGTTATTGTTATAAGCAGTGCAATCTCCAAACCCACCTTTCATTGCACATGCTTTTCCCATAATAGCCTCCACAAACTGACCAATGGTCATACGAGAGGGGATCGCGTGGGGATTGATGATCAAATCCGGTCGAATTCCGTCTTTGGTGAAAGGCATATCACATTCAGGTATAACCATACCGATTGTACCCTTTTGTCCCGCTCGCGAAGCCATTTTATCTCCCAAATTCGGAATACGTTCTTCGCGCACGCGCACTTTCGCAATACGACGACCTTCTTCATCGTCAGTAATGAATGTCTTGTCTACAATTCCCAACTGCCCCTTCTTTGTGGTTTTGGAATGGTCAGTGAACATATCGTCTTCGCTACTACTCGTGACCATACCAATCATAATCGTTTCGTCATTCACTTCGGTATTCACCTTAACAATGCCTTGCTCATCTAGTTTACTATAATCGTGTCCTTGTTTGGTCTTTGTTATTAAGTTCATATCATTTTCAATATTTGAAAACGTGGTTTGTGTCGTAATTTCACCTAGTTTCTCTTTTTCTTCGTGAGCTTCATATGTAGTAAAATACGTTGTGCGGAAAAGACCACGTTTCAATGCCCCTTCGTTGACCAATATCGCATCTTCTACATTGTAACCTGTATAACACATAATCGCTACAATTGCATTCTCACCATAAGGATTCTCTTCGCGGTTCAAGTACTCCAAGTAACGTGTTTTGACTAATGGAGTTTGTCCATAATTTAATATGAGTGCAGTCTTGTCCATACGCACTTGATAATTCGTGTGGTATATCGAGCACGCTTGTTTCGTTTGACCGCACGAAAATGAATTACGGGTTGCAGGATTGTTTTCCAAAAAGTTGATTTGATTACACATTATGCCAAAAATGAGCGATTGATGGATTTCCATATGTGTGTATAATTTGTCCTTTTTCTTGGTTGCTTCCATATCCAATGCGATAAGCGCCTGTTCCGTTTCGCTGGTATCGATATAGTCAATGATTGCCTTGTTATGTTTGAATTTTTGTATTGTTGCTGGGTTCATCGTTGCATCGTCTACATTTTCATACAAATCAGAGAAATTGTATATTTCTTCGTCGTTAATGTGAAACCCATCGATTTTCTTTTCGGTAAAGCCACCTACCAATTCGGACCAAGAAAAGTTGTTTTCCGCTACTCTTTTTTGGAAATGTTCGCTTTCGAACGACATTTTTTTGGTGTCTTCATCTTTATAAAAGATGGGTCTGCATACGCGTCCACCGTCAGTATAAACATACAGAGTGTTGTCTTTCACGTCGAAAGAAATGCTAGTATAAGTTGGTATCAGTCCATTGCGACGATAAAATTTCATTGCACTCACAGTATCGATTGGATTTTCAACGGACCCGATCCAACATCCATTCACGATGACTTTTGATAATCTAGACAATAATAATGGTGTGCAATCATATAATCGTTTCAAATTCATTTTCTCAATCATAAATTGGATTACACTTTCACGAGAATATCCCTTTGTTACATGGGTACTGATCGACATATGTTTATGAATACCGATATTACCACCATCAGGGGTATCAATTGGATCAAAAAATCCCCATTGCGTACAATTCAGTAAACGAGGACCCACTACTTTCGCGCTTGCGTCAAGTGGTAAGTTGGTTTTGCGCAAATGGCTCAAAACAGAGTTGAATGATAATCTATTCAAATCTTGCACAGCACCTACGCGTTTTGTATGAGAATGTGCTCCCCAATTTCCTTTGAATGCCTTTGTAAATCCCTTTTCCAATGGACGCATTTTGAATATTTCATTTTTGTTTTCTTGAATTAACAAATACAAATTGTTTTCATAGACATTGCGGTTTTCGCGCGTATCATATGTGATTTTACGTTCGAATTCGCGATGAATATCCGCAGTCTGAATGCTATAATATTCACGGAACAAATCGTACAACATATCTCCTACCAGGTCAACGCGCTTGAATTTGTAATTGTCTCTGTCTGTAGGTTTTTCAAATCCTTCTGATGTTAATAGTAACTTCAATGTGATATGACCCAGATAATAGGCTTTTTCTTTGAAATTCAATTCGCCAATGTGAGGTAACAAGTAGTCTGTTAATATTTCCAACACCTGGGTCATAGTCTTCTTTTTGGTGAGAAGACGAATATAATTCATGGCTTGGCGTTGTGTATAAATATTGCCTGCGTCATACACACTTGGAATGAACAAATCAACGAAACCCTCGTACTTTTCTAGATCCAATAAACATGTCTCAATAATTTCTTTGTCTGATAGCACTCCCAATGCACGGAATAGAATGAACAACGGTACTGGTTTGCGTACGTTTGGTAAATTTACCACCATGTTCTTGCGCATATATTTTCCTGTTTGAGGATCTTTTGCGCTATCGTAGTTCTTGGGAACATTGTCGTCTGCCTGTATTTTCACAGACAATGTGCGTATCGGTTTGGATACATCTTCCGATACAGAACGAATTTCAGCAGAGTATAAATAGTAATCCCCGTCATCTTTTTTTATATACAGCATGTTGTTTCCAAATTTTTCTTGCGGAACGACGGTTTTTTCTTTTCCGGCAATAATAAAATACCCGCCGATGTCGTTTTTGCATTCACCCATCATGTGTTTGGTATCTCTAGGCAATCCATTCAATACACAGAAACTGCTTTGAACCATAATTGGGAAACGACCCAATAATATCTTGTCCAATGTAATTGTGCGAACTTGTTTGTTGGGTGCAACCATCGACTTTTCTAACTCTTCTCGTGCTGCCGCAAATTCCTGAACCGTTACTCCTCCTTCTTGAACAAATTCACCTTGTGGTGAACCCAGTGTTATATCTACATCTCCACCAACTATCTCTTTGATGTTATAAGTAGCTGTATCTAATGGTGCACCACCTTGTAAATCAATATTTTCAAATACCGTTTGGGGTTGTTCACCTTCTTCGAGAAGATCAATAATCTCGATCTCAATATCATAATGTATCGTCATACCATACGTCATGTTGCGCATTCTTGCTTCATTCGGAAACATATAGTGACTGTTATTATCATCATAAATAACGGGTTTACCGAAGTAAATTTTATCTGCGTTTTTTCCACCGAAATGCATAATACATTTGTGTTTGTAATCTTTGATTTGTTCATCATACATAGTATTGATGATGAGGGGGTTCTTGTTTTTAAACACTTGATAAATCCCCTTTTTGAAAAAGTCATCATACGAATCAATATGGTGTCTTACTAAAGTTTGTGGATTGTCTTCAAAATACTTATGAATTATCTTCCATATTTCTTGGTTATCCATATTGGGATGTATATAAATTAAAGACATATATATTTTTATATATTTTGGGTTGAATACTTGTTTCGAGATTCATAATAATAATTGAATAAAAATATCGATATAAAATTAGATTGATTATGTTATACACAACTATTTATACCTATGTGCGGCATTTTTGGTATTATAACCAAATTGACTAATCATCCTATTTATGAACGAACATTAAATTCCCTTATTCAATTGCAAAATCGTGGTTATGATTCCTCTGGAATTGGTATGTTGGTTGATAATAAATTTGTCGTGGAAAAGTTTGCTTCTACCAATGAAAAAACATCGATTGAATTGCTGAAACAGACCTCCAAGTCGACGCCTTCTATGAATTCGCATATAGGTGTTGGACATAACCGATGGGCTACACACGGTCATAAAAACGACATCAATGCGCATCCGCATATTTCACACGACAATCGCTTCATGATCGTCCATAATGGAATTATTGAAAATTATCAAACATTAAAAACATTTCTCGTCGATAAAGGTTATGCATTTGTTTCCCAGACAGACACTGAAGTGATTGCGAATCTAATTGCATTTTATTATTCACAATGTAAGAATACATTCCAAGCGGTGAAATCCACCATAACACAACTAAATGGTACGTACGGATTGATTATTGTAAATAGCGATGAACCTGACCGCTTGTATGCAGTTCGAAACGGTTCTCCGTTGTTGGTTGGTGTATCTGAAGAAACCATTCTTCTTTCGTCCGAACAATCTGGCTTCTGTGGAGAAGTTTCTAGATATATTGCGTTAACAAACGATGATATATGTTGCATATATCAAGATGCGCAAGGTGTTCATATCGACACAAAAGACAATTATGTTGAAAAACCGGTATCAATCGATTACATTGTTCAGCATACCCCCGATCCATACAAATATTGGACAATGAAAGAAATACAGGAACAACCACAAACGATTTTAAACGCATTGAATAGAGGTGCTCGTTTGAAAAATAATAGCGAGGTGAAATTAGGCGGTTTAGACCAATATGCAGGCGATTTATTAAATGTCCAACATATTATACTGCTTGGTTGCGGGACTTCCTATCACGCCGCTCAAATCGGCGTATATTTTTTGAAACGATTATGTGAATTTACATCGATACAATCATATGATGGTGCGGATTTTACAGAATACGATGTACCAAAGAGGGGAAGCAGTCTGATGGTATTTATTTCGCAATCAGGTGAAACCAAAGATTTACATAGATGTATAGAAATCGCAAGAAAGCACGAAATTATAACACTTGGAATTACGAATGTAGTCGATTCACTTATCGCGCGAGAAACATTGTGTGGCATTTATTGTAATTCAGGAAAAGAAGTCGGCGTTGCATCTACAAAGGTGTTTACTGGTCAAGTACTTACGTTGTCGCTACTGGCTTTATGGTTCTCGCAAAATCAAAATATTCATAAGCAATTGCGCAACACAATGATTACTGATTTACAGAATGTAAGTAATGATTACAAAAATGTATTGAATATGGTAGATAATCACATGCAATTGTTGGCGAATGAGCTGTATATAAAGAAACACTTGTTCATTTTAGGAAAAGGCGTGAATGAATATATTGCGAAAGAAGGAGCATTGAAAATAAAAGAAATTTCCTATACGTTTGCAGAAGCATACTCGTCGAGTTCATTAAAACACGGCACTTTCGCTCTTTTGGAAGACGATTTTCCGGTTTTGTTAATTGATACTGAATTAGAACATTACGAAAAAAATAAAAATTGCATTGAAGAGATATTATCAAGAGGAGCAAATATTTTTTTAATTACGACAAACACCGAACATAAACCGCGTGACAATTTACTTGTTTGTTCGCTTACCTATAATCCGTCATTCTCTTTTTTATTAAGCATTATTCCCCTTCAGTTGTTGGCGTATTATTTATCTATCAAAAAAAATATTAATCCAGACATTCCTAGAAATTTGGCCAAAGTAGTCACCGTAGAATAATTTTTTTCTATCTATAACATATATTAATATGGATAACCAAACTACCGCCATCGACGCTCTGTTCGGTCCTCTCTCGAAGGACTATTGCTTGTACTTTTACTTTCTCTCTGTAATTGGCTTTGTATTCATCGCCATGTTCCTTATCTCTTCGCTTATGCTAGGGTTTAACCAAAAGAAGGGACCTGAATACTACCTACAGGTGTTTGCTGTGGCACTTGGATACGGTATTTTCTACTTTCAGAACCGTCTTCTGAACTCTATGTGTTATAGTGCTTTAAGCGCATAAGCATCTATGTAATAAAAAAAATAATATATTTCGTTTAAAACAATATGATAATTTACATAATAATTATATAAATTATCAATCAGTATGGATATCTTTTATTATAGCAACTATTGTAAACATTCACAAAAAGTATTACAAACTTTAGTCAAAGGAGATTTGACGGGAAAAGTTAGTTCTGTGTGTATTGATAATCGCAAAAAAGACCCTAGTTCCAACCAGACATACATATTTTTAGAAAACGGTAGCAAAGTAATTATGCCACCTACGCTTCATAGTGTTCCCGCCTTGCTGTTGGTGAACGACCGATATCGCATCATTTTTGGAGACGATATCACGAAACATTTTCATCCACAGTTAATTAACAAACAGAGCGTCATGTCGCAGGGACAAAGCGAACCTTCTGCATTTCAATTAAATCGTTCCGCCGGTGGAACAAATATTGTGTCTGAAGCATACACGTTTTTTGATGCTCCTCACGAAGAATTAACTGCGAAGGGCAACGGGTCATCTCGACAAATGTACAATTATGTTACCACTGATAATGATCTATATTCGATTGAAACGCCAGATGATACTTACAAACCCGATAAGGTATCTGAAGGTACTACTGTCGATAATTTACAACAAAAACGAATGGATGATTTACAAGAAGTAACGAGTAATCAACCGAAAACAATATAAATAAATCATTCTATATTTATATACAAACATGGATAAGTCGAGTGTATTGCGTGCATTTAACAAGCATTTCTTTGAATTTTTGAATGATATTATTACGATTTTACCCGAGGAACAGGAGATCAAGAAAGGAAAGGTTTCTTTTGAGAGTATTAAAAAAATGAACCCTACCCTAATTTGCAAAACGTGGTTTACTCTTGTGTATGCCCCTTACAAAGAGGTCATTGACCAAGGAGATATTAGTTTCTTTTTTGAGAAAGACTATTCCAGCGATTTGAACAATGTCGCCAATGCCGCCGAAATTATGGGCATTATCGACAAAATTCGTATTCCAATTAAAAATATGGATGGTGTGAACAAGGAACATTGTTCGAAGTATATTCAGAACTTGAGTAAATTGTCTGCTGTATACAACGCCGCATAAATATATCACAATCGTATAAAGATATTCGTGTATATAAAGTATGAACCAATGTGTGTATACTTTATATTTTGATGGGTGCAGCAAAGGAAATCCAGGCAGAGCAGGCGCTGGATATGTTATTTATAAAGACGATGAAGAAATATCCTATAAATCGACTTACGTTGGGGACAAGGAGACAAATAATAAGGCAGAGTATACAGGAGCATTTGAAGGCTTACGATATGCAGTGGAAAATAATATAAAATGCATTCATGTGAAAGGTGATAGCAACCTCGTGATTAAACAACTAACCGGCGAATACAAAGTGAAATCGGAAAACATTATGAGTATTTATCGGGCCACGAAACAACTATGTGCACAATTCGATATTATCACGTTTGAACACGTCTATAGAAAAGACAATGCGCGCGCAGACCACCTTGCTAATTTAGGATTGGAACAAATATAATCACGCAATATGTAAAATTGTTATTGTCCTTTTACATATTTTGTAACAAATCGAGAGCGTATTGAGGATGTTTCTTTAATAAGAATTCCAACACCTGCGTTTTCGTTACTTTTGACTGCATAGACCTTGATTTGTAGTAGATATAATACAATTGATGAATTTCGTTCAAACAAGCGTTCATTCTGTTTTGAATGTACACATCTTTCTTGAATACATACTTGTCTATATACATTTGATGAATATATTTTACAAAAGCTGTCCAAATCGAGTGAATATTTTTCATATTGTATTGTGACTTGTAAATATACGGCAACATCTTCTTGTGTTTGTCCATTCGCGCATAACAAACATATATATACAGATAATACGGTTCGATGTGTCGCAGTTTGTGATATATATTGTATGCATCAGACACGTATTTACAACGATTCCCCGTTTGGGTATCCATAATCACCATTCCGGATATATTGAGGGATTTTATTTCATCTTGAAGAATGTTCGTTTCTTGGAATGTGCGAGTAAAATTTTGTGGGAAATGAATTAACCCATGCAGTACATCAAACATATTCCATTTTTCATATATTTCAGGACTGATTGGGGTGATGTACTGGTTATGCACTTCATATACGCTCGTTAAATATAATCTACGCGACTTGTTTACGTGACTGTATTTATTCGTCAATGTAAAATTGTAGCAATATTGCTTTGAAAAATTGTCCCAAAAAGGGAGTTTGGATACATCTTTTGATGAACTATATTTTAACACGTTGCATAGCACGCTCGACAAACTATGCTGTTTTGTTCCATCGTATTGTTGTATTACATTATTATGTGTAGTCAGTTTCCATTCATTCACTCGCGTATCATAGAACAAGTGAACCAATAAACCATCTATATATTCATTTACATAGTATGTCGCATTTTCTGATACATTTTCTGTTGCAAAAAATTTACCAGGCACGTCCATTTTAGGTGGCGAAAAACTCAATAACTTTCGTTCTGGATGCGAAAATACAACAGAACGATACAACATTATATTTTCTTTACTATCATTCATTAACTCTTTGTTATAGTTCAATATCGAATAACCTGGCTCTTTTTCTTCCGATATAACTCGTACATTCAAACAAGGGGTTCCGGATAAATTGTAATTTACGTGTATTGATTGATTATCGATTTCAGTCATACCCAACGTAGTTAAATAGATAACGATAACCTTAAATTGGTTTTGATTGTTTTATTCATTATGCTTGAATATAATTTAGATGATTAATATATATTAATACAATAATGGAATTTATTAAACATATTTTATCGTCAAATGATGCTGTTACTAATATGGCTCAATCAGGAGGAGAACACAAATTAACTCTTCTGTATGGAGATTTTATTGAGATCATTTCCCCATCCAATGATGAACTTCATGAAATGACCTTTATGATTACGTATATTGATATGCTAAAAATCACCTTATTTAATACTTCTACTGGAAATTTAACCGATTTGAATACTACAGAGGATGGTATTTTTAGTGACGAGTCCATTGTGGGCATTAATTTGATACATCGAAGTGAAGAAAAGGGGTTTGCGCGTATACATAATCTATTGCCCAAGACATATATCGATATTTATTTTGGCGGCGAGATACCGGCGATTATTACGGCCCAAATTATCAGCTTGGAGGAAGATACGATTGAAATCGTGACTTATCCCGATTTAAAGACACTTTATATTGATTTTGCGTATCAAGGGTTACATCCTCTTATCGATAAGATTGTTATTCGTGAGAAACCTGACGGGTTGAACAATGTTTCTTCGTTGGTGGATGTACAAGATAAGTTAAATGAGAACGAGGATATTACATTAGAAGAAATCAACGAGCAGCAACAAGCCGATATGGAATTTACGCCAGAAGGAGAAAGTATTATGAATATTCCAACTGATAGCGAAGCGGATGCATCATTTAAAGACAATTTGAGAGATATGTATTTGGACGCAAATGAAATTGTATTTGGTGAGAAATTAGACGCGATTACACGAATGGTGGAAATACCAGAGAGCGAGAAAACGTATTCGATTGAGGCACAAGTCAATGATTTAATGGACCAATTTTTATCCACTATTCCAGATAATAAACGCAGTGATAAGGTGTTGACAAATATTCATCGTCTTATTTTACGTTTCAAAGAATTAAGAACTCTGTATTCTGAATACGACGAAAATCAAGATATTGTCGGAAAGAAAATAAATGGTCCTTTTCATAAACCGTTGGTAGAGAAAATACACAAATTGAATACCCAGTTAAAATGGATTTTACCCGTTGTGCAGAACCGCAAGATTATTTATTCTGATGAAAAAGATGTTGAGCAAGAAAGTGATGTTGTATATAGAAATGCAGTTAATTCGGTTGACCAAATGAGTGAAACATTAACTGAATTTCATAAGTCCAAAACGGGAGGAATGGAAAATAACTATAGTGAAGCATATAACAAGATTGATACGAATATGAAAGTATTCGATACACCCATTGACGATTCGAATTGCTTGGCTGTGAAACCCGTAGTAGAAGATTTAGAGGCCATTGTGGATAATCTCGGCATGTTTGAATCAAGCGTTGCGAATGTATATAAATCAGGTAAAAACGCACAATCTACATTGAATCGAAAGAAATATTTGTTACAGAGATATACAACTGGATCCAGTCAACTGGAAAGAAACGTTATGAAGACAGGGAAAAGCGTATATTTCCGTAAGCAGATTACACCAAATGATACTATGTGCGTTTCATCGATTGTTACTCTACCAGAGCCATTCATCCGTATGAGCGCGATGTACTTGCCTTCGCAAAATATTTTGAACAAAGCTGAACTGAACCAACAATATCGATTTTTGTTTCGTATATTGAAAACCAATTTAGATATTGTCCCACGTGTGGTGAACGACTTGTCCAAAGAACTGGACTACGACAATGAAGAAGGGAGCGATTTGTTTTCATCATTCAATGAATTCATTATTAACAATGATAAAGAAGAACTTGACCAAGACAGAGAAGACAAATTCAAGAAATTTCTAGAGGTGATCATTCCCAAAACGAGAACCATTTTGAAATTAGTTCGCAAAAATCTACACGATAAATTGTCCTTTGTAGATGTAGTCAAGCAATTGGAACCTTATGGAATACATACCGAGGATATCACGTATACACAATACGTCGATATACAATACATTGTGCAACAGCAGATTTCCGAACTGAAATCGAAAATGGAAACAAAAAGAGGATTGTATAATGCTTTACATAAGCAAAGAAATGTGAACAAGACTCAAAACCCAGTCAGTCGCATTGTTACCGATAATGCTGATATTTTGGACGCGTTTACAAAGGCGTATTTTGCTATGCAGCAAAAAGATGACTTATCAATCAGTGAAAGTGAAATGATTTCAAAGTTATACACGCAAGACGAAAATCAACTATATCCTCGATTGATTAGTTCAAGATTAACATCTTTGATGGCCGAAACAAACTCGTCTACATTAACCGACGTGTTGTTTGGTAAGGACGCACAAGGCGCATTCGAGAATGATGAATATAAAATTCAATCGGTTGACTGTACTCGCAAATATTTGGCCAAGAAATATGAAAGTCTGGGTGAACTTCAAAAAGACAACAATGTGGACGAACTCTATTATGATAATGAATACGATGATGCGCCTCATCACATTATGGACAAATACAAATCAAAAAAGGAAGAATTGGATCCAAAGGCGTTCAAAGAGTTTCTTATTGAAGTCTTGATTCACAAACACGATTGTCCAGTCGACTATGCGGAAGAATTGGCGACGATTTTAATCAGCAAAAAGAAGCCGGTGTCGGAAGGTGAGTATGCAATTTTGGATATTTTACCCGAGAAACAGAAAAGTCTTGAGTTATCTGAAATTAGCGAAGAAGATGACCAAACGATCGAAAATACGCGTAAGTTGATGTATTATAAACGCATGAAAAATCATTGGGTTCGAGATGATACGATTGCAACAGAAGCATTTTATGATACGAACACGCTGTTTTGCAATATCAATGAAACATGTTTTAAAAATACGCGGTCCAATGTATGCGAGACCAATGATGAAAGTACGATTAGGTTCAAACAACACAACAAAAAGAGTATATTGAACGAGTTTGACCGAAGATATCATCTGACCCGTGAATTACTCATACAAGAGTTAGAAAAAGAGATCACTTATTTGCTGAAATACAATAAAAATATACAGCACCTTCGTCGCGTCCAATTATATAAAGCAAATAATCTGGCGGTTGAAATCGGAAACTTCGCAAAGAAGAATGAACTTATTGTTTCTCCGCGTCTTGAATTATTGAATTGCATATTGGGACAAACTGATTTTGTGAAAAAACAAAACAACATTATGTCGTTTGCTTCTCAATATACTCGCAATCCTCTGGTTGAACAATTAGAAGAAGACAAACACTGGCTATATTGCAAAGAAACCAATACCAAATTGATGCCTATTACTATTTTTGAATTGGCGAAGGCATTTGTCTCTGGTGAAAATTATAACGAAAAATTAAACCAAATTTGCAATGATTATGGTAGAGAAGAAGGAGGCGACATTGTAGACAAACACAGTGGCGTTGTTTTGAGAAAGAGCGATTTCCAAGAAGAAGAAATGTTTAACGACAGCGGTTTTCGCATTACCACGCATAGTATGTTAGAAAAAGATTTGGGTGATGTCTATGCATCCACAAAGGGGAAAACAAAGGGCGTGCCTATTTTTGAAAATGAAACCATGTCCAGCATATACAATGTGCTTGTGACTATATGTGAACGTATACATCTTCCCCACGAAGAGATACAAGATTTTGTGTTACGCGTATCGAGTATAGTTATCGATAAGGCGACCATTAGTGAAGATGAATACAAACAAAAAACCGATAAAATAAATAAGGGCAAGGAAAAGAAGGTCAAAATACCCAGTTACAAGAATTACAAGAATGAGAACCTAATTCTTGCCGTTGCAAATTCATTGATTATTGCGGTCCAAACACAAATGCCTTCTTTCAAATCGAACAAAACCTTCCCAGGGTGCGTGCGTTCTTTTACTGGGTATCCTCTTTCTGGTGTCGAAGACACAGGAGCGATACAATATATATCTTGCGTCATTTTCAAAATTAAAAGTACGATCGACCCTTGGAGTTCTCTGAAAGGATATAAATCCGTCGATAAAATTATTCCCCGCATTACAAAAATGATGGAGGAGCGATTCCTGAAACGTCCTGATGTTCAAGAGAAATTGACGGACAAACGACAATATTTGTTATTGAACCCAGAATCTACTATTCCAGATACACACGCTATTGCGAAATGGGTCCATTTCTTGCCGCCTGTTGTTAAATATGAACTGGATAAATCCATACAAAATGTAACTCCTGAATTTAATAAAGAGTTGAACGCACTTATCAAATCTGGAAACGCAAAACAAAACCATCTCGTAAACATTGTAAAGAGTAAAAATATGTTTTATGGATACCATATTATCAAAACCATCAACGAATTGGTGAAGGATAAAGAATTATTATTGAAGACGGCTTCTTCTATGCCCTTTCTTGAAAATGCTTGCTGCAATACAGGTTTAGTGAACCCAGTCAAATATTTCATAAATCAAGAACCATTGTTGTCTACTTATTTCCATTCTGTGAAACGCAATGAATTATTATTGAAACAAGTGACTAGTATGTCTGCTGCTCCATTGATATATCATAAAGAATTTACTGGTATGGTCTACCCAGTTGTATCGAGCGGCAATTTAGAGGAAAAAATATATTCTTTCATTATGAAACACTGTTTGTATGATAGAGATGTACCTGTTCCTGAGAAATATAAGGCGGTATGTAGCGATAAACCGGAGGGCTATAACAAACAGTGGTCGTTGCCCGAAAAAATCGAATTCTTAAAGCGAAATGGAAAGCAATATACGGAGAGCGATTTAAAGGCTTTATTGAATATTGTAAATGAAGAACACATTGTGCAGATTGAACCAACAAAACCTTACGAGTTAGTAGATGGATTTCAAGACATATTAAATTATCTTGAAGATAAAGACTCTTCTATCATTCCACAAAAAATGCGCAAATTGCTTTTTGAAGTCATCGATAATGTCCAACCTGGTAAAATGTATACAGAAGAAACATCTCAAGTAAAGAGCCTAGCCAAACATCTTGATAAAGTAAACAAAAATGCATATGTTGCGATTAATACTTACTTGTCTTCCAAAAATGAAGAATCGAAATACAAACACGTTCGTGAATTCCTAGAAAACATCGATACATGGAACATTGTCGACAACAATCACAACGATAATGTGCAGACATTTTCTCAATTTGTAAAAAATATGATGTATCACGTTACACAAGTATATCCAAATGTAATTCGTAACGGAAAAGGCTTCCATCCGTATATGGATAGCAACAATGGTTATAAAAAATGGAACTTATCTAAATTGCACGTTCAACACTTAATGGACTATCATGAAGAATATTACATGCATTTGCGACCCTTTTATGAAAATTCCATTGTAATCAAGTTGTTTAATGAAATGGACGATATGTTCTCGGACTTGAATAAATTCATTCGTCATTTCCCGGTGCAAGAAGAAGTAGTGAAACAAACGGGAAACACGCGCACCACCTATTATTCGTTTTTGAATAACAAAACAACTATGTTATTATTGAAATATTGTTTCTACACGTGCATTTGCATTTTTATTGAATCCACTGAAAATACAATGGTGGTTCAAACCAACTTGAATGAATACAAAGGCAATGTTCGCAAAGAGAAAGAAGAGATGAATGAAACTCTTGGAAATATTATTACGGAAACAAATACCACCGAAGAAAACAACGACTATGTAGGTGCACTTCAAGAAGTAGATATATCAGATGTTACACACGATCTCAAGGTGAAGATTGCAGATTTGATCGTCGCATTATTAAACATCGAAATGGATAACAAAAAGGTAATGAACTTGTCTTATGCGGATATTGAAAGAGGTATGCGACGCGAAAGACAAGACGAGCGTCAAGCAATGATTACATATTTAGGAAATATGGTTCCACAACAACGTAGAATAGAAGAATTGAGTAAAATTCATAAACTCGGTAACTGGAATGTTGGAAATCAAGACGCAATTTGGAAATACGATAAAAAACGCTTCGACAATGAAATGAACGAAGGCGAATTTTTTGAATTTCAAAACAAAACCACATCTAAAGAAGCCGAGCAAGAAGTTGTGGATTTGGACGATATGATAGAAGAAGACCAATACGCGCAAGATATGGAAAATGAAAGCGCAGGATACAGAGACGGTGTCGACTTCAGCGAATTGCAAACAGATTACCACGATGGGGATTTTTATCCCGAAGATAGAGATGAAGATGACTTTAATGGCGAAGATTAATTTTCTCCTTCTTTTTTATCTTCCTATTGTAAGTAAGTCATCATGGCGAATTTAAAAGGGTTTGTTCAAGTAAATAAATTATCAGTCACTGTTTCTATTTTTTTAATTATATTTTCGATTATCCATATGTTGAAACCAACTATTATGTATAGCGAAGATGGCGGATTTCGTCCATTTGGCGTCGGATATCGTCACAAAACAGTCATCCCGATTTGGTTAGTCTCCATCTTGGTAGCAATATTCAGTTATTTAGGTGTTCTCTATTATTTAGCGTATATGTAACCTAATTTCTCTATGCAAATAAAATATATACTTCTATATTTTATCTGGACTATGGAACCGCCTCTGCTCATTGATCCATCTTTTCGCAATTACATGTTCCATACTTTACAATCTTGCCATCAATATCGCACAAACATGTACTATTATGTATTGAACTTTGGTATTCTCTTTCTCTTTGTACTCATTGCTGGGTTGACCCTCTATAACTGCAGTCTAAACAAGAAGAGCGATTTAGAAAAACAACAGAAAATGATTGAAGATCAGCAATATGTTATGTCCAAAATACGTTATTATAAACAAGAAATGGGCGAGAACAAGGAAATGATGACCAATATTACAAATCTGCCTTCTTTAGAACATTTCTAATTTTGATAATGTTGTCTTGTTATTATTATTTGTTGGTTATATATATCAATATAGAATGAACATTATCGAAGATGAAAGAAACGATGTAATTCAGAATAACAATAGGGCACAAGCGCAATTCGAGAACCTGTTAGGAACATATTCAAAGGAAACTACTGAAATCATAGTGAAAGACCCTCTTTATGGAGAACTCGATATGTCGATATTAATAGCAAACGGATTTTTACTTGTGAATAAAATCGTGTTCGGAGAAGGCAAATTGACGGACATTGTAAATATTCCCACCAAACTTCCCAAAATTAAAGTGTTTCACTGTACAAATAATTTATTACAACAAATCGAAGACTTACCTAATTCGCTGGAAGATGTGAATGTAGATGGCAATGAATTCGCAGAATTCGATATTTCCACATTAGACAACCTGAAAAAACTATCTATCAATCACAATCGCCTGACCGCTTTGGAAAACTTCCCTGAAACGCTGGAAGAATTACATGCATCATTTAACCAGTTAACCCAACTCAACTTTGGCGATGCGCAACAGCTAAAAATAATAAACGTATCCAACAATAATATTCTACGTATCGAGAACCTACCTGAAAGTGTGATCGAATTTGATATGGACAACAATCCAGACATTCAATTTATTAACTCCAGTCTTCCTATTCAACCCAAAGACGAATATCGCAGAGGAAAAAAACGCATGGATGTGTACGAATCATTGGACAAATACTTCAAAATGGAGAACAAATACAAACATAAACACGTATCCAAAAACAAAAAACCCAATTGCGTAAACTGCAACAGAAATGTGGGCTCCAAGTTTTTCAAAAAGGACCAGCACTATATGGCGATTTGTGGAGATGAAACCTCACCTTGCGATTTGCAAATCGACATTTATATGGGCGAATACACAACCATGGACGAAATGATGTCTGTGTTCAAAGAATCCGCGGAGGGTTTAAAGGTAAATATTATCAAACAGAAATTAGATACTCTTTTTAATTATACCAGCGAAGAAGCATCTATTGAGAACTTTAAACAGGCATTGGAACAATACAACGACGACAGTGTAATATACAAAGGTCTATTGGACGAATACAATCTTCATATGAACAACAGCGTTACCCAGCAACTCATCGATAAATTCGACAAAGATATGTACCTATTGACACAAAAGATAAAGGTTCTCATTGATGAATATAAACAAACTAACAACAAACAATTATTAACCGATGCAACTAACATACAATTAAAAGAACTCAACCCTCTCATTCTAAAGCGTCGAGAACTTGCTCACCCTGTTATGGAAATGGTCCACTATACTACAGAGAAAAAGCAGATCGAAAGAGAAGACATTCACGGAAATGACTACGACGAACTGTTTCAGTATCCAATTACACTCGACAAATTAATGTCGAGCAGTGGAGAACCTCCCAAGGTAATTAAGTTTGAAACTGGAAGCACAACCAAATAAGCTCATATTTATTCATAATCTATACATATGTATGTACTAAAACATATGTATATGTACCATCTACGTAAGAACCGTATTTAGTGTAATTACTTAGATCTAACAATCATTGTAATTTGAAACACCGTCCCAGATAATGCTGAACTGGTTGGCCCACTTCTTTTTCATACAAGGACCAGTGTACCATTTTTTATCGTCGAAATCAATCGTATTGGATATTTCATCGTAACCGGGAGTAGAGTCGGTGGTAAGTGTTACTTGTCCGTTCTCGTAGATGGAACCTAGATTGGGATGAGGGTCCTCATCATTTGCCGAGGGTATCTGGCATACATTGATGTTATTTCTTTCAATAGACTCCCAATAATCCGGGCAATGTCCATGTTGAGGAGGATATGGCGTATCTTGTCCAGCATTGCTAGAAATTTGCATTCCAATATAAGCCAAAATAACAATAAGGACAATAATAGCAACAATTAATACAATCGAATAAAAGCGATCCATTCTATACTATGTAGAAACATATTTCTCATACAACACTAAATATATTTAGTAACTCGAGTGCAGATATAATTTCTAAGGAAAGAATATACCAGAATTTGAAACATGTCATCTTTATTCAACACAAATAACTACAATAAACCACAAGAATCTATATTAAACAAGCAGGCACTGAATGGACGCGTAAACCTGATCACGGAACCTTCCCCTGAAGTGCGCTTTAAAATGCAGGAAAAAGTTGCGGCCAAAAACAAATCCTCTGAATACAGAAATGCCCTTGCAGGAGAGTTGGAGAACAACATGTTATCCAATGTATTCTTTTCCGCAGAGAATGTGCAAATACTGCAAAACGGTATTCGCGCCGGCGTTCACAAGGCGTCCAAAGAAGAAATTTTAGTCCCTCCTCAAAACGTCGATACATTGAAGATCATTATGAGAAGCACCTATCTACAATACGCAGAACATCGTTTGGATAAGATTACCCAAGAAGTCGAGCGCCTCAACAAACTAGTATTGAACTATTGCGTTCCTAACGTACACAGTGCTGCTATCAGTTACCGCAAGTATTTGGAGGACCAGAGTACCATTGCTATGCCTATGGAGCGTCCTCGCAACCACGATCGCGACTACAAACAATTGGAATTGAAGCATTTTATGTAAATAATTTAGTTAAAGAGAACATTTATATGCAATGGGTTGATACATAACACGCCAGGCGGTTGGGCAGGGCGCAACGAATGTGACTGGTCTTCATAAAAAATAAGTAATATAACTTCAGGAATGATTACTTATTTTTTTTCTACACAAATTATTCGTTTTCATTGTAACTATCTAAATAGTCGTATATAATAAAGATATGTTCGTCTATCTTTTGGAATGTACCGACAATGCGACGTATGTAGGCGCAACGGTAGATGTAGACAGAAGATTACGGCAACACAACAAAGAAATTAAGGGTGGAGCACACGCCACCGGGGTAAAAGTCGCAGCCGGAAAATCTTGGACGAGGGCATGTTACGTATCTGGATTTCCCGATTGGTCTGCCGCGTTGCAGTTTGAATGGCGATGGAAACAATTATCTAGAAAACTACCCCAACAAATGTTCCCACTTGAACGAAGAATGTCTGCGTTACAAACACTATTGAACTTAGAACGCCCTACCACCAAAGCAGTCTCATATACGGAATGGGAAAATAAACCGGTTGTTCACATAGAGCAAAACATGGAATTGTGTTCTGTTTACTTACAAAATGACCCTGACCAACCCTATACAATCGCAGAATAATCAATTCGGGGTTATTTAGTATATTATCTCACTATTCTATAAGATAACAATTTATGTCGCAAATAAACACACCTCGACCGAATAACGCACAACTAAATATATCTCAACCAAAAAAAACAGTTCGCCCAAAAAAAACAGTTCGCCCGAAAAAACCAGTCATCATACAACCTAAATGGGTAGGCGAAGGCAGCTACGGATGCGTCCACAATCCCCCTTTGCTATGCGTAGATCAAAAACAACAAGACTCAATTAGCAATGTATCCAAATTGATGGGGCATCATGACGCACAAGAAGAATTGAACGAATTTTTTCTCGTTAGCAAGGCAGATAAAAACGGCGAATATCATTTGGGAAAACCAAGTATATGTAAACCATCCAAAATACCATCCAATTTACTCGCCATCAAAGACTGCAAACAAATTCGTCCGACTGCACAAGAGATGAAGCGGTTCTCATTGCTCATTATGAAGAATGGTGGTTTGAATATTGAACAATTCGCAGGCAAATTTAAGAAACAAAACGCAAATACCGAAAATATGGGACAAATCATTGATTTCTTAATTGAAGGTATCCGGTTACTAGAAGGCTTAGAATTATTTTTAGACAACGACATTATTCATCACGATTTAAAATCGCAAAACATTGTTTATAATCAGAGTGAAAACAGAGTGAACTTCATTGACTTCGGTTTAATGGATAACATTAACAATGTAAGCAGTCAAGCAATCCATAGTGATTATGGATACGATATTCATTGGTCGTTCCCTTTTGAAATTGCGCTGTGGAACAAAAATGACTTCAAGACGTTTGTAGAATCGAGCATTCACGACAAAGAAGTTCGTATGCGTCCGATATTAAAGAAAATAGAAAAGAATTGTCCCTATTTTTTTGAGGTGATTTACAACAACGATAAACAATCAATCAAGAATCACATTACGGAGTTTATGAACTTTTTGGATATGATTGATAGCGATTACGACCAATTTTTAGACAAATCATTGAAGACCATGGACCTATATGGTGTAGGCATAGCGTTTATGGACCTTTACAATAATACTGAACATATTTTGGAAACGATTGAAATAGAAATGGATCTGAAAATGAACAAAGATACTCTTCTAGCGTCACGTTTCAAAAACTTATTTATGAGCATGGTCGACCCCAATGTGTATAATCGTACGACTCTACGGAGTGCATTGTATGAGTATCAACATATATTAATCGACAGTGGACTGGTGGATAAAAATACAAACACTCATTCCAAGTTATTAAAGCAGTCGATTGAAAATATGCAATCCATTCAAAAAACGTCTTCTTCTGTCGCGAATGAAATCTCCACAATATCTCTATCATTAACTCCTGATCAAAAAGAAGAAATAAAGGAAAGTGTTCCCAAACGGGTTTGTCCAGAAGGAAAAGAATACAATAAGCGAACAAAACGTTGTGTTAAAAAATGCAAAGAAGGTTCTCGTCGCAATGAAAATTTTCGCTGCGTGAAAATCCCTAAGAGTAAAACGCAAAAGAAGAAAAATTCACTTGGGATTTGTCCGGAAGGAAAAGAAAGAAATCCTCTTACCAACCGCTGCGTAAAAATATGCAAACCTGGATACAACCGAAATGAAACTTTCAAATGTGTGAAATCCAAAAAATAAATAATTGAAATATGATGATACCAATTATTTACAAAAGACCAAGAGCAGGTTTAAAAACTAGCACCGAAGGAACCACCTAACATACTGTTAGCAGCCATAGGGTCGACGCCAATATTGTAATCCATCGCTTGCTCTTGTTGCTGAACACGTTGTTGAGGAGGTTCTTGTGTAGGTTGCATACCATTTCTGGCCTGGGTTCCAGCAACAGCCGCAGGTGGGAATGATCCCTGTTGCATCTGAGAATTATCTAAATGGTCAGCTTGACTGGGAATGTGTTTGGATTTTCTACCCTTCTGCTGCTGCATCTCTTCCTCTTCATCAGGACCGTTAATCAGTTCCATAACACGATCAACCAAAATATTCACCTTGATGCCTAATTTGGTTTGAATGCTGAGGACAATCATCAGGAACGCCAAGATCACATTGGTAAGGGTTAAATTCTCGTATTTGAAACCGCTATATGTGGGGAAATAAGTGATGAGACGATGGATTAATACAATGCCTATGAATAACAAAGATAATTGGATTAATACTTCTGCTAAAAGTTCGAAACTTGACTTTTGAGTATCAGCCTCGGGAATAAAATGATGAATTGTCTTATTCAATAAAACCACGGGAATTACGCCCATTACGGCATATTGAAGAACATTCATCAATTCGCCCATACTCTCCTCGCTGCTGGAAAATACATGATTGAAAATAGTAGGTTTGATAACTTCGCCTCCGTCTTGTAATAGATTTTCCATTTGTATATACAATCATAAAGAAATTATATAAACAAAAAACTGAATTACAGTGTATTACCATGTCTCATCCAGAGCAACAATACTTACAACTTATTCGTGATATTCTTGAACGTGGACATGATCATCATGGTCGCAATGGAGATACAAAAACTCTATTTGGAAACATGATGCGTTTCCCACTAAAAGACGGCACGGTTCCTCTTCTTACTACGAAAAAAGTGGCTTGGAAAACTTGTTTCAAAGAACTCATTTGGTTTATTCGTGGATGTACCGACAACGAAGACCTACAAAAACAAAAGGTGCATATTTGGGACGGCAATTCCACTCGAGAATTTCTGGACAGTCGCGGTTTAACCCAGAACGAAGAAGGCGATTTGGGGCCCGTATATGGACATCAATGGAGACATTTCAATGCAGAATATGTAGATCGTTATACCGATTATTCAGGCAAGGGCATCGATCAGTTGCAATATATCATTGATAATCTAAAAACCGAAGAAGGACGTGCATCACGTAGATTGATTATGTCTGCGTGGAACCCGTGTCAGTTGGACGAAATGGCGTTGCCTCCGTGTCACGTTCTTGCTCAATTTAATGTCCGCAGCGAGGGTGACAAACACTATTTGTCGTGTGCTCTGTATCAGCGCAGTTGCGACGTCGGTCTAGGTGTACCTTTCAATATTGCATCATATTCATTTTTGACCCATTTGATCGCGAAGGAATGCGATTTGATTGCTGAAGAATTTGTATATTTTATGGGCAATACTCACATTTACAATGACCACATTGACGCATTGAAGATACAAATTACTCGAGAACCATTGCCGTTTCCCACGATGGATATCCCAAACAAGAAATCTTTAGAAGATTACCAAGTTGCCGACATTGTATGGAAGGAAGAGTACAAAAGTCACGAAACAATTAAAATGAATATGTCTGCGTAAAAGAAATAAAAACATTATTCGGTCATAGATATATATTACTTACATATGAGTTCTTCCAATGCTGCAGCAATCCGCAGACGTGTCGGCGCTCAAGCAAATCCACTTTCAAACTCTACGCCCAACTTGAATTCTATATCCGAAAACTTGAGTACAGAGCCCAATGATAACAAGTCGAAAACCTATACCACATTCGAAATGATTACTTTGTTGAATTCCCGTGTAGTTGCACTCGAAAAAGGGACGAACCAGACATCTTCAAATGGTGACCAGAATACACAACAAGAGTTAATCTCACTAGTGGATGAAATTAATATTCGCTTCGAACTGTTTGCGAATGAGATTGCTGAAATGAAAGACACCGTCTTGAAACTGCAAACATATACCATGGACGTAAACAAGCTGTTGGTAAACGAACGCATACAGATACTATCAAACATGGACCAGACAGAGATTTCTGAACCAGAATTCCAGGAACTCGACGCAAGTTTGAACAATGTATTTAGTAATGTGAACGAGGTTACCAGCGTGGATGTATCTACTCTTGCGAAAGAAGAAATACGAACAAATGATGAATAAAACAAGTTGTGCAAATAAATTAAAAACATGCATTTATTTTTGTATAATATAATATAAGTTGATTATACAAAATGTCCGACAACAATCTCAATAACAAGATCCAATCTATACAAGACCAATATTATCAAGAAAATACCAAACATCGATTTTTTAAAAAGGCACAGAAAATAGATTGCGCGAACAAAGTATTAAGCGAAGTCGGAATGAACGAATTAATCGGAAGAACCGTGTATTACAAGGAAGGTACAAACATGTTGTTGCTGAACTATCCTGTATTTAAGACATTTGCCACTGATGATGTATGTGGTCCATTAACTGACTATTTTATCGAATTGTTAAAGTACGGAAAGAAATATTATAACAGTATTGATCTTAGGATAGATTTTGATACACTAACAATTACTGGTTTCGAGCGATATAAAAATTTTATTAAAATGAGTATGAGCAAAATATCTAACAAATATGACGATGTTATTAAAACATGCACCATAGTCAATGCGCCTAGTTTCACTGGTCAGATCATTAGTTTATTTGCAAGCATTATCGGACCAACTGAATTTACAGATTTACAAACGAAATTGTATGTCATTAGTAAGAAATAAATTATATAAACACTGTCTGTTCATATACTATATATATTATACGTGAAGCCATTGTTATGTCCAATAAATTCGCTATTACCAAACTACACCACGCCGATGGTTTCGTGTCTTTGTTTCAACACGTAAAACTGTTCTCTGAACATATCAATATTATTTTTGACGAGGACAAGATGTACATTCAATGCATGGATCCAAGCAAGGTATCGGTATTTGAAATTTTCCTACCCAAGGAGTGGTTCGATTCATACGAACTTGTCGATAATGCATCCATTACTATCGGAATTAGTTCGAACATGTTGTTCAAAGTATTGAATACACGAGACAAAAAACAAGATATCCATTTATCGTTTGATTCGGAGGGTGAGCGTATTTCGATTGAATTTCACTGTGATGATAAAAATGTATACGATAAAGAATTTACACTGCCTTTGATGGACATTGAAAGCGAAATTATGAGTATTCCTGAAATGGCCAGCACTGCTGATATTTCACTGCCATCTGCGAATTTCGCCAGCGTAGTGAAAGATATGAAACTATTTGGCGACACCTTGAATTTGTCTTGTGACCAAGAAAATCTAACTATGAGCGCGAACAGCGACGAGAGCGGAAAAATGAATGTGAAAATTACCACAGATGACTTGACTTCTTATGAAATCGAGGAAGATGCAGAGTTGAATATATCCTACAGTTTGAATATTTTGTCCAATGTGTCGTTGTATTCCAAATTGTCAGAGCATATTCATTTTCACGCAAAGGAGGGATTTCCTCTGAAAATTGTATATGAACTGGATAGCGACATTGAAGCTGCGAAAATGGTTTTCTTCATCGCCCCCAAGATTGACGACGAATAGTGGTCCAATTCATCGCGTTCAATATATAGACAAAAAACAATATAATAGTGTATACCAAAATACTATATTATGTCATTCCTAATTAATTTACTGGTATTTTTTCTAGTACTTATTTTTTATTTACAATTAGCAGAGCAACACAAAAAAAATAATGATTTAGAAGTATACCAATTGGACTATATTGAACGAAAAGATGTACACGACTATTGTCGCTTGAAACTGCCTATCGTAATTAACTACAATAATGTGAATCCAGATTTCGTTTCACGCATTAACAAGACTGATGTAGTCCGTGCGCTCAAATATATGCAAATTAAGAACGAACACGATTTTTATAAAGAAGTTCCCGACAACAGTTATGTCGAAATGGATACACACAATGCGAATATTTTGCTCGAAACATCTTCTGATGAACCTTATTATACAGAACACAATGACGAGGCAATACAAACCAGTCCATTGCGTAAAGTCTTCGAAACCAACAACTTTTTGTTGAAACCCGACATGAATATTGTGTCTAAATACGACATCTTGTTTGGAAAAGATAAGTCACATACTCCCTTTCGTTATCACACACAACATAGTCAATTTATTTGCTGTCATGAAGGCAGTGTTTCTATTAAAATGTCGTCTTGGGAAAATACGGATTTGTTGAACCCGCATCATGATTATGAACGGTATGATTTCCGCTCGCCTATACATATCTGGAACCCGCAATCAGAATGGGCGGCGAACGTAAAACAAATGGAAACAATGGACATTGTGTTGGAAAAAGGGTGTATGTTATATATTCCTTCTTTTTGGTGGTATTCCATAGAATTTCAACAAGGTTCGTTGGTATCATCGAGTCAATACAGTTCGTTCATGAACTGTTTATACAATCTTCCTTCGTGGGGTCTGCATTATATTCAAAAAATGAACGTGGAAGACCAACTATTAAATCTAAAGAATGGGTTATCGACATCGCCGTCAAAAGAGGAACTTGCTGATACAAAAGAAGATATCGCTACTAAAGAGATTAGCGAACCCATATTAGTTGAAGATACTACACCGCTGCATGAACCAGAGGTTGCGAATGCGAAACATGATATAGAAGAGAAACATACAAATAATGATGAAGAAGAAAAGGAAATAAAAGATACGTTGAATTATCTTACAACAAGTATCGAAGAAAACCAAGATGTCTGAAAATGAAGAATATATGCCGCTCATACAAGAGTCAACTAGTGTGAAATGCTGTATTACATGTAAAAAGAAAATGGGCGATGGCGTACCTGCACAAAATAACCGATGCCACAATTGTTATTGGCGACTTCAAAATTCAACCACAAAACGTGAAAAAGATAGGGTCCCTCTTATTTGCGATGGTTGCGGAGATGGTATTGATTGGAAATCAATTGTTGGAAACTATTGCAATGTGTGCAATGAGTAAACATAAAATGTAAATCGCCAGATGCACCTATTTACATTTTATTACACGTTAGATCTTGTTCACCATCACTTCCTTGATTACACTTTTGATCACCTTTTCTTTGAATTGTTTGCATTCTTGTTCTCCCAACCCACCAAGAACACTTTGTGCAAGTCTTATATATTCCATGTTCTCAGGAGAATCGAAAATATTGTAGTTTGGATGTTCATCCACCCACTGTTTGAGATTTTTACAGTTTTTATTCGCGACTTTATTTACCAAATGGGATAGTTTTTCTTTAGAGTCTGCTTGTTTTTCCCATTCATTATTCTCTCGGATATACAAAGTTTCTCGTTTCAAATCTGTGCAATGAAGAGGACGCTTATAAATATCCAATTCTTGCAGTTTATTGATTAAAATACGAGAAATCCCTCCTACATACCCCAAACGACCTGTTTCCGTCAAATCTTCCATATCCAGGTTCATATTCTCCAAGAATTCAGACATATTAAGCGCATCTTTGCACTGTTCGTTCAAAAATACTTGTAAATTGAATTTTTGATTGTTGTTAATCGTGTTGTTGGTGGTAGTTGGTTTTTGTGCAAGTTCAATTAATTGTTTGTTTTGCTCCACAATGAGTTCTTTAAACTCTTGATTTTGTTTTATTAACTCCATCATCGTATGAGACATATGGTTATCATCTTCAGTTATATGTTCATCTACTATTTTTACAGATTGGTTCGTCATATTACATTTCTTTTTGTGTCCCCATAAACCCATACGTGACTTATACTGTTTAGAACATACATCACATACCTGCATAGTTGGTGCGGCGTTTTTTGGCGTAAAATGTGTAAGATTTGTAAGTTTTTTATGTTTTGCAGTGGTCATATGTCTTGTCCAATCGCTTTTTTTGCTGCATTTAAAATCACAATTTTTACAATAAAAATTTTCGGCGTTTTTTGATGTAATTTCTGTAAGCATTTGTAATATATATTTGCTTACACATTTTTACGCCTAAACTGTTTTTTCAAAAAACAATAAAAAAAGTATGCAGTCAAATATTTTCATCAAAAATGGAAATCGCAGCATTATGCCTTGAACGTGTTTTTTAAGTTTTGCTTTTCAAAGACTTTCTCACAAAAATGAAAATTGGACATTTTTAAAAATGTCCAAATGTGCAAAAAATTCTAGAGAGTTGAAAAAATAATAATAGACCTTTCAGAATTCATCTATATGTTGTACTATAAAATCACTTGTTTCGAAGGGTTATATATTAGATTATAAACCAGTTGTAAAATGTTAAATAGGCAATGGTAATTTCAAATATGACGT